AACAGATTCTGGAGAAACTACAGGAGAGGAAACAGATTCTGGAGAAACTACAGGAGAGGAAACAGATTCTGGAGAAAATACAGGAGAGGAAACTGAAGAAATCTATAACGATGGATCTGAAGAAGGAAGCACTACTGCTCCAGAAAGACCCGGAAGAGTGGTTTCATTTGATGATTTTGTATCCAACCAAGAGGAACAATAGAATAACCAGGTCTTAAACCAAAAAAAATCCCAATATTTTAAAATATTGGGATTTTTTATTGAGATTTTTTATTCTCCAGAAGATCTTCCAAGATCTTTCCTTATTAACCTTCTAACATAATCAGAAACTGATGCGGGTTTTTCCCCTTTGGATAAAGAATCTTTAGAAATTTTCTTAGCCAAATCAACAAGGTCTTCGTTACTTAATAAAACTTGTATTTTTTCGGTTTTTTCTTCTTGTTTACTACTAGCTTTCTTTTCTAGAAGTTCTCCTATTGTTAATATATTATTTTTCATTAGATCTTAAATTTTTTTATATATCTGATTTTTCTTCAGAATCTTTACTGAATTCTATCCCAGCTTTTCTATCTCCTCTAGAATGTTTTGGAGAAAATCCAGATTTTGGCTTATCACTTATTATAAAAGCTTTATGAGGATTCACTGTTAGTCCTAAATCTCTCATTAATTTTCTATTAACCAAAAATGGGGTACTTTTTTCGGTTCGGTCCACGGGAGAAACTTTTACCTTATCCATATGGGCATCTCCTATATTAAAAGAAACTTCTACTATAGGTCTTTCGCTTCTATCTCTTCCAACTTCTGCTGTTGAATATCCTACTATTGGGCTTTCCATTTTCACTTCACCTACAGTCCAATGTAAAATTTCGTCCTTTACCTCTATTTCGTCAGCGTGTATAGTACAAGAGGTAGACCCGTTACCAGTATCAAATTTAGCAACCAAGTTACCAATACCGGAAATGGCTACGGTCTCTAAATAGCCGACCTCCATCTCTGTATATGTCCAGTTACCTTTATCACTTACGTAATCTATAATAGTATTGACAACGGGTTCATCCATAACTTTAGAAATCCCCTCAGTACCTGGTGAAGAATTAACTTCTAATATGTAAGGATTTTCGCTTTTTTTATCAATCATTATATCAACTCCACACCAGTGACATCCCATCACATTCGCCGCCTTACAAGCTATTTTTTTTATCTCGTCAGTAAGCTCGAATCCTTTAACTTCACCTCCTAAAGAATAATTAGTTCTAAAATCCTTATCTACCGCTTCTCTTTTCATAACGCCAACAACTTCACAATTATCTGCACTGTTTAAAGAAAGAGGGTTAAACTTTTTAACTATTATTTGAACTCTAATATCATAATTAGAATCTATTTTTTCCTGAAGTAATATTTCACTTTCTGGACTTAATTTAGTTATAGTTTGATATACTGATTTTAAAGATGCATAAGAATCTACAATAGATACCCCTATTCCTTGGGATCCTGAAAGTAGCTTCATTATCACTGGAAATTCCCCGCCTATTTTTTTTAGTCCATCGTCAAGATTTGAAACATCACTAACGATTGCATATCTAGGTATAGGTAATTTTTCGTTCTCTAAAATAACCGAGGTTAAATATTTATTTTCACAAGCTTCTATTGAGGATAAAGAATTCACACAGAAATATCTGCCCTTTTCTAATTCCCTCATAATTTGCTTAGTTTTAGAGTTTTTAACTACCCCTCTTCTAGGAACTATAACAGTATTTTTTGGGTTTATTATTATTTCTGGACTACCCTCATCGGAATCCAAAATCAGATGTCCGTTATAGAGTTTGTCCATAGTTATGTTATCTACATTAACTACATTACACTCTATAGATCTTTTTTTGCACTCCTCCAAAAAAGATTCAGAGGTTTTACTTACTCCTTCGGTACCGGAAAGTATTAATAGATTTATTTCGGAGTTTTCTTCAGCTTCATTGAGAAATTGAGAAAAATCCAAAAGTTTATTAACATTAAGATTTTTTTGCATATATCCAAAGGATTCTTTATCCTATATATCTAAGTATTCTTTCTTTCCTTTTCTACTTTATCCCTGATTTTTTCTAAAAATTTAAAAGATTCGCTAGATCCAATTATAGCATCAGATTTCCCTATAAGGGTATTTAGAAACTCTACGTCAGATACACTCTCTGAATGTATTTTTTCTAGATCTCCAACTTCAGGGAGCATTCTTTTATTGAATCCCATTTACCAAAGAGTGTTAATCATAAATAGATTAGGACTTATTTTATTATAATTCATAACTTCTATAAACCTGTTTATTGGATCCAAGATAGTTTTAGTAAACTGGTGATCGTAATCGATTGGAGGAGCATATTCATAAGGAAAGGTTCCTTGAGCATATGAAAATACATTATTTTCCATAGGGCTGTTAGTTTTTACAAAATACATTCTAACTTTTTCTCCGCTACCTAAAAGGGGATATTTATCCTTATATTTAGATTTATTCAAAATATAATTATGATATGCACTAGCTCTAACGTGGATCGGACATCCCTTACCAACCTCTAGTGCCGTTGTATCATTAAGCACAAATTTCTCATATCCTTTCATATTTACAGAATTCGAAATGTTCTCCGGTTCCTGTACCTTAAACTCTTTCTTGATGGCCTTAAGTTCCTGAACGAATTCTCTAAGTTGGAATTTGCTACCTGCAGCAAATATGAATTTAGTTAGATATCCAAGTTTTTCTCTAACAAATACTGGTGTTCCTCCCTTAACCATTTCTACCCCGGTATACTTAAGGGTTGATCCTTTTTCAAAATGTTGGCCAGAATCATATACTAGATTCAGTACATATTTTTTCTTACCTAAGAATATCCCATTAGCTGAAAGTGTTTCCAACTCAAAATCTTGGTAATTGTCAGTTTTACATTTTTCAGCATAAATATCGAAGCATTTTTGTAAATACCCAACTATTCTTTTCTCGTTTAAAGCGAGTATGAAATCTTTGGGACTTCCCTCCCATCCTTCGAATGAAGAAACTACTTCCTCAAAAGAAACATAATTGGAATCAGTATCACCATAAACAACCATTGGTTTCTTAATTGGCTTTACATTATAGATTCCCAGCTCTTTATGTAAGGCTTCATCTTTATGCCAAAATTCATGGAAATATTTATCTAAGATTTTTTCAGAGTGCTTAATTAAATCTTGTCCTTGTAAAGTTACTGCTTCTGCAACATCTGGATTGAAACAAACGAACCAGTTATTACCTATGGCACCATAAATGGAGTTCATAGTTAGCTTTATTGCCTGTTCTTCATTTTTAAGTTCGTCCCTTCTGGATATTGCTTCATTAATTTTTATTTTAAGCTTTTCTATCTTACTTTCCATTCAATACATAAATTAAAATTATATACTTTTATAGATAATTAAGTAATATTGTTTCTATAAAAGCGAAAATTAATGCTACTTGAACGATATATAAGGGGCAATAAAAAAGATAGAATGATAATATCAGATTTCCTAAATGATAAGGGTCGAGTTTCATCGACCAGGACCACAAAAAGTTATGTTAAGAAACATTTCTATAAAGAATATTCAAAAGTGATAAAGCATAGTGAAATGATTGGATTGGAACCGGAAAGATTTTCGGAAGAATTATATCACTATTTAAATAATATACTAGAACCCGTTAAATGTAAAAAATGTACCGAAAAAATACCGAAATTCACCGGGCTTTTGACGGGGTATTTAGATTATTGTAGTTCTAAATGTTCTAATAGTTCTTTGGTTGTTATGGAAAAAAAGGAGAGAACCTATATTAAAAAATATGGGGTAGATAATCCTTCTAAATCTAATATAATAAAGAAAAAAATAGAAAATAAATTCATAGAAAATTACGGGGGGAATCCATTTACCGTTAAAAAAATTAAAGATCAGATAAAAAAAACCAATCTAATTAAATATGGGAATAAGCATCCAATGGGTAAAGGAAGTAACCTATATGAAAAATTAGACAATGAAAAATTAGATACATTTCTAAATAAATATAGGCATTTAGAGGTAATTAAAAGAGAATCAAAAAAATGGGGAGAAGTAACAATCAAATGTAATGAATGTAATAATAATTTTACTATATCCAAGTGGAATTTACACCAAAGGACAAAATTATTAATAGAAACAAATCCATGTACAATTTGCAATCCTATCGGATGTATTAAATCTTCAGGAATCGAAGATTTCGTTAGGGCTATATTAGAAAAGAATAAAATTAGATATACTGAAAATGATAGAACTATATTGGAAGGTAAGGAGATCGATTTTCTTTTACCTGATCATAATATTGGGATAGAAACAAACGGTTTGTATTGGCATTCAGAAAGATTCAAACATCCGCTATATCATCAAGAAAAAACAAATTTAGCTAAAAATAAAGGCTATCTATTGATTCATATATTTGAGGACGAGATTACAAAAAATAAAGAATTAGTAAAAAGTAGAATCCTATCTATATTGAACCAAAACAAAAGAATTATTTACGCTAGAAAATGCAGCATAAAAGAAATAGATTCGAAAAAATGTAATGCTTTTTTAATAGAGAATCACTTGCAGGGAGCAGCAGGGGCAAAAAAAAGATATGGAATGTTTTATGGTGGTGAATTAGTATCTGTAATGACTTTTGGTTCTCTAAGAAAAAACATGGGGAACATAAAAAAAGAAGGGCATTGGGAACTAATAAGGTTTTGTAACCTAAGGGGAATTAGTGTTATTGGAGGGGCTTCCAAATTACTTAGTAAATTCAAAAAGAATAATACACCCAAGAAATTAGTTACATATTGTGATGCTAGATGGTCCGATGGAGAATTTTATAGAAAATTAGGATTCATATTAGAACATCAAAGTAAACCTAATTACTGGTACTTTAAAAATGGCATCAGAGAAAATAGATTTAAATATCGAAAGGATCAATTAATAAAAGAAGGATACGATCCTAAAAAATCCGAAGCTCGGATTATGAACGAGCTCGGATTTTTAAAAATATATGATTCAGGCTCTTATAAATTTTCTATGTAATTATTTTTACTTAGTTACTAACCCAACCGCACAAGAGGTAGTGGTATCGCTAGAAAAAAAGACCATTCTATTTTCATGAACATAACACTCTCCCGTTTCTACGTCAACATATCCTAATTGACTTTTATAAATAGAAATCTCTCTAGTCTCACTATTAATATCTATTTCATCCTCCTTTATATTTAACTTAAAATCGAAAGAGTTTCCCTTTACTACTATTTTATCTTTAAAAACGTCCCATTCCAAAAGTTCGTCCGAATCAGTTTCAAGGTTACATAAAGCTGCAATAGAAGTAAAGTCAGAATTATATAGTTTAAATTTATGGATATAATCCTCCTTAGAATGAACCATTTCTAATACATTATCTTCAACATAAGCTAATAGGCTTAAGTCTGCACAACGTATTTTTATAGTTAGTGTTGGAGAAACTAGATTTAATTCAGTTGCTACACAATCACCATCATTTAGGTGGGATAAATTAAGTTCCAAATAGATATCTTCTTCTGTTCTAAAATGCTTAAAAGCATCCATTAACTTAGTAACATCCATTATACCTATCTTAACCCTATCAGTTTTTATAAATTCCCAGTCGATCTCTCCGTCGAAAATTTCTGTGTTCTCAACAGCTGAATACTTCATAACCGCTTTATCCGGGGTATGTACTTTAGAAAAGGTAGTTTCCTCATTAATTTCTAATAAAACACTTTTCTCTATTACTTTTAACTTTTTAAGGAAAGTAATAAAATTTTGGGGGCTAGTGACTCTTAATTTCATTTTTATTTTTTGTATTTATTCTACTGTATTATTTATGGTTTGTTTCTGGAATTTCTTTAATTATATTTCATCCTCCTCATCCTGATCTATAACTTCAGTCTCTTCAATCTCTTCCTGGAATATCTCTATCCCGTCTATCTCAGTTTTTTGATCGTCGTATGATTTTGGGATTAATGAAATAGATTTAGCTCCCTTAGATTTTTTTCTTGTTGAATTTAGTATTTTTTCCTGGGCTTTTATTTTTCTTTTACCAATTATTATTAGTTTTTTGGTTTCTATTATCAGGTCTTTTGTTTCTTTTATTACATCATCAGATAATTTAACTATTTGAATCTTAGATAATCTAGCCGATATCCATCCCTTAAATCCTTTCAAGAAAGCCAAAATCTCTACATTTTTCCTTTTCTTAGAGCTCATAAAAATTAGAAATTTAAGCTTCGCTTCCAAATATTCTAACTCATTATCAAAATTAACTAAATCCCTTTCCAGTCTTTTAAGTCTTACAAATTCCAGATGAACTTTAAAAGAATCTAAATAATCCTTCACTGAATCGAATTCCATAACAGATCCATCCCTAACGAAAACCACATTTTCTCTAACTATAACCCTTCCCATATTTTGAATCCACACACTAGCAGAGTCAAATTCTTGAGGGCTTATACCTCTTAAGGTAACCTGGATATCACATTTCTTTTTAGATGAATTTTCTATTTTATATGCTATTTCACTTTGGTCTAACTTATTTGTTAACCTATTCATAAAACTTTCATATTTAATAAGAGGGGAAAGATCAAAAATTCTAATAGATTTCCTTTTCTTGTTAATCTCTATTCCACTTTCTACTAACCAAGATCCTTCTTCATTATTAAATCTAGTAACTTTACCAGAGAAGTCTTTAAAATGAGGCTTTAGTATTTTATTTTTACCCTCTAAATATTCTATTACGTCCTCTCTTTTTCTGGGAAGTATATTACTCCTGTAGCCAACCGCTATACCAACAACATGTGTAGATATACCAATAGGATATTCTACGTGAAGCCAGTCGTGCCCTCCTTCTTGATTTTTGATGTTTAGGTCTTGGTGTTCGGATATAGTTTCTTTAGCCCATTTACTTATCCTAACGGAGGTGTATCTAGGAGCAGAAGGAGAAGGGTTTACTGGGGATCCGAAAAATCCGTCACCTTCTAATACTTGCATATCACAACCAAAGGGTCTAGCTAATTTAGCAATAGCTTTAGCCAATGATGAATTATGACTTATTATGTTTGATTTACCTATTGAAAAATTAGAATATTTTTCTACCGTTATATCATAAAATGGTTTTGGCTTAACCAATTTAATTTTCTTTATTGATTTAATTTTCATTTCTTATGGATTCGTCAAAAAATTTAATTTCTTCTTTAAGTTCTTCTAGTGTTATACTACACGAAGCCCACTTGTTTCTATTTTCACTAAAAGTTAAAATATCAAGATTGGAAATATGTCCTATTATATCAGGGTTTATATTATTTAAAAATCCTTCGTTTCTAGAAAATTTGTGATCTACCGTTAGCCAATCATTTTTTTCTAATTTTCTTGATTCCTTTATATTGTCCCAAATTTCTGCCCCAAATTTAAGTTTTGCGAATAATCTCATTTGCGACCATGTAATTTCATAGACGTTGGCTTCGTATATTTTTCTAAGTGGCCACTTATCCCTAGGTGTCCAAAATCCATTATTCTCTGCACTCTTTCTTTTCTTATCTTTTATCTTTTTGGATTTGGATGGATTGTCATATCCATATTTTAAAATCCAAGTATCTTTCAATTTATTCTTTACGTCTTCTCTTTGGTATACATTACTAACCCCGTATAATTTAACAAGATTTTCTTCCATATTTAACCTAGCAGCGGAATCTTTAGATAAATTATGCTCCGCTCCTGTAGTAGATAATGTAGTTTGTTTTTTCATATCAAGAGAGCATTTTTTAGAGCAACACATTCTAAATGCTTTATATTCGAATCCACAAACAAAGCATTTATTATTTAGTTTATTTTTTTTATTTAACTTTGAATAAAATTCAGGATACTTATTAAAATTAGCTTTCCATAATTTAAATGAGGATTCGCCGATACCTTCTATTATTATAAATTTATCTCTAGATTTACAAAGGTTACTACAATACATATAAAAGTTTTTCTTATCTGTATTATATTTTTTACCGCATCCTTTACATATTTTCTTTATCATCATGGATTTTTATTTTATTATATATCCGTGATGATAAAAAATTAATCTATTTCTTGTATATCTTGTCCACTAATTAAATCTTTAGCTTTTATCCATTCTCCATTCACTAAAAATGGATGATCTTCGGTACATTTTATAATTTCTCCTGATTCTAATTCTATTTCGAAATATTCAGTATTGAGCTGACCTATTCTCGGACTGTGGCCATAACCGATTACCTCCTTCCCTGTCTCAACATCCATCGATTTTACTAAAAGGTCTGCATCTGGATTTTTTTCATACCAATCCTTAATTTTTATATATGTTCCGTCTGCTAAATTTATTTGCGTTTCCCCGTCTAGGCAGTCCCCGTGATGGTAGAGGCCAGATTTTATAACATTACCTACAAGAGATAATGTTTTGTCGTATTTGATTGGAGAGTTTTGAAGTACTATTCTTTGTACTGGGGTTAGACCATCATAAAAATTAGGTATTCCTCTGCTTTGTAAAACATAAAGAGCATATCCTCGATATTGGTTATTTATTTGGTCACTTATAGATACTGATAATCCCATAAAAGGTTTTTAATTTAAACTTTTTATGGGATTATTAAAGGTAAGTTTCAAATTAGATGTTAATTAGAACGTATTTAATTCTCCCTTCTTCCTCAGCAGATACGGTTTTCATTATTTTATCTAAATCCGAAGATTTTTTAACCACTTGACATCCCGCTGACCACGTATTTATTTTTTCAGATCCATTTGCAGAATGTATTAGAATACTTTTATTTCCGCTTTCCCCCTTTCCAGGACTATATGTATAAAATCTTACAGCCTCGCTTGGGGTTTTTACTATGCTATACCTTTGAACTTTAGCTCCCTCTCTAGGTCTCATAATTTTCCCCAATTTATCGGAATAAGAAACCTCATATTCATAGATTCCTGGTTGCATTATTGCAACTCCTTTATTTGCTGGGGAAGCTCCTAGGTATTTATATCTTCTAGAAATCCACCAAGCTCTATAAGGAGCAACCCTAAATCCCATTCCAGGAAAGGTGGTACATTCAAAGATTTCTGGGCTTTTACCGGAATTTTTTGGAGGAAGAAGAACCATTGCATCTATAAATCCGTTTGGGACTTCTTTCCTTTTATCTATATCATTTCTTAGACCTAATAAATTCCAAGAATTTAAGTTAATCTTATTAATAAGTCCTTTATCTTCCAATAATTCCATATAGTCTTTCCTATCGTATTTAGACCATGAAGAGGAATTAAATTTATAAGCCCCTAATTTATTGAAATCCGGTTTAGTAATTTTGGAAGTACCAACTTCAACTTTAGCTATTTTTTCTTCTATTTCTTTTTCTTCACTATTTTTCTTATTGAAAGTAGCTTCGACTTTGTCCCCATCATTAGCAATACTTAATGTAGAATCTTGAAATCCTCCCATGGCTTCAACCTGTTCTTCAGCTGTATCGTTAAATGCTCCTTTTAAATGGCTAGGTAAATCTCCCTGATCTTTAAGTATTTTCGATAATGTTTCTATAAAATCAGTAGGGTTCTCTTCAAGATTTTTGAGTATTTTAGATATTCCACTAGTAGCAATGTTTCCTAACATAGTAGAAATATCCTCATCTAACCGGGATTCTAAAAATGCATCAAATTTCTTTATTTTTTTATTATTCATTTTAGAACTATTTTTTTAGGAAATAAACTATAAGAGAATTTATTATTACTGAAAATCCACTACTAAAAAAACCAAAAGCTATCCAGTTTCTAATCGCATCTTCGAAAATAAACCCATTCGGAAAGGGGAAAAAGTTATACATAAGTATACCAACCCAAAATCCCGAACACATAATACAGGTAAAAAGCTTTCCGAAAACCCTGGCTTTTAGTAAAAGATAATTTCTTATCGGTTCTAGAATAGTTCCGTTTACTATGATATTAGTTATAGCCCAACAAAAAAATAAATACAGAAATATTTCCATATCTTATATATCTTAAGCTTTTTCTTCTTCCAAAGACTCGTAAAAACTTTCTAAAATAGATTTTTGATTTTCAGTTAATCCCGAGGGAACCTTAACGTTTACTCTTATGAGTATATCCCCGTTCATCACTCCGTTCAATTCTGGTACACCTTTACCTCTTATCCTAAATATTTTCCCAGGCTGAGTTCCTGATGGTATAGATATTTTATAAGTCCCACCAGAAAGGTTGGAAACTTCTATCTCTGACCCTATACATGCTTCTTTAAAGCTTATGTCTTTATTAGCTACTAAATTTATTCCATCCCTTTTATATTCAGCATGAACATATTCTTCTATATTCACTATAGCATCTCCTGGCTGTCCATTTTTTAAATAGTCACCACCTCCCGGAACTATAAAAGAAAGTCCTGAGTAACTCCCCTTCGGTACATTTATACTAAGGGTTTCTTCATTTTTAGTGGACCCGGTAGCTTGACATTCGTCACATGCCTCTTTTATTATTTTTCCGGTACCTTGACAAGAATAGCAGGATTGTTCCATTTCCATGGTCCCATATGCAGTATTAACATTTTTAGAAGTTGTTCCTTTACCCCCACATGAAGTACATTCATTGAAAGATTTGTCTTTAGCTCCTGTACCCTCACATTTTTTACAAGGAGTTTTTCTGTATATTTTAAATTCTTTCTTAGCTCCCTTTAATATTTCCTCTAAAGTTAATTGGAGATTAACATTTATATTTCCCCCTCTTCTACGACTTCTATTAGTTCTAGTAGCATTTCTAAACATATTCTCTATGTCTTCGAATGGCATCCCTCCAAAGTTACCCGAGGGCCTATCATATTGCTCTTTCTTTTTAGGATCCGAAAGAATCTCATATGCTTCAGAAATCTCTTTAAATCTTTCCTCAGAATTTTTATCATCTGGGTTTCTATCCGGATGATTTGCTAAAGCAAGCTTCCTATATGCTTTTTTGATTTCAGAACTGGTAGATTCTTTAGTAACCCCTAGTATTCTATAGTAATCTTTTTTCATTAAAATGAGGATTTTATCCAATTTACCAGTCTTTCCTCTGGAGTTAGCTCTGAATAATCTTCCCGATTATCCCATTCTTTTTTAAGGTTTTCGCCTAGTCTTATTATATCAGAACACCTTTCGAATTCTTCTTTCTTTTCCCAATACTTTAACATTTTTTCTAAAAAAGGTTCCATCTGTGATTTGTCCTTTAGTAGATAAAAAAGATCATTAGAACCAGAAGATAGTGAATGGAAAAATATGTCCTGAGTTGCTCTCTCTACTTGCAACATTAATAATTTACTTTGAGGGTGTGAAGAATACATACCCCTCCAGTCTGTAAAATCTGGTAATCTTTGTTCCTCAGAAAATGCCATTAGTTGTTTTTTAATATTTCGTAAACCATTTTATATTTACTTGGGTCTGATAGCGATTCATTATTGATCTTATTATCATCCATAAAAGAATCCAAAATTTCTTTTCCAAATTCGTCACACAAAATACTATATTTTATCTTTCCCTCCATTTCCGAATCCCTAGTGTATTTAACCCCACACTCATCCAAATCTAATGATAAAAGATCTTTTTCCATGTTTCTGAATGCTTCTATTTCTTCTTCTCCTAATTTTTTATTTTCCATGCTTTATGTATCGATATTTACTTACTTAGCCAATTCTTTCTAAGCTGAGATGATTTACCAAATGCCATTTCTAGCAAACCTTTGGATTGTCTATCTTGTTTAATATTGACTAGTCTTCGGTTTTTCATAATAGTAACCCAGTCATCTTCAGCTAAAGAACCTAACCCTTTTAAATATCTAACATTGGTTACCTTTCCTTTATACGATTCAAATTCAGGAATAGAATAGAAATATTTTTTAACTCTATCGCCTATAGAAATTAGTGGGGTTTCAAAATAAAATAGCTTATTCTTTTTTATAATCCAAGGAAACCACTGAAAAAATAGGTTTATTACCAAAGAAGTAATGTGTGCTCCGTCTGGGTCTTGATCAGCAGCTATAACTATATTTTCATAAGGTATTGGATTAGTGGGAGATTCAGTATCCAGATTTAATATTTTCATTAATTCTAAGATTTCCACACTTTGTAAATCTGAAATAGTTCTAGCATTTTTTACTTTACCCTTTAAAGCATATACCCCATCGGTTTTAGGATCCCTTTCCTGTAGTATAGAACCAGCAGCACTTAATCCCTCTACTATAAATAAATTTTTTGGGTTGGAGGAAGTTGGGGGAACATACTTTTTAGAATATTTTATATTTATTTTCTTTTTAGCCTTTCTTATGTCTTTCAACATAGCGTCTTTCATTCTAGCTTCAACCTTTTTTTGGATTCTCTTAAATACGTTGGTTCTACTAAATTCTTTTATTTTACTTTCAAATTGAGATAAAATCGGTCTTTCTACTTCCTCTCTTTTAGTAACGAATCTAGTTTTATTTTGGTCTCCAAATTTTACTAAAGATGGGGGTAGATTAAGTATTAATAGAAAATCATAAAAGTGATGACCTAAAGAATCCTCCAGATATTTGTTTATTTCATCAGAAATTATTTTTTGGTGTATTCCAGTACAGCTAGCACTATTAACAAAAGATAAGGATGAAGATCCTGGGTATAAATTTTCCCAAATTAATATCTCGCCTATTTTTGTTTTATAAGAAGCCTCTGAAAATACATCAGATTTTATAATTTCAGATTTACCGTCCCATTCAAGGGTTATTTTAAGCTGATTAGTTTTATCCTCCGATTCTAAAACCCTTTTCTTTAAAACTAGCATACTGTAAAGTATCTCTCTGTCCCATTTACATTTATCAAATACCTTACTCAAAGGAGTAAAAGAAACCAGAGTCCCTTTAGATCTACCAGAAGACCTAGGACTAACTGAATGGATGTTAGGGATGAAATTTTCCCATTTTTGGGAATAAACTTCCTTGTTATTAATAGTTTGAACTAAAAAGGATTCAGATAGTGCATTAACTAAACTAACTCCCATTCCATTCGTTCCTATAAGGGATTCCTCTACTTTCTCATTTTCAAAATTTGATCCGGCTCTTAACATAGACATAGCAGTAGCAACGTTTGTAAGCCCGCTTTTTCTATTTTTAGAGGAAGCATTAATAAAGCCATCGCCAGAATCTTCTATTGTCATCTGATTTGTTTTGGAATTTACTGAAACACTGATAGACTTCATCTTAGTTTTCATTCTCTTAGCTTCGTCAACTGAATTTGAAAAAACTTCGTCGAATAACTTATACATCCCCACGGATATACTTCTAGATTCCACGTGAAGTTTAGTATCTTTAATTATTGGAACGTTCTCGTCACTAACTTTAACCGATCCCACATAAATAGTAGGTCTTTGTATTATATGTTCATGTTCGGATAATACCTTTATTTCCTTAGAAGCTCTGTTCATATTTAATTTTTATCTTGGGATTCTTTTAATTTTTTCATTTTTTCATCAGCCGCATTTTCGAAATTCTTTAAATTCCCAGCCATTCTATTTCTTTCATTTTCAGGAAGGGATTTAAAAAATTCAGCATTAACCACAGGTTCTAAATGTTTAAATGCTATATCGGGATTTCCTGCATGGAAAGCTGAAAGGGCAAACTCATCAAGAAATCTCCATTCCCAGATTTCTTTTTCTATAAATAGTATATCATTACAAGGAGGAGCTTTAAGCCCCATTAATCCGTAGGTAAATGCTAAAATATGTCTATTTTGATTCCTTAGAGTCCTCATAGTATGAAAAAGGGCTTCCATTCTCTGCGGTCTATATTCCCAAGCCATTGAATATGAATTAGTAACTTCTACCATGCTATCTTTTCTAGACTCTTTAAGTCTGGCTATCATATAAAGAGAATAATAAACCTCTTCTTCCCAGCCTCCCATAGAAACTCTTCTTTTATAAGCTTCTATAGATTTATCAATTTGTCCAGAATCTCTGTAACTCTGGGCCAAGTAAAATACATATCTGGTATTTTCTGGTTCTTTTTCTAAAGCTCCTTCCAATATTTTAGCATCGCCTGCATATTTTTCCTGGAGAGAATTGGCTCTTTTTAATGGGCTAATACTAGCTTTAACGAAAGAATTTTGTATCTTTTGATGTTTAGCTTCTTTCCCTGGTAAATGAAGATATTCATGAAGTACGCCTTTATAAATCCAATCTTGATCAGACCTAACTATTTGGGCTCTAAAATATTGGATTCTATCCAACTTATAAAGAATTTGAAATGCATCGGGGGTTTTATCCAATCCAACAAATGGGTTTTTTGTTTCGGGAATAAAGAAATCATCAGCATCTATAATCCATCTATAATCACATATACCTTTAGATAATTCCAGACTTTCGGTTCTATTTACTTCGAAATTAACCCAAGGTCTTTCATACAAAGTTCCAGGAATGTCCAATTCCGAGGTAACTCTATTTATTACTTCTAGAGTATTATCACTAGACCCTGTATCTACTATAACCCAGTGGGAAATATACGGAGCTGCAGATTTTATGCATTTTTCTATGGTATCCTCTTCATCTTTTACTATCATTACTAGACAAAGAGATATTTCCTGTTCAGGATCTTTAATTAATGGATTAATTTCTTCTTGAATTTCTATAGTTTCTATTTCCATAGAATCTTTTTTATTTTCTGACATAAAATATTTTTATTTACCAAATAATTATTTGGTTATTGTTTATATGAATTTAAATTACTATTGTTCCAGTACTATAGAAGAGTCAAAAGGACTTTTAGATTTTTCTAAAATAAAAACAATATCATTATGAGCGTATTTATTACCTTCGAGATTAAAAAAAAGATCCATAGATAATTCACCCTCGAGTAAATAACAAACCTCATATCCATCTTCTCTTTCTCCGAATGTTATTACAGAAGGGTTTTCTATGAATGTTAATTCTATCGCTGTGGTACCATTTTTAGCCGAAACTATTCTAACCAGTAAAAGATCTTCGAAGTCAAAACCAGCAAGATTTTCATACATGAAAGGATAAACTATATAAGCTTCTTGCTCACTTTCACCTATAGTTATTTGGTCAAGGATTTTTGGAAATAGATATAAAATGTCCTCTTTCACTGAATGAACCGAAGTAATACTTTTAATATCTATTCTGTAATATAAATAAGGATTTTGAAATCTTCTGGGTTTTATTAAAGATCTGGAAAGCTTTTTTTCTAATCCTTCCGCAAACATTTCCGATAGAGAATTAAGTTCTGAGTCTTTCTGCGAATATTTTACCCTATTCTTTTCTACTTCTCCGTTGAAATTTTCAAAGAAGGAGTCCAATAAACCTTTATCCATGTAAAATACTTTTAGAAATTAATCTTTTTTATAATAGAATTATAAACTTCCGTTGGGGTTTTTGATGCATTTACTGTGATTGATTTCCTGCTCCTGGAATAAAAATCTACTAGAGGAAGAGTTTTTTCTTCATAATCTTTAAACCTTTTCTCTATGATTTTTTCTGACTTGTCATCATCCCTATTTTCCTTTTTCGCTCTTCTAGAGATTCTTTCCTTGGCTTTTTCTTCACTAACGTCTAGGTATATTACATGGCTTAGCCCCATACCCATTTTTCCTAATAAAGAGGCCAACCTTTTTCCTTGCTTTATAGTTCTGGGGAATCCATCAAATATTACTCCTTTACTTAAGTCACTATCTTTTAGCTTTTCTTTCAGTAACCCTAGTACCATACCATCAGTAAGAAAGTCTCCCCTTTTCAGGACCTCTTTTATTTCTTTATCCTCACTTTTTCTAGCTAAATCCCCTGTTGATATATGTAATATTCCCTTTTCAGAAGAAAGCTTTTTTGATACCGTTCCCTTTCCTGAACCCGGAGGTCCTAAGATAATAACTATCTTTCCTATTTCTTCTCTTTGCTTTTTCTTTTCAAAAAGGAAATCCTCGTAATTGATTATATTCTCGTTACTCATGTTATCTATATATCAATCTTTAAAAACTTGTACCGTTTTATTTCTTTCTATTAATTCAGTCCACTTTCCATCATATCTAGTAGCTCTTACTATATGATTATCTACCCAATGATAATTTCCTCCTCTCGGCTTTCCCATAAGAAGCCCAGAATACTTATAACCATTAGCGGTTAACCAATCTTCAGTGACTTTTCTATGCTCTTCTGTTCTGGACGTAAAAAAAGTTATTATATCTCCTCCTTCGTACCAACCATTTATAATCTCTATTGAACCTGGATAAGGTAAGCAGGTAACCATTCTTTCAGGCTCCTCATTAGGTATATCATCCGTTATTGTTCCGTCTATATCAATCAGGTAGTTTTTTTTACCTTTTGGTAAGACGGGACTTATTAAAGCCCCGTCTTTATTTTTAATACTATCTAATTCCATATTAATTAACATTTACTCCAACCACAGTTGGTACACATTAAGCATCCCTCTTGATAAGTCATAGTATTTACACCTTTACATTCTTCGCAGTTATCAGTAGATTTTAAATCTTCTGATAGATACTTTTTAAGGGTTCTTCCTATAGCTTTACTGAAAGATGTTATATTTCCTTCAGCTTTATTTAGCTGTTCAAAAATAAACTGGATAGGGGTACCATGTCTTAGTGCAGTAGATATTAATCTAGTTAAAGCTTCTTGTTCATCAGTTTCAAAGTTAACCGCAAGATTTTCTATAATTAATCCATTAGAACACTCTAAATTATAATGGCCCCTTTTAACTTTAGTTAATCGACCATCTTTTATAGAAGTAGGCAGGTGTATAGATTTTGTCTTAAATGCAAATACTTCGTATGGATCATCGGACATTAACCCAATAATAACTATCCAACTATCACCTTTAGATGTAACGTGGTGAATGTCACAAAGTAAAGTTTTTCCCCTAACAGGAGCATCGGTTTTTATTATTTTATTTTCTTCCTTTTTTGAATCTTCCTTTTTCGTTGAAGAAAGTACTTCTGTCATAGTACCAGCTCTATATGTGGTTCCGCCCTTTACAGTTTTAGTACTGTGTAGATCCTTATAAAGGGTTTTGAATGATTCGAAAGGATAATCATTAGGAATATTAACAGTTTTAGACATAGCACTATCTATATATTTTGATAATACCCCCATGGTAACAACATGTTCGTCTATACCAAGTTCAGTTGTAGTAGCTGCCCAAGGTGCTTTTGGATCCCATTCATTAGTTGATTCCAAAGATCTAACGGCGTAATCTTTTACTGTGGTTTCTCTGAGTAATCCTCTGGAATTATCGAATTTCCAAGTATTTCCTTGGAACTTAACTGATAACAAATTTTCATCTCCTTCTTTAATCCATTCCCATTCGGTATCAGATTTGTATGTTTTATTTACCCAATCAACATTTTTAGGGACACTTAATCCTTCTGGTGCATAAGGCATCATACTTGTTCTCACATACTCAGGCATGAATACAGGCTCAAGTCCTCCAGATATAACATTAGCAAAAATTGAGGTATTTCCCGTTGGTTGAATAGAAAGTAGATGGGAATTTCTTATTCCAAATTGTTTTATAAGGGATCTAGTTTTTTCGTCTAGGTTTTTAATAAATTCGCCACTAAGATATTTTTCCTCGTCATACAATCCGAAAACTCCTTTCTCTTCGGCTAATATAGCAGAAGACGAATATGCAGTATTCATTATAAACTTCATAAGGGATTCAGTTAATTCAACAGCTTTTTCTGATCCATATCTAAGTTTCATCATCATTAAAGCTGAACCATATCCCATGATTCCAAGACCTATTCTTCTTTTGTCTTTGAGATTTTGTCTTTGAGATTCTAACGGAACGTTTGTTACGTCATTAACATTATCCATGAATCTAATTGCAATGGGGATGATTTCTTTTAGTTTTCCATAATCCCAGTCATTTTTATTCTTATTTACAAATTGGGTTAGATTCAAAGAACCAAGAAGACATACCCCACCTATAGGTAACAATTGTTCCCCGCAATTATGTACTAAAAGTCCGTTTGCAAAAAAATTATGGTTATTTTTTACTGTGATGTCATAAACATCCTGATTTTCTACGACCTCTATCGATTTTATTTTAATTTCTTTCATTAATACTATATTTTTTTTAATTTTTTAATTTTCCACTCGTCAAAGTCTACTTTAAAATTATCAGTGTATGGTTCTATATCTTCTATTAATACAGTTTCACATTCAACTAATTCTTTTAGTTTATAGAATTTCCATTTTTTAGATTTCCAATAGCCTTTTATTTCTATTATTTTAATTATTTTATTATTATTTCCAAATACGAAAAAATCAGGTTTATATAATATATTATTTCCAACGTTATATGTTCTATATTCTGAATCCCATTTTATATTATTCTTATCTAACCATTTAGCATAAATATATTCCCATGAACTTCTTAACCATACATATTTTTCCATAGATTTATTAAAATAATAACCTTGTACCCCTCTTGCACTATAAGAAGTTTTTATATTGTACATTACTTTTGGATCAAATGCTCCTCTTTTTTCTGCTATTTGTATTCTTGCATTTTCCTTTCTTTTATTTCTTAAGAATTTGTTAGCGTGAGTAGAGCTTTTTAATTCAAAATCAAAATGGGAAACCAGAGAATTTCTCATCACTGAATATGTTATGGGTAGAGAGTAATCTTTTATCATAGATTTTATTCCCATTCCTATTTTATTATATTTTTCATTCAAAAAATCATAAGTTTCTTTATACCTAATATCATTTACTATTTTATTTTTTGAATGTAACCTCCTCGTACCATCCTGAATTTTAAATTTTCCTGATTGTATATCATCAAGAAATTCTCTAATATTTTCCATCAATCCCTGCGCTTTATTTTATATATGGCAGGGATCAAAGGTTTTATTATTTTTAGTAACTTATAAGTATATCATCTTGGGTTAACTTAGAAGCTTCCGCCCATCCCCTATTTTTTGTATATACTTTATGGTCCGGAGTTAATTCTAAGGTTTTTCCATCTTCTAAATTCAATTTAATTACATTAGTATCTTTCTTAGAAAGTCCCCCCCAAGTCATTTCATTTAATTCTACTATATTTTTTTCCTCGTTATATGAATGAATGAGAAATTCCTCCCCTTTATTAAATCTAGCTATAAGAGAATCCAATCTTATTTCCTCTTTATTAGTTTTTATAATACTACTTCCCACTAAACATGGGTTAGTAGCGCTAATATATTCACAATAATGTAGGTTATTTTTTTCATTTATAGTATCAGAAAAAAGAATCCCGGGTTCGTTACGATTATACGTAGATTCCATTATTAGATCCCAGAGCTCGTTTGCATTTTCGTATGTTTTATAAACTGTGGTAGATAAACCAGCTTTTTTCCATTTTTCCAGATCTCCGTCCCAATCTTTTTTATATTCACTACCGTGCTTTTCGTAATCTGGGAATTCTAATTCCCATTTGGAATTAGTTTCAACAGCTTTCATAAACGCATCACTAACTAAAAGTGACATATTGAATTTAGTTAATCTACCAGGGGTTTGTTTTGCAGTAATAAACTCTTCTATATCTGGATGCCAAACAGACATGGTAACCATCTGTGCACCCTTACGAATTTTTACTTTACCTCTAGTTGATTTCCTCCCTGATCCTGCTGTAATAACTGCTGACTGAGTATCCCACATACTTAACATTTCTACAGCTCCTGGTGATTCGTTTCCAATTCCTCTAATAAAAGCTCCTCTGGGTCTCATCGTATCAGAACAAAATCCATATCCACCTTCAGACTTTAAAATTAATGCTTGCCTTTTTAGAGTGTCTAGGATTCCTTCCATAGAATCTTTATCTTCTCCCATAAATCCATCAACAAAACAATTATGAACAACTACATTATTGACCACGTAGCTTTCGTCTTCTTCTACAGATATATTATACACTTTACCTTCGAAATGCTTCTCACTTTTATCGAAGCCATTAACTAGAAATATTCTTTCGGAATCTGTAGATTCGTCAATAACTGGTTTTATTCCATTATTAACATAGCCTTTATTTTTTAACCTTTCGTCTAAGTAAACTTTATTTAAAAGTGGTAATAAATCTGAAGAAAATTCCTTATTTATATAAAGTAAATAACCTTCATTTATACCATTCCTAATCATTGCAGTTTTCCTACTTGGTATACCTAGCATATTAAGAATAGCTTGAGAGTCATTTATAAGTTTTTCGTTATTTAATCCGAGCTTAATATAGCCTTTTTTAGTAACGGTTCCGTCAGCATCTATTAAACCAACGATGAAACTTTTTTTAATTTCTAATGAAGAACCCCATATAAATTCAGGAATTTTTTTATTAGCATACCCCTTTCCACAAGAATTACTTAAAAATAGAGATAATATTGGATTTGACTTTCTTAAATATAAACTACCGTTCGAATTTTCGTTAATGTTTACTGATATTCCGAATTTATCTTCTATTATATTTTTTATGGAATTTAAAGATTTTATTTCATCTTGTGCAAATGCTATATTGAAACTATCTGTTAAATAATTACTGTCAAGATTTTGTTTCCATGTACTTCCATCTCCAACAAACCTACCTATAACATAAGCCAATTCAGAATCAACTACTAAATTTCTTTTAATTTTTGCAGAAGATCTCGTCTGAACTGCTGTATTACCAGTAACACATTCAGTTAAAGTGGAAATATAATCATCGTCTTTATATACATTATCTATATCAATAAAGTTTGAAATATCTATGGTATTTTTATCCATAGTATTATCTGTTAAGAGGACTAACCTATTATTATCTGCTGATTTTTTAAATTTACCATTACCTTGATAAAATGGATGCTCCTTTGTTACTTCTATTTTATTTGTCAATAAACTAGAAGAATATACATCTATAAGACCTGAATGATCTTTAACCATAGTGGATACTACCTTTCTCCATCTTCCTTTATGAGTTAATACTATATCCCCTACTTTTATGTCTATGATTTTTTTATATCCATTATTTGTTAATATCTCGGTTTCTGAGGTAAAACAATTAATATAAGTAGTTCCCTTAAGTCCTGTACCTGCATTAGAAGTTATCCTTCCTCCGGGAACGAATTTAAAATCTTCTAAAGCATATAAGAATCTATCTTTCCAATAGTCTTTATCTTCTTCTATGCTAGCTAAATTTTCCGATACCCTTTCCTGAGTCCCGTTAATGTCTTCATCTCCGTACCTATAGGTTTGCTCGTAGATTTCTTTAGCAAAAGAATCTACAAATTCCGTACCCTTTCTAAAGGTTTCCTCTTTTTCCACATTTTTATGCGTCATTTCTTCCATGTAATATCATTTTTTTTATTTTTCGATAGTGTAATTTCTTTACTAGCAGCCACTAATAAAGATATAACAGTTAATACCCATTTTTTTGTCTATCTTTATTAGCTTGGGCTTTTGCAAAGTAATAATTATAAGCAGTCTTAGCATCTAATCCTATAGAAGCTGCTGAATTCATAAGAAAGTGCCAAATATCAATCCACTCCATATAAAGTTCCTTCTTATCTCCTTCAGATAAATCAGATATAGTTAGATTTTCATATTTACTGAATGCTTTCTTCCATGGCTTCCATACCGCATTCCCGTCACCGTCTTTGATTCCTCCGAGGGCATCAGTCATTTCGTGAATCTCGTCGATTATTGAATGGTTATTAGTATGCCAGAAATCCATTATCTGTCTGATAGTCATCCCATCAAATTTTATACCGTATGTTTTTTCTTGCATTTCTTTCTGATGTTCCATCATATCAGCGAAATGTGTTTTAGATTGTTCGTAAAAATCAGTAATTTCTAAATCTTTACATTCATTATCTGTGTTTGCCATAAATTTAATTTTAAACTTTTTATCAAACCGGGATTTTATATATCGGGGTGGTTTCCGAAAAATCTCCTGATTTTATTTTATTTTTCTAATTCTTCTAATTCTTTTTTCCACCCATCAATTTGTGAATTTAGCCCAAGCATTTCTTTCTTAGCTTTCTTTCTTTTCGAATACAAATCTTTAATTATTACTCTCAATATTGGCTCGTCTTTTTCCTTATCAGCAAAATAAGCGCCGGATGAAGATTTTACCCAAGAAGGGTCAGGATTGTTTACATTTTTCCCCTTATAAACTTCAGGAGAGATCCCCCACTGTACCATGGTATTAGGGTATAGTGAAGCGAAATCATAACAAGCTACCCATTCGTGCAAACCTTTGGTGGGCTCTTTCACGTAGCCACCGGTAAATTTAACATGAATCTGATCCCTATCCTCTTGAGTAAAGGTTTGTCCTCTTTCTAAGAACTTTTCCAGCATCATAACTTCAGTAGCCCAAACTGGCGATAAGGATCTGTCTATTTCCACCTTATTTAATTGAGCTATCTTAAAGAGAGTAGTCATTGTTTTTAGCTTCTGGTCTATGTAATGAAGTAAGGCACAATCTACTGCATTATAGAACATGAATTTTTCCTTGTCATCATTATATAAATCTCTAAGTGATCCCTCATATTCTATTTTTTTCAAACCTACTGCCTTTTCACCAACATAGTCTAACCTATTGCTTTCCTTAATCTTTATTGTTCGATCCCACTTTTTATAAATCTCCAAGTAATCCACCATTAATAGGTGCATTGGTGTTTGATTTTTACCCATCAATCTTCTGGCTGGTGAAATAATCTTCGGATCTATACCTATTTTAGCACATCTATTTATTAAATAAGGCCAGTCATATCCAAACCAGTTCCATCCAGTTATTACTGCCATTTTTGGACCCAGCTGTTTAAAGAATGTGTATAACATATCATATTCAGATTCAAATTTCTGATATTGAAATGTCCATTCGTCTCCGAATTTTTCAAAATGCTTATTTAGATTCTTTTTTATTCTATCTTTCTGCTTGTCCGTAAGATCAACTAGACCCAAAACGATCATTTTACATTTATCTGTTCCAATCCCTATAGAAAGTACCTTATTTTTAGCAGCCTCTGTATTTAAAGAATCTGCCATTTCGTCAGTCATTTCAACCTCGATATCTACAAAATATTTATTAGGGTTTTGAAAATCCCAAAATGGTTTAGTTAATTCCTCGTCTGCACCCATTAAAAGCTCTACCGTTCGGTATTTGTCATATCTTTGGGTTTTTATTTTTTTAATTGGCTTTTTATCCCAAGTTTCAAATTCTGTAGATTTTCGGGTATCCCTAGGAGAACATTTTTCCCAAACAAATTGATCACTAGAATTTATAGGAACATCAGTAAATTCTATTTTTCCTTCTTCACTGAAATGGGAAACATGTAAATATGTTCCTTTGTTTTCTATATTTACTAGCATAAGTTTTTTTAAATTAACATGTATCTTATGCCTACTTTTCATTATTATTCCGATCCTTGGATATATAAAACATGGAAAAATTAAAAAAGTTTGATGGATTCTTAAATGAATATTGGACTAGTCATGCACCTGGGTCAGTTATAGTACCTGGTGAATGGTATAAAGATGGGGTTAATTCTAGAAACTACAAGCCAAATAATACAACTATGCCCCATGTAGTTGATCCAATACTAGAAGATTCAGAATTTGAAAAATTTCTAGATTCCATGAGAACCGACGAGGAACTTCTAGGAAAAATAAAAGGATCCTCAGATCCTTTAGAAATTCTTGATTTAATTAAGAAAGATTTTATTTCAAAAAGAGCTAAGTAGCTATTTATATTCTTTTCCAATTTTTAAATTTATTGGAATTACTATTACATCTATACCAGACCGTTCTTTTATTTATATTAAATTGTTTAGCACATACGATAGGACTATTAAATATAACAGAATTCACGGATATTAATTTTCCTTTTCCGTACATTCCGTTATTTGTTCCTGATATGTCCCTTCCGTTTTTAAATCCATCTTTTAGAGATTTACTCATTTTTTCTATAGACTCATTATTGAACTTCGTTGGGGACCTTTCGCCACTTAAATATAATTTTTTTAATGTATTTGATATTTTTTCTTTAGTATCCCTACTACATTTCTTACCCTTTCTGTTAGATATCCTTCCCTTTCTTCCCATAGTTTTATAAATATTAGCTTTATTCGGATGGTTTGATATGGTGTCTCCCCCGCTTCCTCCACTAGATATATTATATCCTATTATTCTATCAGTAGAATTATAAAAATTAATCCAACATTTTTCTTGATCCTTCCAATTATCAGGGCTAACTCTTTCTAAAACTTCTTTGGTAAAATTATGTTTCCCGTATTTATTTATAGCGCGCTTTATTAGTAACCCACTTCCTGAATAATCATATAAGTTTCTATCTAAAGAATCAAAACCTATATAAATTTTATTATTTATACTATTTATTATTTTATAAATAATCACGATTAGAAGGAACTGATTAATTTAATTAGCTCTTTTTGTGGAAAACAATCAAATTTATCTTTTCTGACATTTGTATGAGTATATAGGCCGGGATATCCTTCTAATGCGTCTTGCTTTATTTCAAAAGGGGATTCTCCAACTTTACTTTTAGCATCATTAGTTTTTTTTCCAGAAACCCCATCTTCCGTTAATTTCATTCCTCTAGAATCTCTAAATCCATTTCTATTTAGCCACTTTTGAAGTTCTAATACACTATTTGTACGTGGGATTCTTAGGTTACTTTTTATTATTTCCTGTTTTAATCCTCTAGATAAATCAATATCAAAGTCTTGGGATATCTTAAAAAGTAAAGTTTCTAAAGCCTCCAATTGAGCATCGGAATATTTATGATAATAGGTAAACCCTCTAAATTTGTCTCCTAATTCTACAACGTCTTTGTGATTTACTTCGGTTTTAACATAAGTAAAAAACCTTCCATCATTGGTTACTGTTAAAGGTCCATAGTTACATATTTCAATACCTATGCTTTTTTGGTTAAGAAATGTATTTTTTCTTGATTTAAGTCCTAAATGATGAGCCCAGTAAGATGGTCTAAATGCTTCGTAAACTACACCGTCCCATTTTGTTTCTCTAGGATTCCTAGTGCTTTTTCCTCCAATAACGTAGGAAGTTCCAACCCTGATCTTATTCCCACTTCTGCTTCTGTCTTTATTCCACCAATCTATTACCCAATCAGGTCTATGAGAACCAGCAGTATGATGTAGATAAATAGTATCCTTTGGCGTACTATTAGGAAAGTATTCAGCATTCGGTAGATGTTTTTCTATAATTTTCAAACTCATCAAGATATAGGTTATTTTTACCTATTATATATCTTGACTAGCTTAAATTTAGAAGGGATCTAAAAAATTCTGGAGGCTTTAAGGTACTTAGAAATTTCCAACTCTAGCATATCTGAAACCTCGTTAAATTCCAAATCCAGAATAGATGCTAATTTATTAATACAATCTACTCTGTCCAAACTTCCCCTAAATTCAGGATCTTTTTTTCTGGCTGTTATTTCCGAAGCAATTTCTTTACCTATTCTAGATAGCATTTCTTTACCTCTTTTATCTAAACTCATATGGATTATTTATTTTAACAAATATAATAAAAAAATCCCGTTCAGAATAATGAATGGGTTTTTTTATTATATTATATTTATTTAGATGCGTCCACGATGGTTTCAATCATTCTATTTAAATATGAATCATATTTTGGATCTGGTTTTGGCATTCCACCAAACATATACATATTTTCTAAAGCCAGCTTAGCAACTTTTCTTAGATTTTCGTCGTTTTCATTTAGAATATTTTCAGATTCTTTTAAAGGTTGATTCTTTTTCATTGCTTCTATAAAAGATCCTATGTCGGATATGATAGAAAGCTTTTTCTTCTTTTTCCCTTTGCTTTTTTTAGCTGCTGGGGTTCCAACAGTTAAATTATCGAATCTATCACCAGATCCTGGAGATCCGTCGACTCCAGGAGAAGCAACATCACCCATTCCAGGGGTTGATCCTAAACTAGCGAATCCACCTCCGGATGCTGGCGGTGCTGCAGGTGCCCCACCTTCCATTTCTGCTATTTCGTCATCGCTACAAAATCCGCAATCTTCCATAAATGATTTCAGTTCGGATTTTTCTACACAATATTTATTTTCTTCTAACCAAGAATTTAGCTCAGTAAGGAAGTCATTTTCACTTTCCTCCATGGGCATTATATCTTGTTCGTGGTCTTTAACACTAACTAGCGTTTTGCCTTTAGTTGAATCTCCTGTTGGGTAAAACATATTTATTATTTATTTTTTTGTAGTACTTCGTTTCTGAAAATACTAGACTTTTTTCCTTTAGAATCAGATATTATATATCCAATAACGTCTCCTCCATTATTAGTAACATTTTCTATTACCTTTCCTGATTTAGCTTTGGTAGTTAAAATATTCATACCAACTAGATCGTGGTCTGGATTTTTAAGTCCATCGCTGAATCTTACTGAAGTCTTTACTATATTATTACAACCACACATTACCTAAAATCTCCTCTGTTTTCTTTCCTTCTGAGGTATTGCCAAAGGTAAAGCAGACCTTTCTTATACTCTTTGGGAGTGCTGAAATTTGAAGGGAATTTTTTAATTACGTTTCCACTCCCCTCTGGAACCTCTTTCCCCTTTTCAGGGTTATACCTTCTTACTACTCCTGTCGGATGTACCGTATAGAATACGTTATCATGACCTATTTCTTTTTGCTTATTTTTAGTTCTCTCAAACTTCATTGTATTATTAAGCTCCTGTTGATGTGAAGTATCTTCCTTAAATCCTAGTTCTAGTAACTGCTCATATTCCTTGGTCTTCCTAACCATATCCAGATTAAGATCCTTTCTAGTTTCTTCTTTATACTCGGATTTTGGTTTATATCTTTTACCTTCACTTAGCCAATCTCTATAATCTTTTAAATTTTCCAAGTTTTTTTTACCTCTTTTTTCTTTTTTCGCATCAACGTCCAGATATGGTCGAATTTTAGAATCCTCGTCTTCCTCCATTGATGAAAGCTTTTCGTAATATTTAGGGTCTTCAAATATATGATCCGCTGCAATCTCTTTAGCTACCTCCTTATCATCAGTGTGCTCTAATTCTACTTTAATTCCATCCTCAAATGCTACTCTTATATCAATAACATCCAAACCATGCTTTTTAGCTAGGGCCTTCATAGTCATTCCGTCAGCTAATCCACCTTTAAGTATTTCAGGTTTGATTTCTTTCTGTCTTTCCATATCGTTCCACTCTTCTCTAGAAATATCTCCCATACTTTCTTTCAGGTGTAATTTTTTATATTTCTTTTTCATTTGAGTTTTTGACATAGGTTTTTTATTCATATCCCAGGAAGTATCGGGATTTGCAATTTTGGCTTTATTTTTCTGCCAATCACCAAAAAGACCCATCCACCTATTATAAGCTTTCCCTACCATTTTAAATCCAGTATCCCCCGGCTGTATAGCAACCGGGGATACTGGTGGTAAATAACCTTTAGTTTCTGGACTCTTTTTCTTTTTGGACATTAGTCTAGTACTGCCTCTATTTTTGTTTTAGTTAATTGGGTAGTTTCGTATGATGAAACAGAATCGCTAAGATATTCAGATAATTTCTTTTCCGCTTCTATTACGTCCTGAGCTGGTACTAAAAATACCCCCTTAGTAACGATATCCGCTCCTGTTCTTTGATTTGTCTCGCCCGTAGCGAAATCTACTTTAGCTGTATAATATGCCATTTTAATTCTTGTTTTAAATAGTTATTGTATATATCAAAAAAAAGGACAGAATAATTTATTCTGTCCCGTTATTATTTAAGAATAAGCAATTACGCGTTATTCTTAGCAGTCTGTACTTCAACTCTAAGATCCTGAGCTAGTTTTTTTACTTCCTGCATTGCTTGCCTTACTCTCGTACCAGCACTTTTGTTTCCGTTACTTGAAAACTTATCAACATCGGCTTGAGTCGAGTCTAGTAAAGCTTTCATTCTTTCAAATGTTTCCATAATCTTTTTTTATTAATTAATATATTTGGATTTATTATATGACTATTAAAATAAAAAGTTCCCTATCTTGCTAATAATATAAGGTTTTCGTGAGATCCTTGTTGGATATTCCATTCCTCACCTAGATAAGAAATAGCTATAGACTTCATATATTCTATATAATCGCCGTCGAAATCAAGATTGTCTTGAAGCTCGTCATATATTCTGGTTACCTTAGGTTCATCTTCCAAGTGATCTAATATACATTTAGAAATACTGTGGTATATTCTAGAAACCTCAGATTCAGTTACTTCAATCTTATTCTTATTTAATAAAGGAGGCTCACCGGTTCCCCTAGAAAGGTCTTGCATTTTTTCTAAGGACATTTCATTCATTCCCATAACAAAGTAAGAATTTTTAGGGCCCTCTATAGCTTCATACTCAGAATAGTTACCTATCTGAAGGTGAATTCCGAGTTCGCCGTCTTCTTTTTCGTCTCTATCTATTATAAAAAAATAATGTACCCGATCATCGTCTTTAATTTTAAAAAATGGGCTGGTACCAAATCCACTAGCCTCTTCTAGGTTATGATCCTTAAAGCTAATAGTGTTTCTATTTTTCTTGAACGTATTAAAATCTGATACTATTTTTCCCATTTTATTAATTTGCTTTTTGCTTTCCTCTTTAGATATAGGCTTTCCTAAAAAGGAAGCTAGATCTTGCATTTGTTCTATTGTTTCGTTAAGAAGCAATGTTGGATCTATATTATTTTCTACTTCATTAACATTAACCTTAACCATTGGGGATAACATATTAAATAAGGAAGAGATTTCCGGAGTTACTAATTTTTTAAATCCGCTAAAATTGTCGTCAGCTAATTTAGTTCTAACTTCAGTCCCTGAAGTTTTTCTAGGGGTTTTGAATATTTTAAACTTTTCTCCTACTAATCCAGAAATGTCAGTATTTTTTAAATAATCAAGTTGCTTTTTATAATCTTCTTCCCGATCTTCTCCGCATCCAAGTAAATTTATTTTATATCCTTTAGAATCCAATTCTTCTATAACGCTTCCTAAAAACCCTCTATTGAATACAGAAAATTCCTTTATAGCATCATTCTCTCTTTTAACTGATTCCATGTATTTATTTACTGTATCAAGATCGAATGGAGATTTTCCAGATTTATTATGTCCTGGATGTACTACAGCTACATAAGTATCCAATTCATTTTCCTCTTTCATAGCTTTAGCCATTTCCAGATGTCCTTTATGGAATGGTTGCATTCTTCCTATGATTAAGTTTATTCCATTTTTAGATTTGGTTTGCTCTTTATAACTTTCGTCCTGGTCTTCTATGGTTTCTATTGCGTCCCTAAATTCATTAAAGGAATAAAATATCCCATCATTATCTAGTTCGTCTTCATCTTCATCTTCTTCAGTTACATATTCAACTTTATTATCAAGAAAATTACTTTGGAACGTAGAAAAGGAAGGGATTTCAGATTCTTTTACACCTTCGGGTTTTTCCTTTTTCTCTATATAGGAATTTATTTTATTTACTACCCCGTTAAAGTGCTCTACAACTTCCTTTGTAATTATTCCACCTGCTCTTTTTCTTATCTTTCTAAAGGAATTAAGCATTAATTTAAATAAAGACTCGTAAGAATCGTCTTTTTTAATTAGTTCTTCTACCCTTTCATCTTTTAAGCTATCTCTATTTAATCTAAATTCTTCCCTTTTTAAATAATCGGGTTCTTGAAAATCTATATCTTTATATTTTTCACCATATTCAGAAAGAAATTCAACGAAAACATCTGACATAAAAGAAACATACCTTTCGTCCTCTTTATTTCCCTCTAATTTAAATGATCTGATTCCTCTTTCCAATAGGAAATTCATAACATCCATCAAAGCTATCCCTAAATAATCACTAGGTTTTTTCCTAATATTATCTTTAGATTTCTGTTTAGCAACCGCAGTAAAAACAGGATCAACCATTTTAGCTAAAACCGGTTCTTCGTTATCTTCTAATTCACCAAATCTAAAAACTATACCCTCTATAGCTTTATCTATATTATCATTCAAAGCGGTTTTATCCAATTCTGGGTTTAATACCCCAAGTATGAAAGAAACGAAGCTATCGGTCTTAAATTTTTCAACCAATCTAGAAAAAGGAGTTTCTAAAAATTCTAATATTCTATTTTTTTGTGTATCGTTAAGTTTACCCTGAAATATTATCGGAGGCCTTTCAACACCTAGTAAATCCGCAAAGTTATCAAGTTCACCTTTATCTTGTATGGTTTTTTCTACTTTACCTAAATCATTTTTTACATGTACGTAAGAAAGAATGAGATTATTTTTAGGTAATCTATCATAAGAAATCTCGACTGGTTTTAAATTAGAAAAGTATTCTAGCCCAAATCTCCATCCTCTAGGGATTTTTTCTATTATACGAGGAGATAAAGATTCTAAATAATTTATAGGCTTTTCGTAATATTTGGAAATAGTACGATCTACCATAGTTATAGGACTTTTCTGATTCTTCTTATAATATTTAAATTTCCCAGAATCCCTATCCCGCTCGAAATTAAATGAAGATCCGTCCATTTTTTCATTAACAGTAACAAAAGAATCGAAAAGTTTCTCTACGAAATTTTTACCCTTTTTGTTGTAAATATCATATAAATGATTTATTCCCGCCATTAAGCTAGTTTTATAGTTTATATCGAACGAGTGTCCGAGTATTTTTTTAATATTCCTTTAGCATACTCAGACCACATTTTTTCATCCGCAGTTGCATTTTTATCTAATCTATCAAAATTATAATGATCGCCAAACCTTTTCTTTCCCTTAGTTTTAAATTCATTATAGACTTTTTCTATTTCAGAATCTTGATATGATTTATTATTAGCTAGGTTTTCTTTTGCCCATCTATCTATATTCTTTCTCTTATTTCGATGATAGTAATTATAATCTCTTCTATCCTCTACCCAATCCATACCAAAGTCACGAGAAATACTTTTTCCAACCTTAGCTATAGATTTTAAAATATTACCCAAAAAAGCTATAGTAGCATCTTCAGTAGAATCGTCTCCAGTTCTAGAAAATTGTATCCTATCTCCTCCTCTATCAATATTCTGGAGAAATGACTGGAAAGTACTTGGTTTATTACTTTCGTTTATATAATGAGAATGCTCATTAAAATCTCTCAAATTTTCCATCTATTCAATTCTAATTTTATGTATATATCAAAAAAATGATAACTATAGTTTTACTTTATAAATTTTATAGTCAAACATCTCCTTTTTATAGATATCTATTCTCGCTTTACTGTGCTTCATTAGATAGTTTTCAAATTTCCTAGTGCTAAAATCGTCAACAAAATCTATTACATTAACAAATTCCTTACCCTCCATCTTCCGCATTCCCCTACCTAAACTTTGCTTTATGAGTACCTCACTTTTATATGATTCAACCAAATAAATATTATGTATATTGTTAATAGAAATTCCTGTAGAAAATGTACCATATGTAGCAACTAAAACTTTATTGCTACCCGTTCCCATTCTATTTTTATACTCTTCCCTTAAATTTTCACTAGTTTCTCCTTCTACGTAAAATGCTTCTTTTTCAGCATTTTTTTCTCTTAATAAATTCCATATTTGTTTTCCATATTCATCTTTAACTGACTGGAAAAGCACTAGTGAATTTTTAGTAGATCTAGATATCATATCCACGATATAATTCAACCTTTCTCTACTTTGAATAACTAATTTTCTTTCAATGTTATAAAGATCGTTACCTTCTAAATCATTAGAACCATTTTTTAGATCGGCTAGTTTTTCTTTATATTCTTTACTAAGCCAATCCATCTGGACAATCTTAATATTAACCGGAGTAGCATGATTTTGTTCAAAAAGGAATTTTGGAGAGATTTCAACTATTAAAGGTCCCAAAAATTGTTGGATAGTTAAATGGTCAGCAGAATCTCTTTTTGTTAGGGTTCCAGTTAATCCGAACCTCCATTCAGAGTGCATGCACTTGGATATAATTTTTTTGATAGACATCGAATTGGTCTGATGACAATTACTAACCAACACTTCATTAGCTATATAATTATGATTTTTATTATCTGGCGATTTTATTCTTAGATTATAAACATCTCCCGAATAGTCAATTTTTTTAATGCTTTTAATTTTCATCTATTTATAGATTTTTCGATTAACTGGGAAATTCTAATTTCTTCGGGTTGGTATATTAAATTTTTACGATCGTAATTTTCAATCATCCATTCTTCTGTAATATAAATATATTCGAATCCATTTTCTTTACACCAGACAATAGCCGCACTTTCTTTATCCTTATTATCCTTAATTTTTATATTTGGTTTAATCTCATATAATATTGAATTTTTAAGATCTGAAAAGTCAACTATATAATTTCTATTTTTTTCTTTAATTGAATCATAGTATTTAATTCTTATATTTTCATAGCATAAACCCGGATTCATTATATAAAAATATGCCTCCCAAGAAGATCTGACCTTTATTATTTTTGAGTTTATAATTACGTTTATTCTGCTATGACACCAAGAATTCGTTACCGCAGGAGTAAAAATCCCCCTTTCTATCTTATTTTTAACTATGAAAGAAAGTTTTTCTTTCATACTATTTTTAGTTTCTTTTGTCATCCGATGGGAAGTATTATTCTCTCTCTGTTTCTGCGAAAAGTCTTTATCTGCACATTCTCTTGAACAAAATGGGTTTAATTTCCACCTGGATCCGTTTTTATTCTTTTTATCTTTTTTGCACCCATTCCTTTTACATATTCCAGTATCCTCGTCGATATACAAAAGAATTTTATAAATAGTATCTATTTTATCGGGAATTATAAAATTCCCTAATAATTTTAAATTTAATATTACTCTTTTGTCAAGATCAGGTTCTCTATTAATATTAGTTTGAATTAATTTATGTGGATTTTCTCTTATATATTTTCTTAATCTTCTCAATTGTATGATGGGGTTTATTTATATATCCCAAAGCTCATCAGACAAATTCAAATCCTCCACTTTTTTCCAATCTCCGTTAATTAACTTAACTTTATGATTCCCGGTAAGTTTAAGAACTTTTCCACCTTTAGTTTCTATTTCATATATTTGATGTCCTTTATTTAAATTTTTATAAATATATTCAACCTCACGAATTTCTTTTTCTCCTGTATCCTCATTGATAGTATATACCATCTGCCCTTCATTCACATATTGGATATCTTGAGACTTCCCGTTAGCTAGCAAAACTTTAGAGGTAGGATGTAAACACTCATCAACAAAAACCGCATCCACATCAGTAAAAAAGGATTCGTCCTTTTTTACTAAGGACTGAAATGTACCCATTATTATATCACATCCTTCTCTTAACTTACTTCCTCCTCCAATTTGCTGTATTTTAGATCCCTTTAAATCGGATAATCCATAATCATCAAAATCATCAGATCCCTGAAAAACTAAATTAGTATTAGGTACTATTACCATAAACTTTTTAATTAGTTTATGAGACTTTAAATAAGCAAATATCATGAAAGAAATTAAGGTCTTTCCCGATGATGTTGCTATTTCGGATACTGAATATTTATATTTAATTATCTTCCATGCAGCATGTACTTGATAGTCTCTTGGGATTATTTCTTTACCTTCAAAAAATTCATCTACCCATTCCTGAAAATCCTCTAATGTTAGATCCTTTACAAAAAGATCCTCTAATCCTTCTATCTGAATATCTATATCGTATTGCTCTCCTATATCATAAACTTCTTTCCAAAGTCCAATAGAAACCTTCCAAAATCCCCCTTTCTTATCAACGAAGCAAATATTACCATCCCAGATTTTCTTTTTAACTAATGGATGAAAAAACCAGTTATTTATTTTTTTAGTCAAGGAAAGCTCCAGCTGCCTTTTTTCAAGCTCATCTTCCGCCGAAAGGAGTATTAACCATTTTTTATCTTCTGATAGCTTGAACTTTAACATTTATTTTCTTCCTAATAATTCATCATATAGATACTCAGCTTTGTCATATACGTAGTCTACATCATCTAAAACCAAAGAAAAATCCTCGGCTTCCATTGTTCCTTGATTCCATGCAGACCAAGATCTAGTACAAAACATGGGATCTTCACCTATTATATTTCTAACTAACACCAAATATTCTTCTTGCTCCTTGTCGCTGAGATCCTTAAATTTTTTATGAAGATCCATAGATTTTAGATCTTTTAGTAAACCTTCTGTTTCGAGGTTTTCATTAAAGCTTTTTATATTTTCCACTATCTATATATCCTATTTTATAGTACTAGCTCTTAAATATTCTTCTAGAGCTATTCGGCTCTTTATACCATAGAGCATATGATCAACAGTTTGTATAGTTTGATCTATAAATTTTCTATGGCTTTCTACTAAATCAACTTTTTCACTTAAATGAGAAATGTCACCTTCTATTAAAACCTTTTTTTCGTTAGCTTGGTATCTAACGTCGTTATTTTCAGAATAATGTCTAAGTAGTCTAGTATTTTCGCTTCTTATTTTCGTATTTAGCTTAGTAACAATGGAGGCTAGTTTATAACTATACTCAAGTAAAACTTGCCTTTGGGTAAATAAATCAACCTGTGCTTTTGCGACTGTATTAATAGCTCTAATATTTTCCGCTAACGATCGTATTTTTTCTTTCCATTCTTCTCTCTCCTTTACAAAAAGCTCCTGGTAGTCTAATTTAGTTTCATCCTTTTCCATATTTAAAATAATCCTTTATTCACTTTTTTATTCTTCTTAATGTCTACTACTTTAGTTACGGTTTTGCATTTATTTTTTGGCATTTTTATTTCCATTTCAAGCATATTATCAAGATCTACTGATTCCAAACTATTCACAAGCTTTATTGGGTATTTCAGCTTGGGTTCACTATCTTTATCTATAGAAGACTCCCACGATTCGGTTTCGTCTTTATTTAGTGAAATATCAGGCATTTATAAAATATCTTAGGTCTAATTTATCTTCAGTAAAATATTCATCCAATCTTTTTATTTTCTTACCAGTTCTTCTTAGGTTATTAACAAGCTCGTTTAAGTCCCATTTTTTTCTGGTATCCATATTATGATCATCTAGAAATTTAGCCCAATTGAATACACTAAATCCTTTAGATAACCTTTCCACAGATTTTTCTTTTCCTGCCTTATCCCAATCGTCCCAATATCTTAACCCATCTAATTCAAAAGGAAATTTATTCTCTATTGAACATAAAGCAACTGAATTATACCAAAGCCAAGAATCCATAGGTCCTTCAAAAATTGTTATGGTTTGATCAAAATTTATCATACCCACATTAAATACATGAGATATAGGATCAACTTTTTTACACTCTTCTATAAAATCTTGATCCTTACTTTTTAGAAGCTTCTGCCAGATCCCACTAAGTTTATAAGTATAATACTTAGCCCCACCTTTTTTAGAGCTCATATTTCTTACCTGTAATCCAAGAATTTTATTATTTTTTGTTAAGTTAAATAGATAAAGATTTTCTTTCTTTGGGTCCCAAGCGAATTTATTATCCGGTTTTTGGTTTCTTCTTTTTATATAGGATAGTATCTTAGAATTTCCAACATCTACCAAATTTAAAGAGTCCATAAAAAACTTCCTATCTATCAGATATTTTTCTATGTCAGTATCAAAAAATAAAGAAATGTCTATGTCTCCGTAATATGACCTTCTTTTTTCTTTGGTTTCTCTTATTACGTTTCTTAGATTGGTTTTTTCTGATGGAGTTAATCTACCATAAACCCCAAAATCTTTATAGAAATTTTCACCGTCCCTATATACCCCACATCCTCCGTTATAGCACTTATAAGCGCTAGTGTCTAAATAGAAATTTCCTCTCTTTTTATGGGTATTATCACTATCCCCGCAATAAGGACAGGAAAAATTTAATCTATTTCCCGCGGGATAAACTATTTGTTTTCCTGGGTCTGCCGGGAATTCTTTACGTAAAAGATCTTCAATAAGACCCTTTTGCTTAGATGGCTCCATTAAAAATATTTTGGATTAAAAAGGGCTTCCCTTTTGAGGAAGCCCTTTATTTAATTTGAACCTATTAAAGATCCTTATATAAATCATCCAAAGATGATGCTGTTTCTGCTGTAGCTGGAGCACTTACAGGCGTTGCTGCAGGTGCCGAGTTTCCAACATTTGTAGAAGAAGCTTCCTTATAAAAGTTGTCCTCTCTAACGTCCGTTGCAGGTGGACTTTGAGCTGGTGGTGCTGAAGGTGGCGAAGCTTTTGCTCCTCCTATTACCTCATTTACTACTCTAGCGTCAGGAACTGTGTTTTTAATTATTTCCATAACCTTATTAGTAGTTTCTGTGTCCCAGTCTTGGTATGCGAAAGATGAAAGGTTTTGTGGCCCTGTTTTTAGATAATCAATAATAGTTGCCATATCCTCCTGATTCTTTTGCATTGGTCTTCCCTCGATTTCTATCGGAGCTCTATCTCCAACGAATGAACATTGGTCATAGTTATTCCATTCTCCAACTTTTCTAACCGAAAGAGAAAATACCTTACCATTAAATAAATCAAATGGGTTAACAGGATCTCCATAGCTAGGTTTTAGCTGAGCCTCCAACTTTTCATTAAGTTTTTTACCATATTTAAAGATTACTATTTTACCTTCAAGTTCAGGATTGTTAGAATCTTTTATTACCTGGATTAGGGAATAGTAGTCTTCCTTCCTAGAAAAGTTTTTAGCTAAATCTTGGTCTGCAGCTGAGTTGGAATTTTTAAGTTTCCAAAACATATCCTTTAAAATGGATTTTTTACCTACTGTTGATGGACAATCTACAGGAAGCCCGTTTCCTGTTGTTGGATCTGTCAAATAGACATAATATTTATGTATTTTTGATAATTCCGGATCTGCCTGGTTAGGTAGAAATCTTACTAAAGAAGAATATACTCCGTCTTTACCGTTTTCTGGATATGGCTTATAAAAGCCTGAATCTTTACCGCTTTCTGGTTTTTTGTCGACGAACATTTCTCCGTCGAGATTAAAAATGTCTAATTCACTCATAATTTCCTTTTGTTTTGTTTTTTTGTTTTCCTTTAAATTTTCCTTAAAGTCCTAATTATACCGTCAAATCTGAAATAGGTTTCGAATCTATTCCGATTTATTTTCTACTTCGGATAATAAGTAGAGTGCAATCCAAGAAGCATCCACCAAATCATCTATTGGCTTATTTACTGCTTTTTTTGGAGTTATCCATTCATGTTCATTTTCTTTTAATAATTTAGTAAAAGAATTTAAGGTTTCCCCCACGAAGCCAGATTCATATAATGCCCTATAAAGCTGGTCTTTTTTTGCATTACCCTTGACAGCGAACTTTTTTATAGATGTAGGTGAGTATACAAAGAATTTGTCAGATCCGATTTTTCCTACAATTCGTTCTCTAAGAAGGGCTGTTGCCATTGATATGTCGATTAAAGCATTACCATTAGAGGCAAAACTTAAACCTTCCATCGCTACCATAAACTCGTTATCACCAACCTCTTCCAGGATAGAATCCCAAAGGTTGTTGACAATTATTAGAAAGTAATCTATCTTTATACGCTCTCTATCTGAATATTCTTTGGGCATTTTAGCCTTTTCCATGAATAGAAGATTATATAAATCAGGACTCTCATCTAATATGTGATAAGGTTTGATCGGATTTTTTTTATGGGATTCAGCAGTTCTATCAGATCTGGTTAAAGAACCCCATTTAATAAAGTCTTTTTTGTCTATTATTGCGTAAGCAGGAGACGAGATAGAGAAATCTATACCAACGTAAAGCATAAAATTTTAAATTGGGTATTACTTAGATTTTTTATCTTTAGCTTTTTCTTCTTTAGCAAGTTCTCCGGTGTTTGTAACTACATTTTGTCCTACCTTTCCGGTAAAATTGTAATTTTTAGATAACTTATCAAAGCAAGCTTTCATTTGCTTTTCCGTTAAACATCCAACCAAGTCGTTCAAAACTCTTTGATCGTTTCCTGCTGCAGCAACTAATTGGTTTTTCATATGTTCATTCTCACTCATAAGTGGTTGCCCATATTTCATTTCATTTACTGCTTTTAAGTCTGAAAATTTTCTCATTTTAATGAATTTGTTTGGTGTATATATCTAAATTTATTTATGGTCTCGATCAAATTCTAAATCAATGTCTATATAATTTGCTGTAAAGTTTATAGTAAATGATGTATCCTGTGGATCGTACTGAGTAGCGTTCATTTCCAATTCAGAAAATCCCGCGAAAAGAACTTCACTAAATTTTAAAGATACCATTATATTTCCTTCATTATCCAAAAGTCTTAATGGAAGGCTTTGGATGAACAGGTCCTCGTTTTTAAAGTTTAGAAAATATAAAACGGTTTCCATAAAAACCCAATAATTTATAAAACCATCAACGACTCTAAAAGAAATACTAAAGTCTTTATTAAATAGATCCTGTACAGGTATAGAATTTTTATACTTTATTATCTTACCAAGCTTCCTTACTTGCTGAACACTATCCATAGTTAAGGAAGGCATCGAAACGCTTTGAATTGTAGAATTTAAAAAATCCTGAACGTTATCATAAGGTATAGGCTGCTTTTTTATATAGTCCTCGTACTTTTTTTTAATCCTATCAGGAAAAAATCCTTTAGGGAATATAAAGTAATATGAGCTAGCTCTGGTATTTAATATATTAGCCATTATAGTTCTTCAAATGATATCTGTCCTGTTGATGGAGGGGGATTAGTATTTCTATCTCCACCTTTTATTAATAAAGCTTCTATATCAGAAGCACTTATTATACCTTCTGCTGCCTTCCCAAAATCCTCAGCAGTTAAGTTAGGGTATATTATATAACCATCATTTCCAGGAACCATAAAATAATTATAGATTCCCTGATGAGTCCATTCAGCGCAATCAAATGCATAAATGAGAGCTGCAACAGAATTAATTAATGCGTCCCCAGTAAATGGTCCGCTAGGGTTAACGTTTATAACACTTTGAGTATTAACAGGGGAAAGAGTACTGTCCGCATTTCCATCAGAAGGATTTATTGTTAAAACAGAAGGGGTTTTAGTAACCTTTGTTTGACCAAGTCCTGGGACCACATCTCTAATTTGTGAATCTGTCCTTTCTGTTGGTTGGGTATCTACCCTATCCGCGACTTCCCTAATACTTCTTCTTTCTACCTGGTTTTCATTATTATCTTCTTTCCAGATCCCTCTATATAAAACAGATGCTGACCCAAATTCAATGACTTGCTTTTTTGGATTTTTTGGAAGGGGTACTTCTTTTCTGAATGCTTCCTCTCTGAGGGAAGATTCTCTTTCTTTGCTTCTAGATATTTCATTAACCGGAGATATCCTCGAATCTACCGGAGATCTAGAGGAACTGTCGGAAATCCGATTAGAAGAAACAGCATTTGAAACTGAACTCCTGGTTATGGAGTTAGGTTCATATCCGATTTCTCTGGAAGTTGTATTTCTTGATACTGAAGGTTCCCTAACTATAGAATTATCGGAGGAAGCTCTTCCAACTTCACTTCTTTCAAAAGCAATCTCTTTAGATAATTCGTCTTTCTGTCTAGTAGTTTTTTCTTCTTTATTTTTAACTAAAGGAATATTAGATATGTAATAATTCTCATTAGTAAAATTTAATATTTTTTCGGATAATACCTCTTCTACCAGAAATGCTATTTGTCCCTTAGCTGGATTGGCTATATTTTTATTGACTAGACTTGGTATTGTTAACTTTTTGCCTTTATCGTCTATAAAAACTAACTTATAATCTCCGGAGCTAGATAAATCTATCTCGTTTGGAACACCGTCTTTCCCCTGAGTATAAAAAGTAAACTTATAGTAATTATCGAAAGGGGCTATTTTTATTATGGCCTTTCCTTTACCATATATCTCTCCGGTTGAAGTTTCTCTATCAACAACCAATTGGGGAAGTCTGGATAGGGGATCTGACGTGGAAGATACTTTTAAATTAGAAAGAGAAGTTGTTACGTCTAATTGCTGTATAAAAACATTAGCATATTTTACTATCTCAAGTGTAACGTTTTCTTCTATAGTTTGATTTAACTGTATAGAGGGTTGGTCATAAACTTTATTATAAACCTTATGTAATACTGGATTTTCCGAAATTTGCAATGGGGTTATTTTGGTTCCATATCTACCTGGAGACTCGGAAGTATAACTGCTTATTCTTATAACGCTAGTATTATCTTTATTATTAACCAATGACATAGTATACCTTAAAATAAAGCTATTAGCCACTGATGAGTTTCTTACTATCGGTCTAAATAGATTTGGTACATCATATGCAGTAGTTTGATTATTACTGAAATTTGATGTCTCTATAAAAGCTGTTCCTATTTGCTCTATAACCTCAATTTGGTGGTATATAAAATAGCTATTTCCTATGGAATTTTGGAATAATATAAAATCCTCTATAAACCCTCCATTATCAGTAGCAAAATATTCGAAAAATTCACCGGAATCTGAAGGCTTGATAACTGCACCCACGTTTTTAAATGGATTTTCTTGCTCCAAAGAAAAGGTTGCTCTATTTGCAGTCCCGTATTTAGGATATCCGTTGAAATCGCTAATGGAATTTACTTCATCCACAAATATTCTCATTGGAGAAGATGAGTTAAATCCGGTCCCGCTTTTACTTAATAATGATGCTAGAGTTGATGGTTTATTTGAATCAGTAGCAGCATTATATTTATTCTGCATATCCAGTAAATTAGGAATCTTAATCTCTATATACTTATCATAGATATTAGCCCCTATATTAATGGGGGATGTATTTAGAGTATAAACTTCCTGAGTACCTTTTTTTATTAGTATTGAAGCTACTGTAACATAAGATCCGTCTTGATCCTCATATTTAATAGAATTAATAAGTCCATCTATATTATTTAGGTTATATCCAGCTCTGATATGAAATCTAACTGAATCATAAATCACGTTTATATTGGAAGGAAATATTACCGGAAGATCGACAGTTGAAGTTAAATTATTATCGAAATCATTAAAAGCAATAACTAGGTTAGAATCTAAGGTTACGTAATTACTTCCGTCGATTTTTATAACACTATTTTCATTCGTATTGTTAGTTAAATCTATATCCTCAGTTGGATTTAATACTTGTATATCATTTTCTAGATAACCATTTACTATTTTTTGATAACCTACTGTATTTGTTCCCGTATTTACTGGATAGGTTTCCGGAGTTGGTGCGTCTGCATACCTAAATTCCATAAGCATATATGGAGTCAATGTTGCGTATTTAGATGATGTAGTAAATGCCATTAATATCTTTATTTATTTTCCGAACTGTAAAAATTTAGGACTGTAATTTAAGCCAAGTCCAATATAAGGTCCAGTTGAATATCCATCTTTAGAAAATGCCATTCCGTATCCTACATTTAAACCTAACCCGAATTCTTTTCTGTTAGCTTTTAAAGCCTCTTTGGAATCAGAATCAGTTATATCTATCGCCTGGATATCTTCAAAGGATAGATTTGGATATTCAGTATAAAGTCTTATAAAGGTCCTTTTACTTTTAGGGTCCCTAAATAATCCTGTTTTAATATCTATTTTTTGTGTTATGTCTAGCTTATATTCACCAAAAACTACAGGATTCAAAGTATCCGAACAATCCAAAGAATATGGGACTCCACCTATTAATCTGAATGCATTAGCTCCAGGGAGCTCTGGGTTATAATCAAATATTAATTTTCCAGTAGAATCGTTAATATTAAAAACATTACTAGGAGCTACTATTATGGTATCTCTGTATTTTATTACCGTTCTAATTATAACTTTTGGTGGTTTACTTCTTTCAAACTGTAGCTCATTATAAAGATCTCTATTTTCCCTTTTTAATTCAGCTTGTGTTTTTTCAAATGCAGATTTTTCTACTAATAGAGTATTTTTTTCTGAAGTGATTATCCTAACGCTATCCTTCAAAGCTAGGTAATTACCCAGCCTCCTATCAGATTCTATTCTTTCTTTAGCTATATTATTACATCCTCTCAAATAAAAAAGCGAAAGAATTCCTATAAGAATATAAGGGAATATCCTAGAATTTAAAAATTTCCATATGAAGTTTAAAAAAATCATTTATTTTTTCCCTTATCTTCAGAAAGTATCCATTTATTTTTAATAGGATCAAATTTACCAGGTCCGTATATTTTTTCTAAATTAGAAAAGAATTCAAGCTCTTCACTTCTCATTTTATTTAAAGATTCGGATAAATCTATGGCTCTCGTTTTAACTTTTTTTATCTTTGAATGACACTCGTCCATTTCATTTCGAATGTTAGTATATCCTTCGATCATTTCTTCAATTTTCTCGAAGTGTTCGTTTTCTATGTTTCTTTCCATGTTTTATATATTCATTAAATTTTATTCTCTTTAAAAATATGTGAATCTTACCCATCTAATGGTAAATCATCAGTTGGTAAAGGAGAGGAATCAACAGAAGCTGATGACATATTTAGAATCCCGGAGGAATCTACGGTTCTATAAAATGCCCTTTTACCTCCGCTGTAATAAACAAGCTCAAAAGTTTGGGCAGGGCGGTCAAATGTTATTATATTATCCGAAAATGCATCAGGTCTTCTGTATATTATACCACCAAATCTGAGATTTGATGTTGAATAAAATGGATTTTTATTCCTTCTATAATAAAATCTATAGGGTACAGTAACATCACCACTCCAAACCCCGCTAAGATTTAATTCTTCTCCGGTTTTGACTCTAACCCAAACTGCATTTTCTTCCGGACCAGTGGGGCCTGAGGAATTATTAGTCTCTAGTGATATTCCTCTCTTAGAATAGTATGTGGAATTTCTTAGGTCAACTACTGAATATTGGGTACCTGATTTTGTTTTATTACTATATGAAACAATAGCGTTATTATTCCCTCTAACCGGATAAGATCCGGTAGCTCCTGGGAATCCGTTTTTAATATACGGAAGATTTAAATTTATATTATCTGGATTTATTCTAACTATTTCTGTTCTAAATGAACCTTCCCCCTTATTTTGTTCCTTTGATCTAAAATCTTCCAATACTATAGATTCTGTTACTGTATCTAAGTTTGATAGAGAATAGGAGGAGGTTTCCATTACTGATGAACTTGGAATTGACGTAATAACAGAAACTCTAGGTCTATATAGCTGCGGGCCTCCGCCTTTACTTGCTATTATAGAATCTTCACTATTAATTTCTAAACCTCTGTCAAATTTACTTAGAGTGGAATTTACTATAAAGTTCGTGGATTTACTTTCAAAGCTTCCTTCTAAATCAATAATTGCTCTTCCGTCTCCGGATTTAAAATAAATATCTCCTGTGGAATTTACTAAAAACCTAGAAACTGTAGTTAATTCTACGTTTCCGTTTTCAGAAGCTAAAATTTCTTTAGAGCCAGCTAATAAGCTTAAATCATTTCCAGACTCAAACCTTAGACTCCCTGAAGATCTATAATCTAATCCATAATTTTCTGAAGCTGTTGCACCCCAATATATGGAAGGGGGTTGTGAGTCAGAATAGTTTAATTTAGAAAAAGTAAATATAGGAAGCTCTGATTCACCGGAGGTTACGAGTCTAAGCTTGGAATAATTTGGATTTATGTTACTTTCCTCTAAAAATACGTTACTTAATACCAATGTTTCCTTCCAAGGGGATGAATAATTGGAAGGTATAATAGCATCCTTATTATTTATTCCTCCAGCTCCTAAGATTTCTTGAAAATTAGTAAATATAGAACTTTTAGAAAGCGTTTCATTGGTAAATACCCAACTGGAGCCGTCATAAAAATAAATAAAATCTGAACCGGTTGGTCCAGGAGAGGTATTTATCCAATAATCATACACATTCAAATCATCACCTGTTGGTGGAGAGTCTTGTTTGTACCAATTACTAGCTTTTTCACCCGTTATTCCGGTAACCCCTTTAGATCCAATCGGTCCTGTAGTTCCCATGGGTCCATTTGGTCCTATATCACCAACATATCCTATTCCATGGAATAAAACCTGATCAAAGTTAATATTTACTTTATCTACAATCTTATCCTGATTGTCGTTATCTTCAATATATTTAAAATTAATTTTCATATTTCAAGTACTCCAGTTTGTATTCCCCCAGTTAAACCATAAGCTTCATAATAAAGCCCATAATCTATAGCTTCCTCTGGATCCTCTCCGAAGGCTATTCTAGTTATATCTTTTTTATAATTAACTAAATGAAAATCTATGACGAAAGCGGAACCTCTTATATTATCCCATTCCCCCTCATTCCCGGGTCTAGGATAATAATTACTAGCCCCTGTTCCACCACCAATTCCAACAGCAGTAAATCCTTGGGATTCACTAGAAGTTTTTACACTGAATGATATACATTTATCTATTCCCATATAATATTCGGAAAGCTCGCTTACGTTAACATATAATGCTCTATTAATTATAGAGAAATTAGTAGTAACTATAATATCTTCCTCTCCATCCCAATCAATCCTACCAAATAAAGATTCCCCCGTTGCAGTTGAAGGGTATATTGCATGCCAATTATAGGTAATAGAATTATAAGCCCCGTGGGTTTCAGTAGATTGGTTAGTCTGATCTCTCCGAATTCCAGTTTTTCTAGAAATTTTCATTTCTCCCTTTTGATCCAATCTAAGATAATTAGTAGATCCTAATTTAGAATTCCAAAGGTTTCCACTCCCAGAATTTTTATTAACTGTTATTCCTATCCCACCCCCTCGAGTATCTAAATAATTTTCAACTGATAGAGATTGTTTATCATAGCCTTCAGTTACGGTAGAAACATTAATTGGTGAAGCTAAAGATGAGGAATCGTCAAATAATCCAATCCCAGTGGAAAAATTAGAAGATGTTATTCTTAGAGTATTGTTTCCCGATCCCTCGAGATCAGTCATTATTACATCCCCAGTAGTATTAATTTCCATACCACCAACAAAAATATCTGCAGAACCCGATTGGGATTCTAATATAACTTTTCCTGAATTGGAATTAAGTTTTAAATTTCCACCTATTTCGAATTTAATTCCTCCCCTTCTTATGGACCAAGATAAATCATAAGTATTATTAGAAACCGAATCTTCTCCCCATTCAAATATGGGACTTTTATCGTAACTTCCTGTACCCCCACCAGCTTTAGAAAATTCTAATAAAGGTTGAGTTAATTGATCAAAGTCAGTGGAGGATCCAGGAGAGGTTTCTAATACAACTCTTGAATACTGAGGGTTTAGTTTATCTGCATCTGGGGTTGAACTATTAAGGACAAATGTATTTGTGGATGGATTAGATGAACTTTGAACCAAAGCATCCTTAAAATCTGGTCCCTCTACTCCCGAGAGCCTTTTAAATTGCTCATCCGCCTTTAGATTAAAATTTTGGTAAACCCAAACAGAATCTGAAAGTAAATAAACCTTATTAAGATCAGCTATATTTACCCAATAGTCACCATCTAAAGCATCAGAAGGTTCCAAAGGATCTAAAAACCATAGAGATCCCCTTTCTCCTCTAAGACCTTTAGATCCCAAAGGTCCAATAGGACCCATTTTCCCAGGATATCCTATTTCACCATTTCTTCCATAAGGACCCCCAAAAAAATCTTGTACATCAGAAAAATTTTGGTTTATCTTATCAGAAAATGTTTCCTGAGACTCACCCTGATTTATTCTATTTAATTTTAATTCGTCCATTCAACTTATATATTCTATTAATTTTGGGTAGTAAAAAATCCGCATCCATCAGAGCTTTTAAAATGAATTAAATCACCATCAGCTAAATGTCCGCTGACTTGTTTTATGATAGTAACCTCGACAAAGTTAGTTCCGTTTGGAAAATCGTGGACGTATGTACGGGGAGCTGTATAATCATTAAATACAAAAGAATTAAATGGGGCCACTAAAGTAACCCCAAAACTGTCTATTTTACGGGATGTACTTGCACTTCTTATTGTGAACTTTAATGTTTCTCCGATATTTTTTAAGTTATTTAAATATGATATTCCGTCAGTAATATTTAATTGCAAACCAACTCCGAACATACTATCATCAGGAATTCCGCTAGGGTTTATTATTATTTCATTTTTATCGTTGGCAAATGAAGTTTTTTTGGATGACACAGGTTCTATATAATCTATGTTACCAAAAAGGTACCATGTTCTACTTTGGCCGAAATTGGAATTAGTGTTATCGGAAAGCTCGTTTACCAAAGTGAAACCATTAGATTCCTTAGGGAAATATATAGATCCTGCAGAAGAAATAGAAAATTTATCTTCCTTGATCTCATCCTCAAGAGTTTCTATTTTTAATAGATAATTTTCTGGCTTATATCCAAGTAAGCCTTTAGTAAAAGATCCACCTCCTAGAGAAACCTCTAGAGTACCAGATCCTTCCTGTACTGTATCAATTTTAGAAGAAACTCTAATAGCTGGAAAGTTTGGATTTCCTTGAGAATCTATATCTAAACTATTATTCAACTGTATTCTATTAGAAGATGCTATATCATGCTCGATATTTCTATAAGAAGGCTTATAAAAGCCATCAGGGGAAGACATTAGAAAAGATCCACCTGAAGTTATTTGAAATGGATCAGGGCTATTAGAACTTGTACCAAAAGTAAATCCGGAAGAAGCTCTTACATTAACCTCGCCATTTACATTGAAAATCATATCATGCCTTACGGAATCACTAACATCCAAAGTTTGTATATTTAATTTGGAATTTGGTGCTAAAAAAGTAATATCCGAATTATTATCGCTTGGGTTAGTAAAACTTATTCTAGGATGGCTTAAATAATCAGAGGGTGTTCCGTCCGAAAGATCCCCTCTAGAAAATTCCAAAAGCGAGTTCTCCCCAGAGATTTCAGAATCAGTGGATATAAGAAACATGGAATGCAAAGGATTTGAATTCATCTGACCCAAAGTGGTATCGGAAAAATTAAAAGTAGTACTTTCATTTAGATTTTTATAGAATATAGCGCTAGCTGCAGTAGCTCCTGAAATATTTTCTATATTTTCTAACCTTCCAAATTGAGAATTTGAAGAAAGGTTTATCCCCGTTTCTACCCAGCCTAATTCTGAAAACTTTTTAAGTAAAGAAGTGCTACCAAATGTATCAATCCAATAATCCCCATTAACCATCACATTTCCTGGTCCTCCTTGAGGCGAAGAATCTCCTACAAACCATCTAGTTCCTCTAATACCCTGATTACCGGTAGGTCCTTGATCGCCTGGTAATCCGATCTGGCCTGTAGCTCCTGTAGCTCCCCTTGATCCCAAATTACCTCCCTGAAGGTAATGGAGACCTACGAAATTTGAATTTATTTTATCAACCAAGGCATTTTGAGAATCAGTCGGTAATATTTTTTGTATTTTTGGGTCCCTTCTCATTATTATATTTTATTTATATTAAAGCTGAAATTAATAGAAGTAAATTCAGAAGGGTTTAGCCTATAATCAAATTCGAAAATTAGATCGCTTCTTTTTGTTAGAGTAAAGTTTTTATCACTTATATAACCTGTTCTAGATCGATAAGATGGAAGTATATCACCTCTAACAGATAAGTTACTTTCTTCAAATTCACTACCTAAAGATTTTATATAAACATTAATTCCATTAGACTCAAAAATTGGAACTACATTCAAATCAATATATTCTAGTATATCATCCTCTATACTAGAAGGATCTCCAACTCCATATTCTGATATTATATGATTAACAAAATCTTTTTCTACCCCAGAATTTAATAGATATCTTTTTAACATTCTATCCATTCTAATAACCCCGGCTACATATAGAATCTCGTCTTGCTTAAATGGATCTACTGTATTTTGCCAAAAAACTTCAACATCAGGGAAAATATCCTCGTCCATTTTTGTAATATCAACTCCAACAAAAACCTTCGGAATTTGTCCTATCCCAGATGCATTTTGGGTTTGAGTAAGGTTTTGTATAGCCTTAGAACTTTTTCTGGCTGTAGTATTTATAAAATTAATATTAGTATCTCCTTCAAATTTAGAAACCTCCATTCCTATAAAATTATTTATCCTAATATTATCGGGGGTTTTCATTATTTTTGATCCAAAGAAACTCTTGGTTTCCTTCATAGATCTTGTACCTGCAACCGGAGTTTTATCGCTAGTTGTTGTATATAAGTTATAGTATCCAGGATCCCAAGAAGATTGGAAAATAGGAAAGTCTTTTCTATCTATAGGAGTTTCGTCTATTAGAGGGTATACAGGACCTTCAGGAAGATCCTTGCTATCGGATAGAATATTTTCATCGAAAGAAACTTTTGTATAATTTAGATTTTTAATTTTCCCAAATCCACTTTTGTTAGAACCAAAGGTTGTATTTCTGAAGGATAAATCTTTACTTGGATCTCCAGTAACAAAATCTAATTTATCGTTATTGAACATAATTACTTTCCTAGCTATAGGTTCATAAAACCCGCTAAACCTTAGCATATCAGATTTTAAAGTTAGAGAATTTTGGAGGCTATAAGATGTTATTTGATCCTTTCCTATTTTTTGAGGGCCTTCAGTACTTGTTTGTGAAAATACGCCAGTTTGTTTTCTATAATATGTTGGGGATTCTATATTTAAAATAAACTGATCCTCTGTAACTACTGTTTTAAGATTTTCAGTATCCCACGAATAGGTTTTATATTTTATATAAGAATCCGATGAATTTATTCTTTTGGCTATTTGTCCCATAGAAATTCTAGAGGTTATTGGGGGAAAATATCCTTCCCCTCCGTCAACTTGATAAACAGGTTTTTCGTTATATAAAGCCTTAGATCCGGCTGGAATAGATACCCCTCCAGTTAAACCTAAAAATGGTATATCAAAAGAATAATTACTATCCAACTTTCCAAATTCTATAAAATTCTTAGAGATTCCTATAGGCCATGGATATGTTGAAGAATTTCCAGGTACTGAAAAACTACCCTCTGAGGTGGAATTTTTATTAGAACCTTCAGAATAGGTTAATTTAATTTCCTCCCTAAGGTCAGTATCATATTCAGGATTTTCTATAATATAGACTCTACCCGGAGATATTATAGAATCTACAAAGCTATCTGAGGAATAACTTAAATCCAAACCTACGCTAAGTTTTATAGAATCTATTTTATTTAACTGAAGACTATTAGTATTCAAATATAGCTTTTTTTTGTCACTAAGGGAATATAAAAGGGTATAGTCTACCACAGAAGAAGATTTGGTTCTAAAAGAACTAAGTTCATTTAATCTATAGTCTTCTATAACAACAGTTATTAAGAATGTTATAGATTTTTGTGTAGTGTTTTCAAGAATCTCATATTTTACAGGAGGTTGTATATCATTACTTTCCGAAACTACCTTCAATATGGAGGTAAATCTATATCCCTCATACCCACGGTAATTAGAAATAAAATTTCTAGGATCTCCCTTTCCTATATCGGTAAGATTAGATTTCTTTTTAATAACATATTTAACCCCTCTAAATACAACCTCGTAAAATCCACCAGATTCGTCATATGAAAAGGTTCCAAAAAATTCTTTAGTTAAACCAGAAGCATTTGAATAATCTCCAGGATAATCTAATGAAGAAACAGTAAAAATACTGCTAAAATATGAAGCATTTTCGGGATCCGCGTCAAGTAGTATATTATAATCTGGAGCCTCTGGTAAATAATTTTTTTGATTATTCACCTCTTCTATTGGATATTCCGTTGGTAAGGATTCTAATATGTACCCTTCATGAGTTAAGTAAGACGGGTCCGCTTCTTCCCTATCTATAGATGGAGAAAAATTAGTAGGAGAAAATGCAGGAGAAGAATTAAGTCTATATGGATTTCCTCTCGCATCGGTACCACCAGCTAGTGACCATTTATTTATATAAGGAACTATCCTAGAAATATTTGAAGTCTCTATATTATAATTTTCATTCAGATACTCGTATTCAGTATTTAATTTACCAACATTAAATAAAGTAAACTTGCTTTCATTAATTGAGGTTTTTATATCATCTATAGCTTCTATTCCATAAAATCCACTAAATAATTCTAAATTAGCCTCATATTTAACCGCATCCCCATATTGACCTGGTCCTGTATACTCCAATTGGGTATAAGGACCTGCAACTACTATAGATTTAAATCCTTTGTTTGCCTCTACAAAAAAATCGATTCCGCTGACTCCTTCGAAAACATCACCAGAATTATAAAAAATGTTATTATATCTTATACTTCCACTTTTTACATAATAAGGTATATTGGTTTTTATAATTCCCTTCTGACCTGCTTTAATGTAGTAATATCTATTGGTTTCCGCTAATGGAGTATTAGAATAATTAGAAGACCAGAAATCGAAATCGAAATCTTTAATATCGAAGAAAGTAAAAACACCAACATTTAAAGAGGTTGGTTCAAATACACTTACTTTAGAATCTGATCCTAATTTAGGGATCGCTCTGATATTTTCCAGGTTGGCCACACGTAGCAACTCATAGTTTTTAAATCCTGTAACTACCCCAGTTTCGTCCTCCACTGCGTAATCTACTAACCTATCTATACTTAATATTTTTACGAACCCTTTATCAGTTTGAATGTAATTTCCTACCTTTATTATAGAATCATCTGTTTTAGAAAATGCTATTCTATTATTTGAACTTGATGTTCCACCACTAAAAGAAATGTTAGAATTTATTTCAGAAAAATCCAAATCTTTTATAGATCCATACCCACTATCATTTTGAAAAGTTTTATATTCAACCCAATCTCCGGAAATATATTCTAGGTAATTATCGGAAGAATCTATAACTATATCCCCATCTGAATATATGAATTCGGGATCTAAAAGACCTAAATATTTTTCAGCAAATTTTGGATAATCATAAAATACTGAAATACTGAAATCAGCATTTATATTTTCTCCAGAAACATTAGTTCTCAAAATGGAAGATCCAGATACGCTCGCGGAATCCAACCTATAACCAGCGAAATCTCTAACAAGAGAAGAAAAAGAATTGGCTATATCACTAGGGTTACCTGAGTAAGGATTAAAAACCCTAGATCCACCGAAGTTAGAAAAAGACCCTTTGATCCACTCAATTACTCCGGAATAATCTCCAGAATATATAAGATCAAATTTTCTATCACCTTCTGAATAAATCCCACCAGACCAAAAAAGCTTAAAAGCTATAGCTTTAGGTAAGTCATAAATTTTATTAAATTTTATTTCTGTGTAGTCATATCCTTCAGTTTTTAATTTTATTACCTTTAAAGATGCTAAAAATTTATCTACTCCAGTAAAATTTAAAAGATCAGTCTTGGAGTCAGATATTACTAAATTTCCACTAGATTCGTCTAAATTACCTTCATTAGTAAATCCGGTCGCCCCCAAAGAACCATAGGAATAATTTTTATCTGAAGGATCGTAATTTTCGATTCTTTTTAAACTATGGAATTTTTCATTCTTATCAGTTATATAATAAAGTTTACTTTTATCGTTTATATTAGAATCATCAGATCCTGGAACCCATCCGTCGGAATTTTCATAATACAATCTAACGCCAGAATTACTAGTTACTTCGTACGGAGTATTATTGAAATAATATCCTACATTATTTCTTCTAGGTTTAGGTAAGTTGTTATTTCCTTCAGAATCCTTATTGATATAATAAGAATTCCCATCCATTCTAAAATTTCCCAAATCGTTTCGGGAAACATACATTCCAAAATATCTGTTAATAGAATAAAGATCTGAATCTTTATCATCAAAAGCAAATTCTAAATTTATTATATTGCTAGAAATTATCCCGTTTCTAGAAAATCCCTCGGTTATATAGGATTCAAAATCTATCATGGGGGTAGACTCAGGGGATTTAAAATAATCATACAGTAATTCCCCTGCTTTACTGTATATTCCATTCTTATAATCTACTCCATGATAGTAAGTATATGAATTCTCTCCGAAATTTATATCTATAGGTCCTTTGGGAAAGGATTTATCATTTATTATAGATCTTATATAATCTCCTATCAAAGTACCCTCTCTTAGATCGAATGTTTCTATAACGGACGAATCATTTAATATTTTATCGTTAAAGTAATTTTCTACGTCATTAACTTTATCCTGGAATTTTAATTCTTCCATAAGGGATACTTTACCTTCACCTGCTATTATGGAATATTCATTTCCTCCAAGGTTATCCCCGGTAAAAAAACTTCCAGCTTCATAAACTTGTGGATTACCAAACGAGTCACTACCATAGGATACAGAAAATGCTTCTCCATCAGGATCTTGTATTACTTTATATTCCTTACCGTCTTCTATATTACTAAAATCAACATTAGTTGAATAAGGATAAGAGATTGGATTTGGTGTTTTAAAAATTACAAAAAATTCAGGGAGTTCATTTTTTAGCCAAAGTGGAGCGAAATATGAAAATGGTTCATCGTAGTTTTTATCAACTAAGGTACTAGCTCCAGATCCATAAAAGAAATCATACTGGAGTGAATAATCGTCTGAACTTTTTTTTTCTCCCTCTGTTTTTTTTGAAACATCGAATAAAATTTCAGGCTTTAAATTACCTTCATCTAAAAATTCATAAAGATCAGTAGAATATGAATTATTACCATTTATTTTATAATTTTTAAATTTATCGCTAGATAAAGTTTGGTTAGCATTTATAGAATTCAAATAAGCTCCTCCAGAAGAATCCACAGTTATCTTTATATTACCAGTTAACAATGGATTTGTACGGGTAACTAAAAAAGATGTATTATAATCAAAAAGTTTGGATTTTTCAGCCATTTATATCTTTATTAATTTTAAACGCTTAATCTTGATTCAAAGAAATTAGGAGAAACTAAAGTATCATTTTTATATTTCCCTGTTACCTCTACGTCAAATGAAAAAGTATTTTCGTTATTAACTTTTATGTCTATACCAATTCTTTTGGTATAAGTAACATTACTTAAAGCCCCCTCAGACCTAAACCCCCCAATATTTCCTAATTTATCTGTTGATCTAAATTGATAAATCAAAGGAATATTAATAGAATTTTCAATTCCGAAAGGTAAGGTTTTTTTAGCAAGTGATGTACTACCTTCTACTTGTACATCTCTAAAAGATTTCGGGGCTAGATATAAATAGGATCCACAAGAATACCTTCCTATTAAATATTCATCGTCCTGTTGAAATCCTAGCTTATTAGCATACATTGAATCACTTCTAGATGCTGCTGTACCCCCACTAACAAAAGGAATGTTGTTATTTTCATATTCCAATTGTTTATAGTATCCAGTTGAAGAAGTATCTAGATAAAAATGGTTTGAATGTCTAAATGCTGGATATACTAAAACCCCGTCGCTATAGTCAGGTTTAACTAAGTCCAAAAAGTCTGGGCCTTCTCCAGAATTAATTGCTGGATGGTCCTTATGTATACAGAATTCCGAAAGGGTTCCGTTACCTAAAGCTACCTGATCTCCGGGAGCACCTGTATATCCTCCATTCCATACAGACCCATCAGATCCCCCGTTAACTGAGGGAGTTATAACAGGAGAAAATGGAATTAAAGATTCACCATTAAGAGGTATTAGGGAAGTTCCCACGTTTATACCACCATATGAATAGGAACCATTATAAGCATTACTTTGAGGTAAATATAAATCTAAATCATATCCAACTGACTTAAATCTTGGGTATATGAATTGACTAAAAGAATTCCCAGATGCAAAGGGAGGTGCCTGTCTATATGAGGTATTTTCCGCTACCCCCTCCTGATCAACAATATCGGAGCTAGAAAGAGAAGTTATTGAAATGGGAACTTTACTATATTTTAGATTCTCGTTATAATCAGGAACGCTAGATATAGAATCAGCCGCTAATAAATCTTGTCCACCTGGTGTAAGGGTTGATAGCTCTAAATCAGAAGCTGCGGCATTAACCAATTGTAAATTATAAACCTTAGCAGCAATCTTTCCAGCGTCTGTTGTAGTCGGAGAAGTAAATATTTGATTGTAGAATCCAGCAGTTAATTTTATAGTATCACCTGGGGAAACTTTTATGGGTTCGTTTTCTCCATCGGTAATATAAACTTCCAAAATCCCTTTAGCCTTATCTATTGTAGCTTTTATGCTATTTATTTCATTAGTAAGTTCTTGCATTTTATCAAATAAATTGATAGGATTTCCGGCGCTATCATAAAACCCACTAGATATACTATTAGCCCTGTGAGTAAATAGAGCATCTCCGGATGTAAATTGGTCTGATAAATGGTCCAGCAATCCTAATGAAGCTAAATCCTCTTTTATTTTAATAACAGCCTTATCTTCAGCATTGGATAGTACAGAAAATTCTAATGTGTTTGTAGAAACTTCCTCGGGGAATGTAATTATTATAGATGAAGACCAGTCTGATTTTAAAGGATTTTCTGGCCAGCCGGCTTCCGAAACAGACATTACCTGAAGCTCTACCTGTTCACCTTTAGTTATAGGAATATCTATTTGATTTATATTTACTTTTTCCGCATTTCCTGTATCTTCTTCGTCCCAAATATAAGTTCCTTTAGAAGAATCGTATGATTTTTGTCTAATGTCACTTTTTTCTATAATCCAATTACTATAAGAACCTTCCTTGGATTGACCATCAGCGCTTTTATACTTTAGTGAAGATGCCGGTTGAGAAGAACCAGATTCACTAAGGTATCTATATCTTTTAATAAATTGGATAACCTCTTGATTACCCGTTTTATCACTAACTTTAGCATTAGGGATATCAAAAAATCCTCTTACTTTATATTTAGGTTTTTCTAATATCTGTGGGGTATCTAATGTTTTTACCGCAATTTCCTCAACGGTTGTGTTATATAAGGTTTGCTTTTGAGCTTTTTCTTCAGTAAGTGAATTTAACTTTGCTTCTATTGCTTTTGGGTTCGAGCTTTCCTTTGGCTGTGAACTAGGGCTTATAGAAGACGATGAAGAAAATCCCTTATTTAATTGACTTTTAGTTTTTTCTATAGATTTATCTAAGGTTTTCATTTCGTTCTTTAGAACGGATTTAACTGCTACCTTTTCAAATAAAGTTTTAGAGCTTATAGAATCAGTTAATTGTTTGTTTATTTGAATTACCTGAAAGCTATCCGGATCTAATACAGGAGCATCTGGAGATAAACCATATATTGAAGGAATAGTCTTTTCTTTAGCCATTCCTAAAAAGATCTGTCCCATATCTGAAACCTGGTCTTTATAAAAAGTAGCTAGGTCCTGTACGGTACCCTGGTTATTTATGGTTAATTCACTACTAAAAAATGTAATACCTATAGAAAATTCAGATCCTACTATATTAAAATTGTCGTCAATTACCTTAAAAAATACACCTTGTCTTTCGTCAAATCCTACATTTACCTGGATCTCTCTTTGGCTAAACTCAGAAGAAGATATTTCTAATACATCAGATCCGATGGAAACCGGTTGATATCCAGTAATCCTTTTAAGTTGAACTGAGCTTTCATCTCTATTTACAGATGTTATTTCATATTTAGATCCATTATCAGTAACTAAATAATCACCAACATCTAATGATTTACCATTCTTTATGTCAGAAAGAACATCAGAATAATTTAGAGTATTTAGTCTATAATTTCTTCTAGTTTCAATTACAACATTTCCATTAATGTCTTTATTTCTTACTTCATCGTCATAAAACGCCAAAACTCCAAAAGATCCTACATTTCTTAAAACTCTAAGCGGAAGATCCACTATATCTTCGTCTATATAGTAACCTATACCTTGATCTTCTAATTCCTGAATGTACTCGTCGTGCTCTATATCGTTTTTCCCTTTTATATTCTCATCAAAATAAGTTTTTTGTTCGTTAGTTTGGGTATTTGCTATAATTCTTTTTACTACAACTCTATCAGCATCCTTACTGATTTGTTCGTCTACATTTACTTTAACGAATAATAAAGGATTCAAAAAGGATTCAAAAAACCAGTTATCCTTTATCGCAAAAGTAGAAGGGATCGGTAAATTAGTAAGTTTAGCCGGTTCCCTTATTGGCTGAACTTTATATATTTGGGCATAAGTTCCGTCTGGATTTCTTACCGTAGAAAAATTATCGCCCAGGCCAGATAAGGCTTGAATATTAGAATCTAGCCTTTTTATCTGACTTCTAAGATATCCGTATGCTGGTAAAGATGCACTAACCGGAAGTCCGTTTTCATCAAGCATTTCGATCTCCACCGTATCCTTAGTAGAAGTTGCTACCTCATTAAGCCCATTTATTATCTCCAAAGAATTTTTTTGAAGTCTCATAAATTGAGCTACTAATGAGCTTATAGAATTTTTTGTTCCTGACATTTTTTATTTACTTTTTCTTATGTATTATTAGTTAAACTCTGGCCTATTACATCAACCTGGAATTTATATTCTTTTTCGTCTATACAAACTATTTCAATCACTGGCTTATATGCAAAATCTATAAAAATATCCTCATCTAAGCTAATTAAAAATTTAGAATATTGTGTTCCAACTGGATTAGATTCTGGATATTTCCCCGTCGAATCAGTATAAAAATTAATGAAGTATTGTCCTGGGTAAATATCATCTCCGAAAGAAAATCTAAACTTCTGTCCTCTTTTCCACTTCTGAAGAGTATCGTCAATTCTTATTAGAATATCAGATTCTAATTGTATTGGATTTCCCCCGTTTACATGTTTAAAATAATTACCAAATTCATTTAGAGTAACTATATTTATATTCTCTGTACTAAGTGTACCATATCCTTTATTATTTCCGATATTAAATCCCTGAGTGGAATTACTAATAGTTACTTGGTTTTCTACACTTCTATCTACATTAGTACCTATTCCCTGTTTAATAGAATCTAGGTCATATGAGATTTTAGCGGAGGTTTCATTATTTATAATAGCCCTTATTAGATCATAATTTTGGTTAATTAGACCCATGATTGACTTTGTATTGGAAAATAAAGCTTGGTTTGCTGCTAAATTTCCCTCAATAGCTTCTATTCTTCTGTCGAAATTAACCGCAGTAGATGTGGATAATGTAATATCCTCTAAATTGGTTAATCTTTCTTCCATTTTAATTATTCCGGTAGCGGAGTCATTTAAAGTTTCACTAGCATCTTGAAGGACATTTAATGAATCCATGAACATGGTCAAAGAAAATGGTGAATAATCATTAATGGCTTGTTCTACTCCTGCCTGATCTATATCAGTTTCGAATTTAATATTTAATTTAAGACCCCAGCTATTACCATTCAGCTTTGTTACTAAATTCGGTTTATATTTTTTCAGTCTAGGTATGAAAGTATCTCCTTCTGTTACAACATCATCTAAAAATAAAACTCCATATAGGTTAGTAGCAAAGTCTCCGGGACTTGCGGGATCGTATACATCATAATAAACCAATACTGCATTGAATTCAAAATCCTGTGCTATAGCTGTAGAGTTAAATTCCTCTATAGTGGTTATTCCGGGGTTTTCTAATATCTCTTTATATGAATCTGGATCGAAGTCTATACCAATTGAGTCCAATTGAGTCCTAGCATATATTAATTCGTTACCGTTATTAGATTTAGTAATGATTAAAGATGCAGGTTCTGTAAATAGTTCGTCAGTATAGTAAGTATTAGGGGTATCTCTAGGAGTATACCAATTTCCTGATCCTGTCGCTCCATCTATTGTATCCTCAAAAGTTACTGAAGGTGCTCCCAAAACATCGCTATCAAAAATAGCCAAAGTAGTAAGGCCGCTAGGGTTTACTTCATCGTAAGATCTTCCGTTTATATATTCCCTATCTAGAGGGTCCGTTGGTAAATTCTGCCAAGAAAAATCCGGAAAGTAATTAGAATCTAAAACATTTTTAAATAATATAGTAGGTGTTCCCCCGTCTTTAGTTGGTACATGTACATAAACTTCGGAATATGTGTTATTTTTATTTTTTACCGAATTTACTATATCCAGATTACCTACATATTTAACTACGTTATTATAATTAGCCCCAGTCAATCCAAAAGATCCAGTACCCCCTGTTGGGTCACCTTCTACATATCTTTTTTCAGTCTGGGGTAAATCATTTACTACTAAAACAGTTTCTTGATCTAGTGATTCTGAAACCTGGTCTTCAGATGCTGGTTGAAACCTTATTGCCCCCGTTTCCTTTAACCATTTAAAAAATATTCTTTCCGATATATTTTGTTTAATTTCTTGATCGTATTCATCACTACCGATAATTGTACTTTCTACATTTAAGCAATAGCTTTGGAAACTTTGGGAAAAGTCTATATTTCCGTCCCCAGTTATTATTTTTCCTGCGCTAGTAGAAAAATCTAAAAAAGCACCATCTGGTCCATTAAGTTTAACTTTATTATCTAAAGAGCTTGCGCTATCTATATCAGGGATATCTAATAAAGCAAACTTCGAAAATTTGAATTTATTTGTAGAATTATTGAAAGTAGTAGTTATATCTTCAGCTGAAGAAGAGAAACTGTAAAATGTTCCTCCTTGGACTTGTAGGGGTCTTATAAAAGGGGTCTTAGCCATTCTGTTTATTCTTTTTAGTTTAAATTATTATACAATATTGTATGCAGATAAAATGACCCACGAACCTTTTTGTGTAACGGAAGCCTGGTCTATCCTAGGTTCCCATAATAATTTCATTGATGATCTGTAAGCAAACCCAGAAGCAATTGTTAATCCTGCTGCGTCCCATCCACCTTGTGAACCGTTAGTATTAAATCCAGTATATACTCCTCCAGTAAGTCCGGTAACTATCGTTCCTCCAGCATCATTAGTATTTATTAAGGTTAACTCAAATCCTGCAGGTAATGCTGATACAGTAGAACCATCTCCAACGCTTATCATAAATCCCCCAGTACTACCACAATCTGCGTATATTACGTTTTCCTGCCCCGTTATTTCATAAGGAGTAACTGGGGTTGTTACATATCCTCCTCCATGAGGAAAAGATGCATTATCACTATCAGGAAAATCTGATCCTGCGGTTAGCCCAGAATTTATAACTAGGCTATTATTTACTATACTTCCAGCGGGACCTAATGTCATTTGACCATTTATAATTGCTTCTCCTCCGAAAGATGTTGTAGATCCAGTAGAAAAGGAAATAGAATTTGACATAGAAACTGGACCATTGAGGTTAACCTGTCCGGAAGTAGTAAGTACTTGAGTACTTAAGGCAACAAATGCGCCCGCTCCCGAAGAATTAATAGTAGCTGTAGCTGTTCCAGATGCTGGAAATGTTAGATTATTAAATAATCCTGATTTAGCTGATACCTTTCCCGTTGTGGTTTCGGTTAAATCTAAAATTCCGTTATTAGTATCTATACCAAAAACATCAGCATATCCATTGATCCAATTTCCAAGGATGTTAAAATTCGAGTTAACTCTATTTCTAGATCCCGATATTCCATCTGATCCTTTTACTTCAGTTATATTGACTGTTGCCATTTCTTTTAATGTTTTTTTATTATTCTAATTTCAAATATATATCCTACCACGACAAACAAGAAAAATTCTATAAAAATAGTGGGTTATAAAAAATATGGCAAGGAAAAAGCGTTTATCCGATGAAGAATTATACTTCGAACTAGGAAGTATGGACGAGCAAAAAAAAGAAACTCAAGAAAAGGTTTCCAATAAAGAGGCCCGTTACATTGACTCTAGTCTAAAAAAAATAAAACTAAATGAATCACAAGAAAAATTATTTCAAATTTATAAAGAGAATAAAATAATCTTTGTATTTGGTCCAGCAGGAACAGCAAAAACATTCACAGCTTGCTACTGTGGATTAGATTCATTAACAAACGATCCAGCAATATCAAAAATACTTCTAATAAAACCTACAATAGAAGCTAGTAAGTCTTTAGGATATTTACCCGGTGACGAAAAGGAAAAAACAGACCCTTTTATGTATTCATATTACGATAACTTGGCAAAAATCGTAGGACCAACCAAGTTGGGAATTATGCTTAATCAAAATAATACAATAAAAGTAGAAAACCTCCAGTACATGAGAGGAAGAACTTTTGATAATGCTGTAATATTATTAGACGAAGCTCAAAATTGCAACTATAAGGAAATCATGCTAGCTATTACTAGGTTAGGAAAGAATTCAAAAATGGTAATATTTGGTGACACCTCTCAGTATGACATCAGGGAAAAAGACGTAGCTTTAAAGAAGTTCTTTAAACTGTTCCAAAACTTAAAAGATGTGGGAGTCTTTGAATTTGAGAAAAAAGACATCGTTAGATCCCCTATATTAATAGAAATTACTGAAGTCTACGAAAAGTGGAGGATTGAAAACAATCTAGATTAATCCTTATCATTAAAAGTAGCATCCGGATTATCTTTTAGAAATACGCCAGATCCAAAGGGGACTCTGGCTTTTTCTTCTATTTCATCTTTTTGAGCTTCCAAATCTTTCGACATTCTATAAAAAGAATCATCTTTAGTACTAGATCTTTTTGGGTATCCATAATCTTCTGAATTAATTATCCCAGGATCACTATCCTCTACTTTTCTTTCTAAATGATTTATAACTTCTATAAATGCAGTTTTTGATATCTCATATACATTACCTTTAGAATCTTCTATAGAATTATAGATTGTATATAGTCCCGCTTCATTAAATGTGAATATAAAATATGGAGAATTTTTAATGTCTAATAATTCCTCTCCAGTCTTCTGATTACTCAAAACCCACCTATTCGAACTTTTACCAAATATATTAGAATCGTAATTACTAAAGAATATAGTAGACATTAAAGGAACCGACATATTTTTTCCGTCCCTGTGTAAGTCCGCCCATTTCCATGGGTTCGTTCCATAGTTTGATATAATTGAACCCATAGATTTCCCCGTTTTTACTTCAGGAGCTAAGGAAAGTCCTATAAATATTTCATCTCCGTCTCCTATATTTTTCCCAGTATAAAATAAATCTCCTTCATCTGAATCTGTATAAGAAAATCCATCTATTGTAAATCCACTAGGTCCCAGAGAGGATAAATTATAATAATCCGAATTGCCTCCATCTAGTCCAGTTTTTAGCATAGTCCCTCCGCTGGCACCAAAATAAACAGAATGAGTGTAAGAAGAAGATACGGACGAGCTTTCTATTCCGAAAGAAATCCCGGAATCTACTTCCACGTCATAAGAGCCTATAAATTTTATATCCCCTGCTGGTTCTATAGTTATTATTCCTGTTCCATATTCAGTTTCTATAATATTAGATTCTTGTCCGAATATTGTTGAAGTAGGCCCAGTTATCGCTTGAAATATATAATGTCTATCTAATCCAGAAGAACTCGATATGGAGTTTTCATCAATTATAGTTTCACTTATTCCACTATCTATATAATTTTCGTTGGAATCTATCAGAATGTAAAACCCATAATTTCCGGAAGTAATTCCAGCCCCTATTTCAAAGTCTCCGAAAGAAAATGAAGTAGAATTTGCAATTCCTGTTATTAAGGAGGTTCCGTTACTTTTCTCTGTACTTATCCCATTTATTTTAACATTATTTCCTGGACCTATACCAGAATTAATATCCATCGTAGACTTTAAATTTAACTCTTTATCTAATTTTAAATAAATGCTAGTTTCACCCAAAGTACCCTTATTTCCTCCTATTACCCCAGGTAATCCAATAATATCAAAGTATCCATTATTTTCTCCAGAATATGTATATAATACAGATCCAGTTCCGCCGAGGTTAGCTGAAATCTTTATATCATTTTTTGTTATTTCTAATTTGGGGGTAGTTATAAAATTAGGATCGTCAATATTAGTTGGGAAATGTCTGAATTTTTTTAGAAAGTAATTACTTTTTAATGAATTAGGATCTGATAAATCTATTCCTCCTAATGAGGTTTCAGTTCCTATATTACAATCAATTTCCATTATGAATATCCCTGAATCTCCTCCACTTGGATCATACCAAGAAGGGATAAAAGGAGAAGACGTTCCTCCAGTATATTCAGATAGGATCCAGGGATAATCACCGGTTGCTCCCTGTATATTTGATGAATTGATATTAGAGATTCCTATTGCAGAACCAATAGGCCCTCCGCCGGATGCACCTCCAGGGTAATTACCATATACAAATTCACCAGCTTCGATATTATTTTTATATCCCCCAAGTATATAAACAGATTCGTTATTTTCTGAATTTTTTATGTCATAGATGTATGTAGAATCTCCTCTAACCTTATTATAGCCCTTCAATTGACCTAATTTATTATAATAAACAATCAATCCCATTTCAGATGGTATTGGTGAACCTGAAGTAGAGTTTGTATTATTAACAATTTCCTCGGTTCCGTCAGCTTTTATACCCAAATTTATTGAAGACGCAGCCGGTAAACTAATACCAACAATATAAATATCTCCTATGACGTTCACACTAATATTGCTGGCAGAAGAAATGTCTGTCGATCCAGTTAATCCAGTTAATCCAGTTATCCAGGTATTTGAAGGAATTTTTCTCGATTCTTTTAATTCAAAATAATCTGGGATTTCGCTTTTGTTCCAATATTCTTGCTTTCCTGCACTACCGTCAGCAACATCAGAAATAGGAACACTAAGGAATAAATTACGCCTATCTAATCCTGGATTATCCCCAGCAAGGTAAAGATCCTGATATGTCCTCCAAGAAGGATATTCCCAAGAATATTTATCAACCTTTGGGGTTTTTAATCCATCTGATGGAGTATGGTATATAAAATTCCATCCAGTAGCACCAATATTTTTAGCTGATGCATATACATGAGGCGTTATAAAATTAAATAAAGAAATGTCATTTAAACATGTTATTAGAATTTCGTCTGGGTAATATGTAGTTTCTTTATTTTTTGATTTTTTCCAAAAAGATATAATTTCGGTAACTTGATCACTAGGGATTTCAGAGTTACTTTCAGTATAATTTACAATGATATCTCCATTAAAGTAAAAAAGCCCATTACCATTTTCGTTATATCCATCACCTACCGTGAAAAATACTTGTCCGTTAGAAGATGCTTTTACTATAAATATTTCAGATGGAGAAGGAATATCGGAATTCGAAGAGTTCCAAACTTTATATTCACCCTCAGAGGAAAGGAAAACTAATCCCTCCTTAGTACCAATCCATAAATTCCCATCCTCATCAAAATCTAAACTATATACTACCGAAGAAGGTAATCCGGAATTTCCGGAATTTAATATTTTAACAGAGCCTAGAGTATTACCAACATCTAAAAGGTCTAATTCCACTCTGGAACTCCCCCCATTAAATATTAATATACCTATTTCTGTAGCTACCCAATATTCATAAGAATTTCCTTCAATACCTTTAGCTTTTATATCATATGTGTGATTCCATGTATAACCTTCTAATATTTCAGACCATTTATTTAAGGATTCTTCATACCTATATAAATACCCTCCTGTTGCTCCAGAGGATCCTGTTGCTCCTGTAACTCCTACACCTCCGTTAAGCTCCGTTATAAAAGCTAAAGTTTCTCCTCCAAAAGGGCTTGAATAAATTTTACTAACCTCGTAAGAATCTCCGGTAATACCTAAATCTTCTAAACCCCAAGTTTCTGAATCTTGAGAATATTCGCCGGTAAGTTTAAAAACGATTACATCAGAAACATAAGGAGCAGTAGCACAACCAACCCATTTATTTCCTATCGGGTCTATTGAGATTGATCTAGTGTCTAAATAATATGGAGAATTACTAGGAACTGCGGAATTTGTAAAATTATATTTATTAAAAACCGATCCGTCGTATTTTACTACATCTGCTCCAGTAATCCAGATATCATTGGATCTATCTATACTAATATCTGTTATTATATTTCCTAAATTTGCCATTATAAGCTTCCTCCTATTTTAATTCCCGATCTTCTATCGATCCCATCCTCAGTATGATTTTCTGATAATGCACCATAACTAAAAGTTTTCATATGAGAGCTTATTCCCAAATATGTACTCTTCGTTTGTATCCACGGTTCTATATCTATATATTGAGGATATTCTGGATCCCCTGTAGAATTAAATCTTCCAAAGTCCCAAGTCATTGGGGTATTTAGTAACTTAGAAGAAACAAGTCCATAATATGTTGATTCAGTAAGTATGCCATTTCTAAAAATTCCATAAGATTCCTTTACAGTAACTGAACTAATAAGAGGATTTCTTATTTCTAATGAAAGACCTGCCCTATTAGGACCTCCAGTTCCTCCGCTAGTTATAGTACCTGTTATGTTATCAGAATATGGAGTTGGTAAAGTCCAGTATTCATCAGCAACTGCTATAAGGTCGTTTAATCCACCAGTAAGTCCCATATCAGGATCGGAAATATAAGCATTGATATAGCTAGCTATTCCTATTCCATATTGGGTATCTTCTACTAATATCCAAGATCCATCTACAGAATCGTTCCCGTAAGCTTGCGCGCATGCAGTTGCCCCCAGAGAAGGTCCGATTGATCCCACTGGGTCTATTGATTCTGGGACTGTTATAGGTCCATCATTTCTAGCTTGTGTATCAGGTAAACCAAAATATACTGGAATCGTAACTGAATCTCCATCCCAATAATCTACCTTAATATCTATTCCTAGAGGAGGTATACTAGAATTCGGAGTATTGTTTACTCCTACCTCTTCTATGAAGCTTAAGCTTGGTTCGTCCGGTAGAATGTATTGGGAAGGAATACAAGGATATTTTCCTATAAAAGTCCCCGTTCCCCCCGTTCCCCCAATATTAATTTTTTCTTGTGTTATCTCTAGTGTGTCCGGATAAAATCTAGCCCATTGCCCTTGTGTTATCCTAGAATCGGCTCCTATGTGAGTATCTGCTGATGTTATTATCCCGAGTGTTGGAGGGGATTCAAAATATGCAGTGGGTCCTGGAGTTGGTAAACCTATTGGGTTTTTGAGTAGATTTTCTATAGTAGTTTTATGGATCTTTGCGGTTCCGTTAGATTCCTTTCCGTTCACTAAATTACCCCTACTATATAAAGAAAGATATGACCTTTGAAACGGATTTATAGAATCATCATAGAAAGTATCTCTAATTAAAGCAAATTCTGGATTAACTATTTCGTTAGCCAACGGGGATGGTATTTTTATATCAGAAGAGTAGTTTCCTTCTTCTATATTAGCTCCCAAAAAATCAGGAGAAGCTGTCCCACCAATTGCATTTAAAGTGTCCAAATTATTTACTCTGTATCTACCATTGAATTCTATATTAAATGGCGAAAATGCTCTACCTCTTATATAAGATACCTCATTATTAACGTGAGGATAGTACAATCCAGTGGGTCCTGTAGCTCCCCAATAAGTGTTAGCAAAATCTGTTTTAAATTCTATTTTGTTTAATACTGATCCATCGGATAAAGTATACGGTTCCTCGTACCCTCCCGTAGCTTCCCCTCCAATTTTAGTGGAATAAGAATATCCTAGTCCGTTAAATCTATTACTATTACTAATATCATTAAAGAGGTTTCCGTAAGGTGTAGAGGCTATGGATCCAAGTGAATTTAAATCCGAAGCATATGGAATTGGTATATAATTATAAATTTCAGATATTTCTTCAACTGGACCCAGTTTACTAATTCCTAGCTGTTTATTTTTATTCCCAATAGCAAAAGGACTAGAAGAAAATAAATTCACATTGGAGATATAAACTGTACCCGAAGATGCTGCATGAGATCCTGTTAAAGTTTCCCAATTCATATAACTTAAAGGTCCAATTGGATCTTTTGAATTAACTCCTCCAAAAGTAACTCCGGAAGCTAAAGCCCCGTCAGAGGGAAAAGTCCATTCAGAGTAATTAGGATCTCCAATACTAGTATTATTTATAAATAAAATTTCACCCATAAAAATAGGGGAATCTATACTAAATTCAAAATCAACACCCCATGGAGAAGCAGCAACTTTAATTATTCCAGTTTTTAATTCAGTGTTAGAAACAGAATAAGAATCGTCGGTAGTTAAGGAAACTGAGAAATCTCCAACGTTATTATAAACTACAGATGGATTTGTAGATGTGGATCCCGTAGGAGATCCTCCAGGGAAATCCCAAGAGTAGTCAGTAATGTCACCTAAGCTATTGTTAGTGAAGTTTACAGTATCTCCTTGGAATATATTTAATATTGGATTAGCCATTGTTATACTTTATCTATTTATCTAATTAAGTACTATATGTAAAATCTGGTTTATTTATAGGATTTGCTCCTGGAACTGTTCTTGGTGCTGGATAATCAGAAGTTGCTCCAGGTGTTGTATTAAACGTATATCCAGTAGGTCCTCCAGTAGATAACGAGTCTCCGTAATCTTCAGAAGGGTATACTCTATAATCAAAATTCTTTATATTTTCGTCATCAGAAGAATTTAATTGTTCAGCAACTTCCGTTAGAGTTAACGAATTTCCAGAAAAAGTAACTCCAACTGGAAATGGGACAACTTCATTAGCTGGGGAAACCTTAATGTGGTCACCGTCTTTAATTCCGTATATGTCGAAACCGCCCAACCAGTCATTATTATATTCAAAATCATTCCAAGAATGTGCGTAAAGATCATCCCACGTAACTTCATCTCCGAAATCATCCCATGACATTCTTTTTGTTCCCCACCACCTTAGATTATTATTAGGTAAATCTAGATCTGTTTCTCTCCATTCAATATAATCTTCAGTTGGATTAACTCCACCGGAAAATTCAGAGTCTGAGGAAATTAATGTAACTGAACCTTCAGTTAATACACTAAATCCAGTACCATTAGCTCCTTCATAGTTATCATCATTAAAAGATACGTTAATCTTTCCGCTATAGGGGTTATTTAAGTCAGTAGAAGCTACGTAATCTGGAGTTGTATATGTTTTATTAATTTCTGAAATTAATGAGCTTACGGTTGCCCCTATTTCAAGATCTAAAATAATATTAGCAATTTCCCTTTTTTCCACATAAACCTTTATTGATCCACCTCCAGTAACAAGCTGATCAGGATAAAAATTACTATCGACAGATAAGTAACTTAAATTAAATTCAACACCAATCTGCTGCTCTAAAACTTTGGGTATAACAAAAGTAAACTCGTCCGCTCCAAATGGAATTATGACTGGCCAATCCCCGTTTATATCTGGTAAAGATCCTTTAATATAAATAGTGGATCCATCAACAAAATTATGGGGAGTTGTAGTTTTAATTTCAGCAAAAGAGTATTGAAAAAGACTTCCAACCCTATTAGAAATTATTGATGCTATTTCTAGATCGTCTTGAGCGAATGTAAATTCAGCTGATGGAGAAATCCCATCTATATTAGATTTAACTAAAACATTTTGTCCTTCATATGCAGAATTTCCATAGTTTATAAAATTTAATGCATCATATGATATGGTTTTTCTTGCTTCTTCGTATGTACTTCCTTCCCCTGGATATTCCCAAATCCCTGAATAATCATTCCATGGACGAATCATTTGATCCCATGTATATTCCACGTTTTCATGATATCTGGTCCAAGCATCAATATCTATGGTTCTTGGAGAAACCTCTACAGCCTCGTCTATAATCTTAGTACTTCTAAAATTATATGAATCATAAACATGGCAAGTTAATTTATAAATTCCGGTATATGGTAAAAAATGGGGAATTTTATAAAAGTCCATTATAGGACCTCTAAATCTAAATTCGTAAGGAGTTCCTTCCTGATTAGTATCTTTTACTATTATCCATTCAATCTCTACATAATTGGAGAAATTAATATTATCCCAAGTCAATAGACTTAAATTTTGCTTATCTGAAAATATAGAAGATTCGCCAAAAGTACTAGTTCCTAATCCAGTAGAAATTGTATATAAACCCGTTGTATAATCTATATCTATTATCTGCCCTACCTCATCTAAATAAATAAAACTTCCGGTAGAATCGTCGCCTTTAATAGTTACAGATTCCCCTACCTCCATTACAGGAATCTGTAAGGAATCCCAGGTTACGTTTAATTCGTCCCAAGTAACCTCGTCTAGCTCTAAAGTAAATATAACAGGCATTCCAATTGGAGCTGGGAATATTTCTCCCGTTTTAGGATCTATAAAAGAATTTGGATCGTATCTATAATCTCCAAGTTCTACGATTTCTCCATTTTGCTTTTTCCTATAAAAACCCTCTATAGATTCAATAAGAGATCTAGCCTCTTTTCCAGAATACTTTTGATTATTAGATAGAGGATTAGAAATGTTACCAAAGTCAGAAATTGCTGGAGTAGTTGTAGTTATTGCCCCATTCATATTTGGATTTTCTATTCCAGAGTAGTAATAAAGATCTATATTTTCACCTGGGGTTAGATCTAAAATGATTTCCTCCCCGTTTTTTGCTCCGTTGTTTATTACTCCGTCAGGAGGATCTAAACCTAAGCCAGAATCTCTGGTTATAAATAGCGGATAATCTTCGGAATCATTTCTTATAATGAATCTTTTTCCCCTCTGGAATGATAGAGTTGGATTATTACCTAAATATCCACTAACTCTAAATGCATCTCCATAACCAGCAGAGGTAAAAGTTAAACTTATGACATCGTTATAGTTACTAGGTATCTGTATTGAATTTACATTTTTCCTAACTCCGAAAGCACTAAGATCTTCAATAAATCCAAAATCCGGGTTTATTGAAAGTTCTGGATTGAATCCAGAATCAACATCTAACCTATCTACAGTATCACTCCAAGACCTAGTATTATAAATATTATAATAAACCCCCTCTCCCGTTATATCTATAATTCTCGCATTGAGAGGAAGATACGTTTCCTTTAACCTTTCCTTTAGTGCAAATAATTTAAGAATTACCTCCTCTTGTGAAAACATAAAAACGTCTTCCATTATAGGATACCCGTAAGGGTCTGTATCCCCAGTAGGTCTTTGTATATCATAATAAAGACCGAAAAAAGAAGTCTTCTTGTAGGTATTACTGGGAACTAATGTACTTCCGGACGAAACATCTAAAACATAATCTCCATCTTCATTGGGACCATATGTTTGGGTCAATTTATATTTCCCTGTATTCTCGTTATCGAGTACATCTTTTATTAATACATTTTGTGTATATTTTCCATCTACTGATCTTATTTCTTCCAAAAATCCTGTGGTAGATTGGAGCGGGGTTATAACAGCCTCGTTATATTTAACATTAAGCCAATATTCCTTAACCCTTAAATCTTGATATCCAAAAAATCTAATTGCATTTATTAATCCTCGATAGCTTCCAATATAGGGGAATATTTCTTCCCCTGCAATCATTAATTCCTTTCTTTTCTCATTGATCTCTATATAGTCAGGAAGAGGCTCGCTTGGGTCATGATCTCTAAGTATTGTGGAATCTTTCGGTACAAATGCCCTTCCCAAATTTCTAGTTAAAACATCCAGTCTTTCGTCGTCACCGATAACTTCACCATAAAAATCTAATTCTAGAACTTTCACCGGACCATTATCAGTTAGCTCTTCAACTACCATTTTTCTCTCGTAAACTTCGGCTCCAATATTAATGGTATTCATAGCTACATTTATAGCTAAATGGGAACTAATATTTTCAGTAGTTACAATATATCCATCTTCATAAAAATCACTAGCATCTTCCAGAATTTCATATGCAACATTTGGGTAATTATAGATAGCAGGCTCGCCTGTTTCTGGGTCATTTTCCGAAACTTTATAATTAAATATTATATTAGTTACGTCTGTATTCCCATATTTATTATTAGTCCATCGGGTCCTCCATATATTTTTAGAATTAATATCAGGATCAGAATGAGGATATCCAAGTACTACTGGTCCATCTGAGACTTCTTTGAATTCTTGAATTACATATACCTGAAAATTCTCAAAAAGCCCAGCTGAAACTTCTTCGAAATATGCAGCCCCTTTAAAGTATCCCCCTGGTCTATCAATATATGACGTTTCGAAATATAATTTTTTACCATCTCCTATAAAAGTGTTCCCTGTGAAAGCTTTGAATGTAACCTCAACCTCAGTAGAGCTTAAAGTAATAGAATCAACTTTTCCTGATATTTTATTAGGACTAGCAAGTATAGAAATATCTATGGTTATTTCCGCTCCTTTTAAAAGATAATCAGAAACCTCAGAAGCCCACATTTCTATAGAAAATCCATTTACGTCTTTTATATTAAGAGTGATTTTATTCTGTGAATCTAACAAAGAAACGTCTACGTTTCCTTTTATGGAAGAATCATCATCAGAGACATACAAAAATTCCGCATCCGCTGAACTAGCTCCGGTAGGGCCAACATATTCAAAATTTAAAGGATCTCCTTTTTTATCAAAAAATAATAAATTTCTATTAGCCATTTAAAAAACTCTTTTATTGTTTTTAGGTACAGTATAATTAAAAAAGTTTTTTATTTGTTTTACGCTTTCTATCAAAGCAAAAATAACTTTTTGTAATTCTTTTAATATGGATTCTTTTGTAGGATCTCTAAAAATAACATTCGACATTGTATTTTCCATAATACTCTCCTTATAATCATACCCTTCCCTAACGTTATCGTTAATAGAATCTCTCACATCTTTTAAATTATCAGTAGGATCAAAAGCGTAATATTTCCTTTTCATATTTGAAGGAACTATATGAGTTAATATTTCATTATATTCATTAGGATCCGAACAAGGAGAATATTTATATTCACCCCTAGAATTTATAATTACTCTTCTATATCCAGAGCATCCCATATTATATGCTCTATCCTCGGCAAGTTCCACAGTATCATAAACATCTTTTTTAGAATATTTCGTACTGACACTGGACCTAAGTTTTAAGCCTACCGGAGAATAAGTAAATGCTTCATTCTCTTCAAAATATGGGGTATAGTCTCTTTTCATATTATTATTGGTTTTTGGCTATCAAAGCTTTTTTCTGTTGTGCAGACCTTTGGGCTCCATAACCCTTTGGAACTATTTCGGTAACGGTAATATTTAAACTTCCGGGTTTATTTTTAACTATTCCTTCATCAAAGAAAAGTCCATCTCTATCTTCGAACCCACCTCTTAGAAGTACTAATTCATCTTTGTCCATAATTATATCTCCATATTCGTTAAGACCCAATAATTTTGATTTTTCTCCCGTAGAAAGGTTGTTTAATTCTTTAGTAGTTAATTTATTAGCTTCGTTTTTCTGTCCTATAAAATAAAAGGAAACTGAATCTATTCCAGGAATACCTTCAATTATAGCTATAATATCTGATTTTGGAACTCTATCTCTTCTTTTTAGGTTTATAAAATATTCACCTAACTGGTCCCTGATATTATCCTTTATTATATCTATATCATATCCCTCAAAAACCGTTATTACTGCATTTCCAACATATCTAGTTATACTAGGTTCAAGGATTTTAACAACAGTAGAAGCTATCATAGAACCTGAATCTTCTATAAGATTAAGAACTTGTAACCTCTGCGATCTAGTTAACAAGAAATCTTGGATGTCTAAATCAAAATAATCCTCGTTGGATTCCAAGTTTAAGTTAACATTTGGAACCAAATAAATATAGATAACATTATCATCCTGTAGATTATTATCATCGAAGGTAGAAAATGCACTAACCTGAGAAAATACACCAAGTCTTTCTAGAAAAATTTCATAGTTTTCAGCATTAGCAAAAACAAAGGATCTACTAGTTTTAGGTGCAACTAACTTTATTAATTCAACAGATTCAGGATCGGCTCCAAATGAGGGATCAACTTCTGGCTTTATTTCTAAATAATTATTTAGATTTACTTCTCTACCAAATAAATCCTCTCCAGAATCACTGAATACGAAAGTTAAAGGATTATCCCTAGTTGATACCATATTCCCGGCAAATCCTAAAGATTCTAAATATCTAACTCTAATTAAAGATCCTCTTTGTGGAACTTTTCCAAAATTAGTATTTCCAAAATAAATATCTACCCCTGTTGAAATCCCACTTTTAGAAAGAAATCCCCTTCCGTCATATGGTATATCATAAAGGGAATCATATTTTTCCCATTTTTCTTCATTAACAAATACATTAACATATTGTTGATCTACATAAGCTCCAGCAATACTATTAACATTAAAACTTTGTAAGTTTCTCTGAGTTCCGGTAAAAGTAGATTCTTTAAAAGTTCCTTGAACTATTTTAAATTTCTTTAAATTTCCAGAGGTCAATGTAAATTTGGTTTTATTTTCATTCATTACTAGGGTATAAAACAAACCATTCTGTTCACATCTAATCCTAGTATTATTATTCAATATTATAGCACCCCCATCTATATCAGATTCCTTATTGTTCCATTTTAAATAAACTTCCCCTTGAGCAGTAGTTGCTCTTCCTGGATCATAACCTGCTATCCTAGCCAAACTTTTAACCGAATAGTCTCTAGTAGCTTGCATTATATTTAATTCAGTTATAGAGTCTTCTATAAAATAAAGAATTAACTGAGAAAGGTTCTGTAAAACAAACAGAATTTGTCCCCATGCAGAAGCAACGGTAAAAACATTTCTTGATTGATCATAAGCTCTCTGTAAATAATCAAAAGAATCTGCTACCAATCCTTGTATTAAAATGTTGTTTTTCTTGAATATATTCATTTCTATTAAAATACTTTTAAACTAACTACTGGGATGTTACTATTGTCTCCTGCTACCGGAATATAGAAATCAAAAAGCCCTATATCTCTCTTAGTTCCTAATTGAAATTTTACATCAAAAGATCCACCAACATTAGAAAATTCGGGGGCGTAAGTAAATATATGCTTTCTAATTTGCTCTTTTATGGAATCTTCAGATAGATTCATTTCAAATAAAAGAGAATCTAGACCTAGACCAAAAAGCGGATCCCCCAGAACTTCACCTTTATTGGTTAACAGAAGCATCTTAATTTGACCTATGGCCATTTCTACTTTATCATTAACCTCTAATTGTCCTTCCTTATATCCTGGGTCTGACGGGTCTCTATTGTAAATTTCTTTCATAGGAAATTCTTAGTTTCCTATTATATATCACAAGATCCGTGATTGAGAAATTATTTTATTTATGATATATAGAGAAAATACGGCAAGATATGAATAATTTATATGATATATTGAGAGAGCTTAAATCTAGAAAAAATCCCCAAGTTGGTCCAGTTTTAAGGAAGATTAAAAGAGATGAGATAATTATTAAGCATATAAACAAAGAAACTAGATTTCTTGATAGTATATATAAAAATATTTCCATTCAGCAAAGATTTTATCACGTATGGTTTAATATAACAAACCCTCCAAAATGTGAGTATTGTGAAGATGTAAAAAAATTCTCACAATACTCTAGATTTTCTATAGATCAAAATAAAAAGGATTCAAATTATTATAAATATTGTGGAGGGATTAAATGTATAACCAAAGATTTTATAGAAAGAGGTTGTGGGAATCAAGGGTATGGTGCATTAATAGCTAAAATAAAAAATGATCCGAAATTATACGAAGATCTTTGTTCAGAAACAAAATTCTTGGATGTTTTTTATGATGATATATCAAATTCCCAAAGATTCTATCACATTTTTTTCGAATCTTACGAAATAGAAAAATGTGAATTTTGTGGAACCCCGAAAAAATTCACATTTAATGATAAATTTTCTACCAATAAAAATAAAAGGGATTCAAATTATTGTAAATCATGTAATTCAAAAGAATGTATTTTATTGGCAACTATTAAAGAATCAAAAAAAGGGGTATTTAATAAATATGGGGTTACGAACATTTGGGAAATTCCAGGATATCGAGAAAAATTAACTAACACGAATTTAATCAAATACGGGAGCGAATATATTATGGGGAGCGAACACTTTAAAGATAAAGTAAAGGAAACTATAAATATTAAATGGGGAGGTGACCATCCAACTAAACACGAAAAGACTAAGAATAAAAAATACGAAACGAATCTAAAAAAATATGGATTTTCCTGCGCATTACAAAATTCACAAATCCAAGAAAAACAACTTAAGTCCTGTTTTAAATCTAAAAAATATAAAATGACATCGGGTAAAATTGTTTATGTACAAGGATATGAACCATGGGCATTAGATATTTTACTAGCAAAATATCAAGAAAATGATATTATAGTTGATAAAACGGGGATTGAAAAATATATAGGGAAGACGAAATATATTAATGAAAATAATAAAACATGCATATATTTCCCAGATATTTATATTAAATCTATTAATGAAATAATCGAAGTGAAATCAGAATACACATACCTAATAAACGAAAACGAAAATATTCTCAAGAAAAATGCTATACTCAATAAAGGGATTAAATTTTCTTTTTGGATTTTCGACATTAATAAAAACCTAAGAATAATTTAACATAATCGATTGATTATCAACATATTATCAATTCCATTGAAGGAAAAAATGCGGAGTATTTTCTCCGTCTATCATATCTTTAACCTCCTGAAGTTCATTTTCTCCGTCGGTTCTTAAGTCTGAAGGGTTTACCTGGACCCCGCCAGGAAGATTATAGTTGAACGCACTTAGCATTCTCGCTAAGTTTATTTTAGCTCTAGCTATAGTATATCTTACGAATAATTCATCGTCATATAATTCATCATCATCCAAAGCAACAAAGCATCTTATAGCTACATCTACTCCTCCTGGATCGAAAGCTCCTTTGTTACTTTGTGGACCAGATTCTCCTCCGACTCCACTTCTGTATGGATCCCTACCTAAAATAGTTAGTTTCTTAGAATTTTTATTCCATTTATAGGCAAACGTTTCTAGCATATAAGCTCTAGCTAAATCAAAATATGAATACATTACTGTTCTATATACTAAGTTGTCTCCCACGAAAGGTGACATTAAAAGTTCAGATCCTAGAAGTTTGGAATCTCCGAAATCCTTGTCTGGGTTTCCACTTATTCCAGTTCCATTAACTTCTCTAACGTCATGAACCGTTATGATTTTAGCTGGAAGTACTATCTGTCTGGTTCTTCTAAATTCTTGATGGTTAAAAACCTCACTAGCAACTACCATTACTCTTTCTTCTACAGCGTACTGATAATTATCATACATCCATGCTCTAGCTCTTTTTATTATCCTTTTAATTTCAGGTTCTTTTAGATTATAAGGTAAAGAACAGCTATGTGAAAGATCATCCTGTATTTCTTTTATTAATTCGGCTTCGGTCATCTAATCAATTATCATTTTTAAAAAAGAAGTCTTTGCTTTTATCGTTCTTATCTTTTAATCTAGAATCAGTAACAAACCTAGCATTTCTTTTTTCCGACCATCCTTTAACGGTCTCAGTAGTTTCGCTAATTTTAGCATTTTTAGCAGTATTTCCCGCTCTTAGTACTCCCCCCTCTATATCGCAGTCAATTTTTTTACCTTTAGAATCTATAAAGCAATCTATTAACTTATTAGAAAATTCAACGGAAGTATCTTTTATTTTACTGTTTTTGATATTGGATCCTCCAGCTACTTCAGAGTCTATAATTTCACTACCCCCAACTTTACAAGAATGAAAAACACAGTTTTTTATAACTGAATTTTTAATATCACAATTTATTAGATCAAAACCAGAAATATTAAAAGCGTCTCTTATTTTAGCATCTTTTACTTGGAATCTACCTACACTGGTATCATAGTTCAAAAATCCTCTTTTTAAATTCCCATCCACTATAAGGTCAAATATTTTATCCCTTATTGTTGTATAGTAGGTTTTTATATTTTCGTCCCCTCCTTTAAGATCAACTAATATATGAAAGTCAGGATAGTGAGTAAAAAACCTTTGGGGATTTGAAAAACTACTAACCACGTTTCTATACTCCTTCATCATAGTTTCCAACTTCGAAACATCATCTCTAGAATAACCAGAAATTCTGCCGCTTAGAATATCATAAATATAAAGACATACATAGTCCATTATTTCCCTGATATCTTTAGATTTTTTCTGGTAATCAAGCCCTCCTATGTAACGGATTTCAATATAGCCCTTAGAAAGTTTAGAAAAATTTACCCCATAATACTTATCTTCTGGGATTTTAAATAACTTCGGATCGATATTTCTTATGTTTTCAACAGAAGAAAATCTATTCCTAGGTATTACTCTTTTTATAGATTTAGCATATACATTATTTGATCTATTTCCGAATTTTTTATAGATCATTCCTTCATTAAAACCTAAAATAAATTTGAGCCTATCTATATGTTCTATTCTATTTTTTAAATCAGTATCGAATTTATCGAAGCTTATAGAAAATTGGAAAGAACAAGAATCCGTAGTATACGCATTCTTGTCTATCCATCTTAGCATTTTATAAAATATTGGTATGGCTTCATTATAAGGTAAAGGTCCCGTTATCAACTCATACATTTTAGATCCTCCTGAATAATCAGGTTCTAATTTAAAGGTATTTCTATCAACCTTCATTTTAGAATGGTACTTATCACAAAGCTCTACATTCTTACCAAGAACTTCGGAAATAGATTTCCTCATTTCTCCTTTAAGCATTCCAGAAAAGAATTCGAATTCGAATCCTATAACGGAAGAGGCTAATGCAGTTGCTTTATCAAAGTGGTTTCTTTTATTCATCCGATATCATCGCGAAAATTTTTCCTGCTATAGGATCTACCTCATAAATTACTACAGTAGTTTCGTCTCCCGTACCCAAATCTGCTGCACTATGACTTAGATTATCATTAGGAACTAAAGCTAATGAACTAATTTCTGGAATTTCTACAAGAACCCCCGTCTTTTTTTTATGCTTAACTTTAGCGCTAAATTTAGGATTTTTTCCATTGTTTATTTCAGCCTCAAGTTCATACAACCTTAAAGTCTTTTCTAGTGGTTCAGAAAAGGTTAGAGTTAATCTATTATTATCTCTAACCTCTTTTACATAGAATTCTATTTCGTCACCTGGGCTAAAGCTACTTAGTTCACTAAATCCACCCAATTCTGTTTTATGAAGTAATCCAGTATAAATATCTTCCCATTCAACAAAAACTCCAAAACTAGAAGTACCTGTTACTAATCCATGATATTTTTTAGTAAGATCCAATTCTTGAATTTTATGCTCCATTATTTTTTCAAGATATTTCTTATAAGAAATAATGAAAATATCCTTAGTTGGAATATAACTGTCGACCATAACAGGAATCTCTTTTCCTATATAAGCTTCGAAATCGGTTATTTTATTAGCAGCAGCCAAAGATCCTGGAAGGAAACATTTTATTCCAGAAATATTAGCGATATATCCACCTTTGTTAATAGATTCAACTATAGCAGTATATGCAACTTTTTCCTCCTTTATCTGCATAAATAATTCAACTTTTAGACTATCTAAATAGTGATCTATGGCTGAACCGAAGTAATCGTCATTAACCTTTCTAACTACTAGAGTAATTCCAGTACCTACAGAAAAATCTAACCCAATTATATTTAATTTCTTGGCAGCTTTTAATTCTTTATTTAAGTCCACATATACGGTCTGTCCGCTTTTAGTGGAAGCAAAAACTTCTCCATCCAAAACACTATCTACCGTACATCCATAGGCTTTCCCCTCGGTTAGATCTTTAGGTTCATATAGTATCCCACTATTGAAATAAGCATCATATATGGCCTTATCCTCTTGATTTAAATTTTTACTATTTCTAGATTTTATCCTCTTTCGATAGGTTTTAGCATCTATCGCTGATTCCTCATAAGCTTCCCAATCAAATTCTTGGTCTTCTACTACTTTTTCTTTGTTCATTTTTTTAGTTTTAAAACGTGATTATCTTATATATCTCATATAAGATTAATTTAAATCTTTATTTATTATAAAGGAATAGAATCTATCAAAGATGTAAGATTAGCAATCTGATCAAACAGAAGAAGTAGAGAAGATGGCAAAACGTAAAGAATCTCGTTTGCTGCTTTTAATAAACGGCCGAAAGCTGCGGTAATAGATGATAATAATCCAGACAAAGTATTTTTAGAAGTTTTAGTTAAATTTAAAGCGTATACTGGATTGGGTGCAACTGGAGGTGTTCCGATAGCGGGAGGCAAAAGAATATTTGCTATAATGCTTGTAACGTCAGGTGGAATTCTTTCAACCCCTTCCTTTAATATTTTATATTCCTGTTTAACTATAGATATTTGTTCGGTAACTGATTTCTTTAAATTAGCTCTTAAAGTTTCCTCCGCCTCTTCCCTTTTTTCGTTTGCTTCACTAATAGCTTGCTCCTCGTCCATTCCTCTATCTATATTCTCTTGAATTTCTTCGCTAACTATAGTATTATAGGATCCGAGTCCAGCACTCTTAGCTACTAAATTATTAGTTACTTGATCTTCATTAAGTCCCGGTAAATTTTCGCCCAAATCCCCCAATTTTTTAATCAAATTTTCTTGCTGTTCTATAGACATTCTATTTAGTTTTAGTATTTTTACTTAATACTCCAGAGGGTAAAGGAATAACTGGGGGAGCTCCGGAACTAGGATGAGTATGAGTATCATAGATTCTTTTAAAAGAATCCCCTTTAATAACAGATTCTATTGCTCCTTCTCCTAATTCTATATTTCTAGAATTCACAATAACTTTCCTTTCCTCCATTCTTATTTCATCGTCTCCCATTTTTACAACAACTCTAAGATCTCCCCCGTCTCTAGTATCCAATTGAATTTTTGCATTATCTAATTCTAAAAGTAAACCATCTCTTTTTGTATATAAGATTTTCAATGGTCCGGGTTCTGACTCTGTATCATATAATAAAACATGAGATCCCTCATATGAATCCCTTATTTCGTCTAACATTACTTGGGAATATGAATGGATAAATTCATAATAGATATTATAGTAATTATCTCCATCCATATCTATTCCCACTACCGCACCTACTCTAGGAATGGATATGGTTCCAGATGCATTTCCTCCGGCGAAAATAATACCACCAGCTTGATCCGCCCACGGAAGATCTTCGTCTTCTATATCATCAAAAAGACCGAAAACTCTTATTTTAGCTCTCGCCTGGTATAGAGGATCTTTGTTGTCCACTATAATTCCATATCTAGTCTTTCCTTCCGGCATTACTATTCGTTATATTTTTCGTCTTTAGGATGATTGTCTCCCAAACTAAGATCGTATTTAGTATGAGGTTTAGCATTAGGAATATCTTTAACTTCTTTTTCTTTAGTATCGTTAAAATCTCCATTAGTTATAGGATATACATTACCTAAGGTTTCTTTTCCATTAGCCATTTTCTGTTCTCCGTAAACATTATCTGATGGACCTTCGTAAGATCTCCCATCTATTACGTTAGAATTTGGCCTTTTAACTCCTAAATCAGAACCCGGAGAATTAGGATAAACGTCTCCTTCTGGCCCTATATAATCCCTTCTAGGTACACCTAAATCAGCTCCAGGAGAATCAGGATAAACGTCTTCACTTAAAGTTTTATTTTCTGGAAGAGTCGGAGTATTATAAACATTTTCGGGGGAATTTAAATTATTATTACTTTCAACATCTCCATATATGTCCTCTTTAAATTTTGGATAAACTCTATCAGGTACTCCTAAATCAGCTCCAGGTGAGGTAGGATAAACATCTCCGTTAGGTTTTGGATAAGCTCTATCAGGTACTCCTAAATCAGCTCCAGGTGAGGTAGGATAAACATCTCTATCACCATCAGGTTTTAGGTAAGTTCTCTCCGTCCCTCCCAAATCAGCTCCAGGTGAGGTAGGATAAACATCTCTATCACCACCTGGTTTTAGGTAAGTCCTACCCGCACCTCCTAAATCAGCTCCAGGTGAATCTGGATAAACGTCTCCGTTAGGTTTTGGATAAGCTCTATCAGGTACTCCTAAATCAGCTCCTGGGGAATCTGGGTAAACGTCTCCGTTAGGTTTTGGATAAGCTCTATCAGGTACTCCTAAATCAGCTCCTGGGGAATCTGGGTAAACGTCTCCGTTAGGTTTTGGATAAGCTCTATCAGGTACTCCCAGATCAGGCCCGGGTGACGTAGGATATAAATCGTCGTTGACACCAGGATAAACTCTATCAGGTAAACCTAAATCAGGTCCTGGTGAAGTAGGATATAAATCGTCGTTGACACCAGGATAAACTCTATCAGGTACACCTAAATCTGGTCCTGGTGAATCTGGATATACATCATCATTAACTCCAGGATAAACCCTATCAGGTACACCTAAATCTACTCCTGGTGAATCTGGATAAAAATCGCCTTCTGGTTGTGGATAAACTCTATCAGGAACCCCCAAATCTACTCCCGGGGAATCTGGATAAACGTCGTCATCAACTCCAGGATAAACTCTATCAGGAACCCCCAAATCTACTCCCGGGGAATCTGGATATACATCATCATTAACTCCAGGATAAACTCTATCAGGAACCCCTAAATCTACTCCCGGGGAATCTGGATAGACATCTCCTTCTGGTTGTGGATAAACTCTATCAGGAACTCCCAAATCAGATCCGGGTGAATCTGGGTATGAATCACCCTCTGGTTGAGTATAAATTCTATCTGGTGGACCTCCAAATCCGCTTTCTTGTGGATCAGATCCAGAGAAATAAGCATTATCACCCTCCAATACATCTTGGGATGTTGAGAAGTTGTATACATTTTCAAATATTTGTACTGGTTGTCCGGAAGCTTGAGAGGTTAAATTAGCTACCCCCTCTGTAATCATATCTCCTATAGCACCTGAAACAAAATTAGTAAGTAAATCCTGTCCAGCTCCAAGTAAATCCCCTACTATACCTTCACCAAGTTTTGGAAATTTTTGAACCGAGGATCTGTTGGATTCCCAGCCATCAGACAGAACTAAGGGTAATCCATCTAATCTAATATTTGGATATTGGTTTTTAACCTTTACTCTTCCGACATGAACTCTAAATGCTTGCGTAGCTTGCTCTGCGGAGGTAGTACCCACATCTAAACTACTTTCTATAGGATAACTATCATCAAAATCAAATTCACATTGGCTACACTCATACATCATAACTGGCTTGATCCCTGCTTGATCCGATTGAGCCGCTAATACGTCATATTCTGTTTGTATTCCTGACTGCTGGGTCAAATTACCAACAAAACTGTTAAACGACCCTCCTGGAGAAGAACCCCCTGGATATATTTTATTTATTCCGCCCTGAATTTTATTTAAAGCATTAGTAGTTCCTGGGTTCATATTTGATCCAAGATATGCACTAAGGTCATCTACCGCTTTAACCGCTGCTGCACTCCCTAAAAGTCTGGCAGTTTTATTTAGGTTTCTTATTTCAGAAACGAAAATAAACATCTTAAAATATTTGAGGTTCTTAGGTAAAAGCTCTCTCATATACTCAGCATCAAACGTAGAAATCCTATATAAATCAGCTAAAGCCGACATTCTAAGATTCATAGACTCCAGACAATTAAAAGTTAAAACTTTATTAGCCGTTCTTTGAGCATTAAACGTATCAGTGAATTCTGAATTATAATCAGATCTTGCTACTGAACTTAATTCATCTAATCCCTCTATCGACTGGAAAAACCAGGGTGAATTTTTATTTATATTTTGAAGCAATGTTTTAAATTGCTTAAGCATATCAGATCTTTTACCCCCTCCTCTTCCAAAATTTAGAGTATCCGCAAGCCCACCTAATTTGTTTCTATCAACATTAAAAAAATCTAAACCTCTATCTAATATTACACCTTCTCTAATACCCCCAATACCGTCACTTAATGTAGATGACTGATTAAAATCAAATTCTCTTTCCTCTAGGTAACCTTGTGCAGAATAATAAGCTATACTGGAGTCAGATGGAAAATGATCATATTCTAGTTGTCCGAAAGGATTTTGAGCAAAAAAACTATTAGTATCTCCAGTGTAATTAGTATCCTTAAATAGAGGGCTTGGAGGTTGTCCGTATGAATCTACCGGAAGTCCTCCAAAATCAAAAACTATTTTAAATCCTAAATAAGTTGGATCCTCATAATTTCCTTGTGTAGAAAGGTTAAACCCTTTCATAAATAAACTTCTATCTTTAGCTGTTGCTCCCATTCTTATATTTATCTTTTTCTATTAAACATCGCCAATACCTGAATCGATTGGATAATATTTAGGAAAATTCCCCGAGGTGTTTAAGACCCATGTTTTTTTCCTTAGATTAAATCTTTGCTTTATAGTTCTTTCCTGATCATCATAAAATGCTTCATATCCGCTAATAACATATAGTCCACTTAGGAATTTATCCAAGACTGGCTTTCCGTCATTAGATTGTAAACCATCCCCAGAATTCCCCTTTCTTTTTCCTTGCTCTTTTACATAGATCTCTACAGGAATTACCTGTCCCCTGTAAGCGAAAGGTAAATATCTAGAAAATTCTATAACCAATCTAAATTTCATAGAATCCAAAATATTTATTTCATTCTGAACCTCAGCATGATTATAATTTATATGGGTAGTTGCAGAATCCCCAGTTTTACTAGATCCCGCCCAAATTGTTCTTTTTTCTTCTTTATATAGATTTTCTGTAGATCTTCCTTTTTGTAAATATGTATTTTCACCTATATCGGAAGTAGTTATTGCTTCTATTTCATATTTACCATATCCTCCATTTTCCTCTCTTTCGCTATCATAATATTGGATCTCTGAAACATACCCACTTTTGTTAGCATTTTGGCCCGAATCTGAAAGTAGGGTATAGCCTTCTATAAATATAGATAATCCCCTATTTTCGTCTCTATTACTGAATATTAATGGGATCTCTAAAAATCCTAATTCCATCCCAGGAATTATAGAATCGTCGTCTAGATTTCCGCCTCTTCCAGTAGATAAAGCTTTTATATTTTCAGCTTCCATTTTTCTTATTGAAAATTGGTTTCCTAGATTTACGAAGTTTAGGTTATAATATACATCCACCCACACATCATAATAAGAAAAATCGTCTTTGTATGAATGTTGAGAAACTTCCATTATGAAATCATAATAGGAAAAATTAGGACATATCCAAGTCATATTGTCGGTTAAACCCATATCATTAGTAGAAAACCCAAGACCTAAATCTTGTGAAACCTCCAGAAGAGTCTCGCAGGAGGTTTTAGCTCTAAAAGCTTTAGTCCTTTGTGTATATAATCCAGGGATTCTACATTCTCCTAGTACAGAAAAAGTTTGGTCTATACCATCTGAATTATCTTCTATAATATTTATAGGGCTTCCTCCAACACTCAAAATATTAAAATCCATTCTTATAGGCTTGTATACGTCACCTACTGCTCTTATATAAATTGAAAATATGTCACCATCTTTAGGATATCCTGCGGAAAGAAAAATTCCGTCTGTCATTACAAAAGAAAAACTACAAACTGGCAGAAATCCATTAGTTTCTAATTCAAAAGAGATTAGCTTGGTATCAACTCTAACCCCATTAATACTAATATAAGGCTTTTTATAACCAACTTTTTTGGAATCGACATCAAATACTACGGTCTTGTCAAATTCCCCCTCCTTAGTTCTATCAAAGGTAGCTATAGGATCTAGTTTAATAGATGCTTTAGTAATAGATTTTATTTCGATTTCTGGATTAGCCATTAACCATTAGGTGATGTTGTGTCCGGTCCTAAAAATATAAGACCACTTCTAGTAACTGTTCCTCTTTCACCAACATCTAAAACATTTGGCGGAAGAGTCCCAGTTGTTCGATTTCTAATATTTGATTTAGCAAGATTTAAATATTCTTCTCTTCCTTTAGAAACTGAAAATTTCTTACTCTGTTGGCTTTTTCTAAATCTTTGATTAGAATTGCTTTCTCCTGGAGTTGCGAACGAAATTTCTTTTCTTTTTTCAAAAGCCAATTCAATAGAAGATTCTTCAGGAATGAAGAGTACGTCTCCTTGATCTATAGCGAAAGGGTTTGATATTCCACTGACTTTCATTAAAGTTCCACATTTACCTTGAGCTCCGAACTTTCTATGAGAAATTAGATCGGGCCTCATGACTTCATCAGATTTTATGGTATGTAAACCACTAAACCTAAACCCGGAATCTATTCTTATAGAAGATTCAGTTAAATCCCATATACCGAATCTATTCCCTGATGGTTCTGGATTGAATATATTTTTATTCCTTTGATTTGTATCTATATTAAGCATAATTACCTTCTTTGACTATTTTGGGTTTTTATAAAGTCATTAACTTGTTCCAAAGCTCCAGCTCCTTGTAACTGTCCGGTATCGGAATCAGCTTTAGCTTCAGATATAGCATTAGAAGAAACCTCTAGAGTAGATTGATAAAGTCTTCCTCTACCCCTATTAAACATACTTTCTATTTCGCCCTTTTCTCTTCCTCTCCCGTGCTTTAAATTAAACGTTGCGGTAAATTCAGTTGGGAAATCATCTGGACCCAATTTTTCTCCAAATTTAATATCAACTCCATCACATATTAAATTTCCTATCATAGCTATAGGATTTAGTGGATTACCTACAACCAAATGCCATTCTCCTATTGGGGCTCCAGTAAAATATGAAAGATTGAATTGTATATTTCTCATTAGACTACCTGACAGAAGGTTTCTTAAAGCTCGATCTCCAGCAGCTACTGCTTCTTCGTCAGTCATATCAGTATTTGATATAGTGTCATAAAAGGATGAAGAAAATTGAACAAACTCTGCGGAGCTTCCAACAATTTCGGAGTCCCCTTGAACTGTATTAGAAAGATTAGCTATTATACCTTCAGAATCTTTACCAACACTAGACATATATGTTTTTAAAAATGTTACAGGGGCAGCATAAAATTGACGTAACCCGTCATCACCTCCAAGAAATCCTATAGCGGGAAATGAGTTATCATATCTTATATCAGGTCTTAAAAAAGTACCGTAATTTGTCCCGATAGAAAGGATATTAGCAAACAGATCTAGAAATGAAGCTTTAGTATTAACTTGTCCCAATGAGGTTAATTCATAATGAAAATCCAAAGATATGTCTGAATTCTCAAAAGTAAGTCCAGCTCCTCTATAATAAGTTTTGTCTATAACATCTACGGAGGTAAAAATATAATCTGATAATGGACCGTCAGCGTCAGTTCCCCTTTCTCTAGCCCAATATTGTAACTTAGCATCAGTCATAGTTCTTTCCCCTTCCTCAGTAGAGGCAGAGGCTAAAGCAGTTAATGAAATCAAAGCATTTTTTATTCCATCTTCTCCGGTTACTACTTCCTCTCCTTTAGCTAAAAGTAATCCTAAAATACTTTTAGAAAATCCTTGATCCGATGCTTTTTGGTTTAATATGGAAGAAGCAGACTTTTCATCCCATACCATTCCAGTACTAAAAGAGATTATATCATTTATAGAATTTCCGGTATTCCCTCCAAACCATGTTATAGCTTGAGCTACTGGTTTACCAGCACCTTTTAGTTTATGTAAATCTGTTTCTTTTACTACATTCGGAAGTGAAAGGTTATCTAACATCGGGGTTGGATATCTCCTCAATGTTACCATATAATTATTTGGAATTTTTCCGTAAAATTTACAGTATAAAAAATCTGACCAATTATATGGAGCACTACTTCCGCCTAATATAGCAGAATTTAATGAATCCTCATTCTCTCCTGGGCTAATTGAAAGGTTAACTAAATTTTGGGCTGTAGGATTTTTGGATTTAGTAGAGGAAATATTTCTGTTAAATGCTCTATTTTCAGAAAGATAATATTCAGCATTTAATTCTTCATTCTGACCCTGTCCTGATCCAATCCCATAAAATAGGAATTTTCCATATTTTCCATGCTTTCCTCCGTTTTTAGCACCCTGATAAAATAAGGTAGCAGCAGTATTTCCCATTGGATTTGATATTCCTCCAATATTACTCATCCGACCTATTACCGAATCGGAAGTTTCCTCCCTTATCGCTTCCGTAATGTTAGGGTTTCCTCTATTTGCGGGGTCATAATAACCATCCATTGCCATATCACTCTATTCTAATATTTCAGCCCATTCTATATTAAAAGTATATTCTTCTTTGTTAAATTCTTTTAAGATGTTTTTTAAGCTATCTATAAAAGGATCTCCCAATTCTTTATACGTTACTAATATATCATTGGACCTTGTACTATATATTCCTTGAGTGATTTTCTTCTGAATTGAATAATTTATTACAAACTCTGATTCTGGAGCTAAGTCTTTTAGATCATAACCCAGCTCTTTTATGATTTTAAAAATGTCGACAACATAGAAACTATTCCCATTAGAAAATCTTCTTTTAGCTTCCTTTATGGAGCATCTTGCAAGATAGAAATTTATTTCCGTTCGTTCGTTATCTGACATAAATATATTATACTTTATTTAGATTCTACTTCATCAGTAGTATCGCTAGATAAAAACCCAAATGGGTCACTATCTAATGAAAACTCCAGGCCATCCATAGAAGGACTATTTAACGAAATACCTTCTTGACTTTCAGTGGATTCTTTTTTAGCTTCCTTTTTTAAATCAAAATTCATAGACCTTTCCAAATTCTGTCTATGTACTTCCTTACCAGCTCTTATTTTTCTAGCTCTTAGTTCTAATGCTTCTTTAGAAAGGGGGTTACTAGGTTTTTTAAATCCTAGTTGCTTTTCCATAGCTCTTCTTCTTCTTCTTGCTTCGCTCATTTTTAAAGACTTAAATTATGTCTACTATTATCTTTTTCAATAGGACTTTTTTGTGAAGGGTTACTTATATTCATTCCCATGACGAATTTAAAAAGTTTAAGGAATAACCCAGGAATGAAAATATCTCTAGTTTTTATAACATCATTCGCTGGAATGAATTTAAAATTTCCCTCTTTGTCTATTTCGTTTTCTAAATCAGTAACATCTACAGCAAAACAAGGATATTCACTATCCACGAATTTAGAAGCTGTTGAAGTTCCTAAGTAATACCATTTATCTGGATCATCTACAGAAATTCCAGATTTTTCCGAAAGTGCTTTTTTAGCAGAAGAAAGGAGGTCTGGGTCACCAGAATCTGCAATTCCACTTAAGGCGGAAACATCTAATCCCCCGTTCCTAAATGGATTTTTTTCGTTAATAACTCCTATTAATAAAGGTAATTTATCACTATCGCAGGTAAATGGCATTACTACAACTTCCATTGACATTGATCTTACCCCAATAATACCTTCTCTTTCGACCAATTGATAATCGTCAGTCGAATGTAAGATCTTATCTGATTTATTCATTTTCGCTTGTATTTTTAATATCCTCGTAGTATGTATTCAATATAGAATCCGAAAGAGATTTCTTTATATCATCTATATTTAAACTAGAAATGACATAATCTACTATTTCCTCTCTTGCTCCATCAAAAGAGTTCGTTAATACAGAATATAGTTCCTTAGGTGGAAGATTTATTTTTATCGAAATATCAACATCAACCATATTAGGTTTTTGCTTACTTAATAGCCCATAAATGGGTGAGGCCTTATTTACTTTAACCCCTAGGGGAGAATTCTTAGTATAATTGATCGAATTAACCTCAGACTTAGAATTTATTTTTGGAATGTCGGAAGGAGTTTCCCCCAAATTAACTGGGGATATGGGGAAAGTTTCTACAAATTCATTTAATAGCTTTTTATTTAATCTTAGCCCACTTTTAAAAACAAGAAATTCTATACTCCCCTCTTCGACCATGTGCGAAAAATATTCCACCCCTCCTGCATTTTCTCCTTTGATCCACTGGAATTCGAGTAATTTAAAATCTTCTAATAGGTCCTCTGTATTTTTACTAGTGTCCAGTTCCATTTTATAATCTTTATTTTCCGTAGTTTTTTTCTTTCTATTCCAAAAATCCCACTTGAAAGTCATAATTTACCGTTAATTCGGTTTACTTAATCTTATATCTAAAATTTAGTAAATAGTTCCAATTAAAATTAGCTATTATAGATGTTATGTATTATCTCTTATAAAGGATTCTATTTCCTTTATATCTAGATGTGATTTTAGCACTTCTTTGAGAAAATCTATATTTCCCCCAGTTGTTCTATCCTCCTGAGATTTTCTTTTTAATTCTAATTCGGATTTTAATAAATCCTTTAATGAATTTTCGGATTCTGGAGAATCTTTTATGGTAGGGGAGGATATTAGAGAACTGAATATGAAATTTTTCTTTATTTCAGAAAATGAATCTCCAGAAATCTCATAATTTTCATTTTCAATTTTAATTCTACAAGAGTTTACCTTACCTAAGTATAAGGAAACCTGAGGATCTTTACTCCCCCTTTTTTCATAAATTTCTATAGATGCTATGGGACCTTTATCCTTTCTTTTGAATTTATAATACCTCTCATCGTTTCCGGTAAAAGAATGGAGGTCGCTTTCAAATTTATCTAATTCTGAGATTACTTCCATATTACCAAACTCCTCCATAAGTATTTGGGTTTCTTCTATACAAATAGATTTCGGGTCTTTATTATGATTTAGTTTTTCTTTGTAATATTCATTTAAATATCCTTCAAGAAATTCATAAAGAGAATCCATATTTTTTTCGTCTCTAGCCCACTTAGAATCATTTAATATATTTACCTCCTCTGGATTTTCCATACTTCCTGGAAAATTTATAGAGTTTTGTGGAATTTCTATATTTTTAATTGAATCCCCCTTTCCATACGAAATGCTACATATTTTATCTTCCACTACTATAGTCATCCCCGGAAAATTATCCTCCTCCGAATCCTCGTTAAATTTTTTGGAAACAAATCCTATTTTATTTCCCTTTAGTTTTTTATAGGATCCTATAATGATCTCAGAAGTAGTATCATTAGATTCTTTTAGAAAATCCTCGTATTTGATAACTTTATTATCTATCATTTCCAAATATAACTTTAATTCTAAAATCTTTAGGGTTCATAGATTTATTCATATCTATTTCCACCTTAGTGGGTTCTGATGGAATCAAAATATCAGCTTTTACCGGGATTATATTTTCGGCTTCAGTATTTTTTCCTGGTAGTATATCTATTTCATATTCTTTTTCCTCTCCTGAATTTTCCGTTTTAACCTCTAGTTCTATGGAGGATACTAAAAAATCTATGGTACTTATTCCGGAATTCCCTGATAATACTCTAGCTGAATAGTCAATTTCACATTCCACAGAAATTATATTTTCTAATTCTTTCGGCTTATTAAATATATCTAGATCCATAGAAGCAACGTCTACACTAAAATTCATATCGGTATTAAAGCTCTTGTCCTTCTTCTTTCTAGAAGCAAAGGTACCATAATCATAAACTCTTCTTTTTTCCATTTACTAGGGTATTTTTGCAGACCACCGTCTTCCATATTATATATCCAAAATACTAAACGGATTATTTTATATCGGCATATGTTGGGAGGTTTAAATATATAAGTAGCTATCAAAAGCTAAAACAAAATACTAGAGATGGAAAAATTAAACCCAATATGGTTTCTAAAACATCCTTTAGATCCTGAGCATAAATCTTACATTCTTTTGGATAAATTAAAAGAATATCAGCAGGAGCTTAAGAAAGATCAAATAAGTAGCACAATAGGTAAAGTACTTACTATTATTAAAGATTTAAACAGATTCAAAAAAGAAGGAATGATTACCAAGGAGTCATACGAAAGTTTGGATGAAGGGGATAAAAAAGTTCTTACTTTCTATAAGAACCTAACCAAAGGTGATGTAGAATTTAACGAGCTTCATGAGGTAATTAATAAATGTTTAGAGATACTTTATAGATATGCAAATATAGGGGTTGACTTATTAAACGAAAGAAATAGCAAAATAAAAACATTCGAAATTATTCCACCATCAGAAACTAAAGGGGATAATAACTTTGGATATTTATTTATAAGAAATATGGTAACCGATGAAATCTTTACCTATTTTTGGTCAGAATCTGAAATGAGAAATGAAAGCGGAATTAATCAGGTTGGTATAGGAATGAGAAGAATTAATACAGTAGATCCAACTTATTTTTCATTATCATATATTCATATAGCCCATGAAATTCTAGATAAAAGCATGAGCATTAAACCTAAAAAAACTCCAAGAATTTTAGTTTGTGAAATCTCTGAAAATTTCCAAGAAAATTCGGAGATTATAAAAGCAGCTAAAGACAAATTTTTAGAAAAATTATCTAACGAGAAAGGTAAATTGATTTAAATTGAACAGGAAGGGTTTATGAATTTGGAAGTTGTACCCGCACCTTGATCTGAGTTATATCTTTTCTTCCACCAACTAGCTTGTTTTTCTTTAGTTTTTGGTATAGGGACCAACCTTTCTTTGGTTATATTAGTTTCTGAATCGAAACTATAACTTCTAGCTCTTACCCCTATAAACATACGGGCTGCTAAAGCATTATAAAGGGGTTTAGAAAGACTTTCGAAAGGAACTTTGTCCCAATCTAATCCAAGTTTATTTTTTATTTCCCTTTTACATTCCATTAAATATTTTTTTATTTTATGGTTTCCTGTAGAAGGATCTCCCTTGTACCCCACGGTATTTAAAGATGTTTTTTTATCTAATTGAAATATTCCCTTAGTAATATTAGATCTTTTATAAGTTTTTGAGTTAGTCCCATAACAGCTTTCAACCGCAGCTACGTTTAGCATAAATTCAGAAACCTCTCCAGGATCTTCAAAAATCCCATCGGAAACCAGATTAACTATTTTTGTAACAAAATCTTTAGCACCTGTTGTTTTGTAATAATCTTCAATATCATCTTCAATTCCTTCTTCAGGAATAGCTCTCATAGCTTTCCACTCAAGATCACTTATAGAATACTTGTCCTTTAATTTATCTATAACAATTGGACTGGAGGATTCTAATAAGTTCTGGGAAAACTGGGAAAAGTTATAAAGGGATTTCATAAATAAATTTAATTATCGAAATCCGAAAGTTTTACTATGCTACTTTTTTTAGGTTCCGAATTTTCGTCTTCAATTGAATTGGAAGACTCTTCTATAGATTCTGATTCGATATCAAATTCTCCTATCTTTAATATAGTAGGAATCCCCTCAAAATCTTTACCTTCAGTAACAGCTGTACTTGGCTGAGCAACTATAGAAGGTGCTGCATTATCTATTGTATATTCTCTGTTTCCTTTTTCATTATACCCAGGTACTTCTATTCCAGAGGATTTTCCAAAAACTGCATCTGCATATCCAGCAAAATCATAAGCTGGTTCTCTTTTAATTTTATTCAATCCTGTTTTATCACTAGAATCTACTTGATTTTTCGGATCTAAAGGTTTAAAAACTTCGTCGTGTACTTTACCTCTAAATGCTTTGAAATCTAATACTTCTCTCTTTGAAACGTCTTTAATATTCATAATGTTTTTACTTTTTAGCTAATGCTTTTGCGAAAGATTCACCCCCGTCTTTTAAAAGATCTTTTATATAGCCACTTACAGCGGAAGCCTCTTTCTTTTCACCTCCACCAGGTTTTACTTTTTCGGCTCCTGTTTTAACCGCTACCTTGTCTAAGCCTTTAATAGTTTCTCTTCTTTCTGAGCTTCCCATGGTATCTATGATATCATCCACTTTAAAAGTTTCCGCTGGAGATTTATCCTTAAATATATTACGTAAGAAATCCTGTATATCAGAATCTAAATCCTTTCTTTTAGCTAGTCTATCACTAAGGGATTCTCTTAAGGTTTTATATAAAAATCCATCAGCTTCTATTCCCACGGATTCTGCGATTTCATCAAATCCACTAACTTGTAAAAATTCTACAAGACCTTCAGAAATTTTAGGTATGAAAAAATCCCAGTTATTATGTTTCCCTGAAACTATCCCGTAATATTCGTCAATGTCTATTGCTTCAAAAATCTCTTGAATCAATTTGGATAATGGACTTAATTCTCTAATTCCGAATCTTTCTAATATCCAAGATGCTACTTTTTGTTTAATAGCATTTCCGAATCCATTACCCAGCATTTTTAATCCAGTCAATAGGCTATCAGCAAATCCTTCATCGATTTTACTAACTTCGGAGGGAGACTCAAAAGAATTAAATGGTGTAATGTATTCGTTATTCATCCGGATTCGGTTTTATTTAACCTATATATCCGAATTACTTATAGAAACTTATCGAGAAAGGAATAAGTCTGTAGCCCTTTGTCTATAGGCTAATTTGTCTTTCACAATCTGTGGATTTTTGAGAGGGACCTTTTTTCTATCTATAATGGAATCCGGTAACAATGGTCTAAAAGTATCCTTTAGAATCTTCTTATTAGTTCTCCATTCCAAAGGAAGATTCAAAGCAAATCTAACTATATCTATATTTAAAAAAGGACTTCGAAGTTCTAGTGTATGTGCCATTGACATTTTATCTAACCTAGGCAAATGATAATAGGTAAGCTCTTCAAATACATCAGATTTTTGGGAATCATATTCATGGATTCTTGAATATCCTCCAAAAAGCTCGTCTGCTCCATCTCCGGAAATTACTATCCTATTATCAGAATCTTTTTTTATTGATTCAAATAAGTGGTATTGTGGAATAACAGAACCTAGATCTACAGGGGTTTCGTTCCATTTTTTGTATATCTCTTCATTATTTCTATCATCCATTGAATAGTCAAGGAAATTTACAGGAATGTCCAGGTGCATACTTAGCTCGTTAACGAATTCGGTTTCCCCATTTTCTATACTATACCACCTTACCTCAGCCTCTAAATCCTTCAGAATAGATGCTATTATGGATGAATCCAGTCCGCCCGAGACCAATACAGAAATTGGATACCCTTTAGATATAAGCCTATTACTAACCGCCTCGTGCATTTTATCCCATAGCCAATTCATATGCTCTTCATATGACTTACCTCTAAGCTCATCTATAGGTCTATTCCATCCAGTATAATAGTTTCTATATTCAGTAATGAATTCGGGAGAATCTATATTATAACCAACTATAGTATTTGCTGGGATTTTTTTAATATCCAGATAAGGTGTTCTGTCATCTGAATTATATCCCCATTTTCTAACCGTACTTATGTAAGACTCATCTCTTTTTGATTCTTCTTTTATAAGTCCCTTTATTTCAGAGCAAATTTCTCCTCCCTGATTTACATAAAGAATCTTTTTTCCCAACGGATCAGTAAATGCGGTAACGTTTCCAGTATTTGAATTATAAATGACTATCGCCCAAAATCCATCCCAGGATATTATATGAGAAAGATAGAATCCCGCAAATGCTTGTATATTATTTCCATTATAACTGGAAAATAAATTAACCAGATATTCAGTATCAGAAGAATAAGAACTTTGATCGTAATTAAAGATTTCTCCATTAAACATTAAATAAACTCCAGGTGAAATTTCAATCGGTTGGTTCCAGTTATCTCCATCTCTCGTTTGTATAGGAAGTCTGTGATGGCATAAGGTTACTCCCATAGCATCTACGGAATCCCATTCAGTTCCTCTATGAGAAATCTTATTTAAATCTTCTTGATTTTTGGATTTAGTTAGTATAATCCCGCACATTAATTAATGATGTTTTTTAAGATATCTATAGTATTTTTATTGAAAGAATTCTCTATTTTTACTATAGATATATTTCGATCTTTAGATTTTGAATATTCTATGAAATAATTCATTAGATCAGATTCTTCTTTCCTAGAAGATTCGTTCTTATCCCAATGGTCCTTGTTAGCTCTATCTCCTTTCGGGTTATCCCCATACAGATATATAAACTTAACATTAGACATTAATCCCTTTTTTATAAAAAGGTCCATTTCTCTTCTACCCTCCTCTTTAGATATACGGCCTTCTAAGACTCCCCAAGTCAATACACTAAATATTCCTCTATCTATAATACATTTATCTTTTATTAGCCCATCCTTTATCATTTGAAGTAACATAGATTCTTTACCTATAGCAAATTGATGGGTACCTATTGAATTGTCTGACATGCTCATTTCGCTAAACCAATAGGCAAATTCATACTGAAATCTACGAATTCCCGTAACTTTTGAAATTCTTTCGGAAATGTACGACTTTCCGCTATTTCTTGAACCTTCTATAAAATAAACCATTGAATTTTAATAATTATAGAAATACAAAAAATAATGTTTCTATTTATATGGAGAAAAATAATCTTCCGGAATATTATTAGGGTCTATTCCCATAGATTTACATATTCTAATAAATCCTTCATCTTTTAATAATACAGCCTTAACGTCATCTGGTTGATTATCTATCATGTCTTGATAAATATCCTGATATTGAAGAGAATATTCAAATAAACAGATCTCTAATTTCTGATCGAAGCTTAAACTTTTTCGTTTCATTTGAATGTCAGCTTTTATAGAATCAAGCTGTGCATTAGTACCGCTCATTGTACTTTTTTTCATGCTAGAATAATCTGGGAGTTCGCTATAACAGGAAGTTAATAATATAGCGGAAAGTAGGAATAAAGATAAATTTTTCATTTTTTCGTTTTTTGTTACATTCAAATATAAACAAAAAACCCCAGACCATTACGATCCGGGGCTATTTATTTTGGGGCTATTTATTTCTTTAAATCTTCATCTGTAACCTCTATACATGCATTAGAAGGAGGCTGGGGTACATCATCAAATTCTTTAGAATTCATTCTTTTTAAATGGGTCTCTAAAACACCTAAGTTATTAAAGGTTCTTTTTAAATTAGATCCCAAAGATTTAAATTTACCATTTTCTGGAATTTTTCCCAGAACCTCTTTTAACGCGGAGCCAAAATAAGCTCTAACGCTTCTCCCTGAACCTGCAGCTAAACCAGTAACCCTCATAGTAATTCCATTTTCTCCTAGGAATAAAATAGGACCTTCTGAGGATTCTCTAAATTCGTTATAATATCCGTCATTATTAAGTCTTTCTATAACATCATTAGTTAACACGTTTTCTCTTATCCAAGAAGCAGAAGTGATCATTTTACTACCGTCGTGGGTAAACATACCAGATAGCATAATTAATAAATTATTTATCCCAACAAAATCTTCTATTCCAAGATCAGCGTCACCCCTATCAGCTTCATCCTCTTGTATCAAATTAACAAAGGCTTTTTTAATAGGGCCTTTAAGATCCTCCATACTTATATAAGAAGTTTCAGATTCTAGTATAGATTTAACTTTTTTATAAACCCCTTGGATTTTAATATCATCGTTTTTTAATACTCTGTCAAAAAATTCACTAATCTTTGAAGCAGATTCGGATCTTTTTAGCATTCCGATTTTATTATAGATTCCTGTGTAATTTTTTATAAAGTTTGGATAATCTTCTGAGTCTTCTCCATTAACTTCTTCCCATTTAACTATATTTAGAGGAGTATAAAGACTAGATTTTTTAGAATTAGTAGAATATAGACCTCCTTCTAAAAAGAAGAAGTCTTGAGAATCCTCAGAATTTTCTATTGCATATTCCCAAGATTCCAAAAATTTCTTGCTATATTTCTTTTTAAGAGCTCCGTCGTCTCTAATAAAATTTTCAGCTTCCAAAGTAACTCCGCCTTTTCTTAAAGATTTAGCTACTTTTTCACTTAGTGCTTTAGCATCAAAATCCTCTCCTTCTCCAGCTGATTTATTTAAAACTTTGGAACCTTTGGATTTAACCCTAAATTCTTCATAGTACGTATTTATATCATCACTCAAAGCCGATTTATCCAGTCTTATTTTATCCGATTCATTTATTGAAAAGAAATCAGAGGTGCTCAATACTTTTTTAGCCTTAAATTTTTCTAATGAATTAACTACGGATTCGTTAGTGACAGTTTCTTTCATAACGTCCAAAGACTTTATTATCTTTTCTCTGTCTGAAGATTCAATAAAATCAGAAGCTAAAAGTATATCTAAAAGCTCTCTATCAACTTCACCAGTAACGTTCTTATTTCCACTTTGTTTTTGTAAAGCAGCAATAACAGCAGATGTTGCATTTCCATATTTTCCGTCTGCTCCTCCTTTATCTTTCAAGAAAGAATTTATTGTACTTACTCCGTTCATAAGACCTTTTTGTAAATTATAAATAAACTCAGATTCATCGAACTTGTCGTCACTATCTTGGTCACCAACTTTTATCGGAAAAGCTTCCTCGTTAAACTTACTTTCTCTATCCTCTATCTTATCTTGAATTATCTGCTCTGCCGTTACTTGAGCGGACGTAGCCGTTGCGAAGTGATCAAGAGCTTTTGTTACTAAAGTAACTATATCTCCATACACATCTTTTAATTCTTCATCATTCTCAAGATTTTTTAATTCCTTTTCAGTTGCAGATAAAATAGACTTATTAAAGTCAGCTTGGGTTTTAGCTACCATTTTTTCTAGATCTTTCAGAATGTCTTTATCTTTAGAACCCGTACCATCTCTAGTAGTATCCAATGCAGTTAACCTTTGAGATAACTGAGAAAATTCTCTTTTCCAATCTTTACTATACCCGTTTCGGCTGTTTTTATTTTCCGCGGAACTCATTAGGTTAGTTAATTGATCTCTAAGTCTTTTTACCCTTCCCCTATATCCTGAAAGAAGCTCTTCATTCAAAACTTCATCTTCTGAAAATTCTAACGATTCGTTCTTTTTAGAAAGTTCGTCAGCTATTTCGTTTAAAGATCCCTGTAGTTTCTCTGCATTTTCTTTTGAATATTTTACAAAGTTTCTTCCTTTTTCTTTAGATAAAGCTTCAGTCTTTTTTATGGCTTCTATAAAAACATCTATAGATTTCATATAAAGATCTTTAGCGTCGGAAAAATTTCCGTCCGCTACTTCACTATCATCTGAATATTCTTTAATTTTAGCTAGTAGTTCAACCCCAGTTTTTGAGCTGAATATATCACTAAGCTTAGTTTTTATAACAGATATTTTTCTATCTTTTTTTGGGGCTAAGTCAAAGTTTATTCTTTTAAAAGTTTCTAATGACGTATCAGCAACCTTTTTCATTAATTCGTCGACCTTTTCATTTTCAAAGATCTTATCGTAATTAGAAAATTGTCTAGCTACTGGATTTATTTTAAAATATTCCTTCATTTTGGATTTTATTTTTTCTATTAGTATATATGAGATGAGTCTCCACTGTTTGCCTTTTTCATCATTGAAGACGAAAGATCTCTAAGTAACCCAGGCATTTTTTGATATAGGTTAGCCTGTACGTTTATAGATCTAGCTTTATCCTCAATAGTTTCCGCGTCTTTTTGTTTTTGTAATTCCTCTGAAATATCTTCTCTAAGCTTACTTATCTTAAGCTTAATTTCAGTTATACTAGTATTTACGTTTTCGTTTATTTTCTTTTGAAAATCCGAAAATAATTCTAAATCACACATATCTATTAGCTATTGTTATTTTTGTTCTAAGGTCTCTGATTTTTTCCATACTATCCATAGAAATTTCTTTAAGCTCTTTACTAACCTCTTCCTTTGATTCAGGGGACGCTTTTATTTTGTCCATTAAAGATTCCTTTTCTTTATCTAAAACGGCATATTTTTCGTTTCTTTCTTTCCTGATATATTTAACCAGCTTTTTCAATTGGATAGAATCCATAGACTTTACTCTATTTTCAAAAGATTCGTGAGTCATATCTAGAAGTTTTTCCATAGAAGCTTCAGAATCTCCCTTAGAATATTTGAAAGATATTAAAGATCCATATTTACTTCTAAATGCAGAATCTTTCTTTTTAGCCCTTTCCATTGAACTTCTGTACTTTCTATATAGTTCATCAGCCGTTGTATCACTGGAGAGTGACTTGGCTTTCTTATACATATCTTCTGCAAGATCACTTTCTAAATTGGAAAGTTCAAGGTCCCAGTATGCTTTCAGCCTATCCGTTTTTTGAACCATTTCTTGTCCCCTTGTTTTTAACTTCTTTAGATCGCTAGAATGCTTTTTGGTTAAAGCATCTAAAACTTTTTCTTTTCTAGAAAGTATTCTATCGATCTTTTTTCTTTCTGCGGGGTCGCTTTTAGTTTGTTCTTTTTCAACTTCTAATGAATCTATATCAGAAATTATATCTTCCCATTCATCAACATACTCATTTTCCACCTTTTTGATATCATCTAAAATATCATCTAGCTTTGAAACTTTACCCCCGAATTTTTTACTAAGCCAGTTTATAGCTTTATCATATCCTGCTCCTTCCTCGACAAGATCTGGATTCTTTGTAGATCTCCAATCGTTGAATGCTAAAACTTTTCTATTCATTATTAAGATATTTTTTTAATTATTTCCTTTACAAAACTTTCGGATGAATTTTTTCCGAGTTTATTAAAAAGATCTATTATATATTTTGTTGTACCAGATCCGGCATCCTTTCCGTCTGATACCGTTGAATTTATTTTATTTATGATAGAAGTAAAATCTGATTCCTTTTTCATTTTGTTTTCTACCCCTTTTGCATTTTTACCTAAACTTCTATAAAGATCTAATAAATTTTTAGAAGAATCTATAGCATTACTTAATTCAATAAGCTTCTTTTCTTTCTTTTTAAAAAATCCATTTGTGCTACTTTCAGGTTTTGATTTTATAGAATCTACTATTAAATCTAATTCGGATTTTAATACATCCTTCATTTTTAATATTTCTTCTTCCAATTTAGATTTCCTCTCGATTACTTTTTCTCCCTCCTTACTTTCTAAATATTTTCGTTCTTTTTTAGGATCAATTTCATTTACCTCTATTTCAGAAGTCTCCTCAGGTTTAGCTGAGAAAGAATTTACTAGTTTTTCTACTTTTTCCCTAGCTTTTTCATATTTAGTTTTTAGTTCGCTAACCTCTTTAGGATCTGAAGCTTTTTTCTTAGCATAGTTATAAGTAAATTCTGCTATTTCATAATCTTTATCTGAAAGTTTTAATTTAGCATATTCTTTTCTCCTAGCTTTACGAGCAACTGCTTTTTCTATAAGGTTAACACCATTTTTCATTTTGGCTCTTTGATTATTCATGAAAGACTTAAGCTCTTCGCTTTTTCTAATTCTTTGTCTTTGTAAAGTTTTTACTAATGGTGAATTACCTTTCCTGGAAGCTTCGTCGATTTTAATTTCTATTTCATCTATAGAATCCTCATAATCATAAGATTTCTTAATGGTCTCTTTTTCTATATCAGATAACTTTTTAATTAGATCGTCTATCATTTTTATATAGGAAAGGGAGCCTAAAAAATTCTTTGATATATTATTCTTGATATTATCCAAAAGATTTAGTTTTTCATTAAGTGAAGAACCCATCATATAAGATATCACATCAGAAATTAGTTCCTGATCCTCGACCAACGAATATAATTGACTTTCGTTTAAAAAGGATTTAAATGAGGATAACTTATACATAATTATATAATATACATTTTATCTATATATCGTTACCCAATAAAAAAACCCCAAGCTAATTAGCTTGGGGTTTTTATTATTAAACTGTGCTTTATTTATTAAGATAAACCTCCAGAAGGTACCTTCACACTGAATGTGATGTACATTGTTTCAGGTAAATGACCAGCTTCAACTAGAGAGTATCTAGATTTAACTGCTACCTTAGGTGACATAGTACCTTCAGAGATTGTCTGAATGCTTTCTGCCATCATGTAAGGCATGAACTTAATACCTGGCTCATCGTCTCCACCTTTTCTTCCAACTAAAACTCTGTTGTCTGAGAACGCCATGTTCTGATCAACATATACAGTCATACCTGCAAGCGAACCTACTGGGTAAAGTGTACCGTTGTTTTGAGTTAAAGTATTAGAGAATGGTGCAAATGTGAACTGAGAGATGTCTTGAAGTGCACTTGCTACATTAGCGTTAGTAACGATAAAGTTAGCAGGACCTCTTCTTCCTCTGTTAGCTACAACGTTTGCAGATGCTAAGATTCTAGAAAACAATCTTCTCTGAAGAGTAGACAAGTTTTCATATCCTCCAGCAACTGGACCATCTGGAATAGCCATTACTGTACCCACGTCTTCTTTTCCAACATAAGCAGGAGTGTTACCAGCACCTGTATCACCTATTTCTAGGTTAAGGTTAAGGTTAGTTCCTTCTGTTGTTAGGAATTGCAAGTGGTTTGACCATCCTAAAGAGAATGCTCTTGCCAAAATGTGCTTGTTGATTGCTTGAGATACCTCATTAACCAATGCGTTTTCGATCATAGAAACTACGTCGATACCGAATTGCTTGTTAAGATCTTGGATTTGCTCCGTTGTTACTGATGCAGCTACTTGGAAAGTGTCTGCTTCAACAAACTTAGTGAAAGTCGAAAGACCTAAAGATTTGTAGTAGTTAGATTCACCTACACCTCTTAACATTGGGTTGTAAGTTTTCGTTCCATCTACATAAGGACCTTGAAAGTCATCAGTGTTGTTAAAACCAGCACCAGAGAATCCTTGAATGTGATCTTCTAGAGTTTTAACCAATACTGCGTTACCAGCAACTGTACCACCTGTATCGATAGCCGCTCCTGATAAAACTGTACCAGCAACTGTACCACCGTTAGTAAGAGCTGTGATTCTCAAAATTGGGAATCCATCAATTCTTGATAGACCTACAAAAGAACCAGTTAATAAGGATGCAGGTGAAGCTGGAGGATTAATTACAACTGCTGTCCCTACTGCCATAGTATCAAAAACTGCCGCTGCAGTAGGATCTACTGGAAATTTAATAACATCCGGTGCGTTACCATTTTGTGCTGTACCGTCAGATACACCACCTAGTTCACCACCAGCGTATACGTAATCCAAGTAGGATAATACTCCCGTTGGTCCAGACATTGGAATAACTGGGACGATATCAAACCCAACAGTTTTCGCTGCTACCTGAATTGCTAAAGGTAATAGTGATGGGAATTTATCTCCAGATCCTGAATTGTCTGAATTGTAGAACCCTTGGTTAGGTGTTCCTGTGAAGTTACCATTTCCTGGGTAAGCAGGAGGAGCAACAGCACCCATACCGTTAACAGTACCAAGTGTTTGGTATGCTCCGGCTGATTCATTTAATGAATGATAATGACAGTATTTAGTCAACCATTCTTTTTTGCCTTCGTCTGTAATACCAGCTTTCGACTCGATTAGAGGTGCCCAGGTATCATAGATTTCTGCTTCGTTAATTAATTTCATAATTTAAGCTTTTTTTTATTTTTTACGATTTCCGTTTTATCTTCGTCCAAATCTTCCTTCTAAAGCCTTAGCAACATTAGCAACATAATTATTAGAATATCCTGTGCTTGTTGTAGGTCCAGATTCTTTTTCGGATTCTGATTTTTGATTCTCGTTTAACTTCTGAAGTCCAATTGGATTAGATCCAAGGTTTCTAGTTGACCAGAAATCTTTTATTTGGTAAGTAGTTTCTAAATTCCTTAGAGCTGCCTGAGCCATTATAGAATTTTGGTGACCTTCTGAAAGGGTTTTCCAAGATTCTTTATATTCCTCTGGCATTTCATTGATGAATTTATATTCTGACTCTCCTTTTGGTTTTTCAGATTCGTTAAGAACCGTTTTTTGTGCCTTTTGTACTTTGGCACCCTCTGGAGTCTCTGTCTTTTGTGTTTGGACAGACTCAATAAGTTTATCTATACTTTCTGAAAGATTTGTATAATCTCCAGCAAAGCCTGATTCGTTTAAGTTAGCAGTAGATGCAAGGTCAGCCTTTTTTCTAGCTATTTCGCCCTCATTTAATGGCTGTGCTTCATTTACTGCATTTATATTTTCTGAAAGGTATTCGGAATAAGAAATAGATTTTGTAAGTTTCTCTGACAAATAATCAGAAAAGTCTAATCCTTTATTAAGATTTTCAGAAAGATACTCAGAATAAGAAATATTATTATTTACATTTTCTGCAATATGCTCACTGTAACTTATACCTTGATCCATTTTTTCTGCGATGTATTCAGAATAAGCTAATCCCTTTTCAAGTCCTTCAGCTAAATATTCAGAATAAGCAATGTTATTGTCTACGTTTTCAGAAACGTATTCTGTATAATTAATTCCTTCCTCTACCTTTTCTGCTAGATATTTAGAATAGCTAACATTTTTATCTACATTTTCTGCTACGTATTCAGAGTAAGCAATTGACTTGTCAAGATTTTCAGCTAAATATTTTCCGTAGCTAATTGACTTATCAAGATTCTCTGATAGGTATTTACTATATGTAATGGAATTATCTAAATTTTCCGCTAGATAAGAACCATACTTCATGGCATTATCTAGGTTTTCAGCAAGATACTCGCTATACTTTTCTAGTTTAGAAACTCTCTCTTCTAAATTTGAGGTATCCGTTGGAGACTCCGTACTTTCTGATTCTTTTATTGTACCAATAGCTGAATTAATTTTTTCTAATTCCGCTTTGATAAGAACCGAATAGTCGTTCATGTCCTTTACGGTAACAAACTCTTTACTGTTTTCTTCCATTCTGGTAGACTTATTTTTATCCTGATTATTCAAAATTTTTGTGAATTCGTTCACGTCTTTGATTTTATATATCTCCATGCTAGATTCTTTTTCTAACCCTAAAGACTGGTTTATACATTCTAGACCGTTCGTAACACTTTTGTTATGAAAATCACTAAATGTTACCCCGTTACTCTCATACACCCTTTCTAATTGAGCATCCTGAAATCCAGGGTCTGCAACCAGATCGTATGTAAATATTTTTTTAATAGCTACTTTTTTATTTTCCCCAACGGTACCAGCTGCTCTAGATGAAATTGATATTGGGATTCCCGCATCAACTAAGCCTTTAGCTATTTTTCCAGCTGGGGTATCTAATAGTTTTACTTTAATTCTTAAAACTCTAGCTTCTTTATCGTAAATAAGATCCTCCACTACGTGTGAAATGTTTTTTAGAGAAACATCAAATTTCTCTGGGTGATCTAATTCACCAACTAATCTTCTAGAAGTTATTTTTTCTTTTAGATATTCTAAATGAGGCATATATTCAGCCTCATCATAAATTCGGTTATTGTTATTTTCCTTTCCAAAAACCGCTGCTACTCCTTCCAAATAATAATCTCCTGAGGAATCCACAGTTTCATTTAGTTTAGTATACTTTAGGCTTTCGTCTTGCCTATGAAGCATAAAAACCAAATCATTATATTTTTCGTTTATATTCATTAGGAATAGTTATTTCTTTATGTATATATCAATCCTTTTTAATGAAATTTATTCGGTAAAAATGGATTAAGCATATTTTATGTCATTCTTTACAGAGTCGACTAATTTTTTAGCTATTTTAAATGACTCGCCATCAACTTTTTTATACTCTCTTTTTCTATCTCTAGCTCCGGCTTTAGCATTTTTAAAGGAGATTTTATAAATAACCCCTGCTCTTTTCATAGCTTTGATTTTGGTTATATTTTTCCAGCTGTCTATTTGAAGTGTTTTTATTTCTTCTTTAGTTAGAAATTCATCCATTATATTAACACCCTCTCTCTTAACTCGATCTTTAATAAGTATAGAATTTTGTCTCTCCTTATATTTTACATCATCAGGGGTAGTTACTAAACCTTTATCTGAATTTGATTCGTCGTCTTTAGATTTCATATCTTTTTCAGAATCGATAGGTTCGTTATCTTCTTCGTCCTCTTTTTCACTCTCGGTATCTTCTATAGAAATTTCTTGAACTCCTTTAGTTGCATTTGTAAATTCAATATCTGCAGAAGAAAATACAAGTACAGGCTCTCCATTTTCTACAAATAGACTTTCATTTTCTACTAAAAATAATCCCAGGTTAGGAATTTTTTTCTGGTCCCCTATTGAAGGATCCGCATACGAAGCAGTATCAAAATCATAAATAGCAACACCTACTGGATTAGCTAATTGACTAGGAGTTAATTTAACAGTGCTTGATTCGGAATCTTCTTCAGCTTCTTTTAGAAAATCTACTAGGGTTCTTTTGATATTTAAATTTAAGCCCCCTTCAAATCCCTCAGATTCGTCTATATCGTTTCCTTCACCAAACCCAAAAACTTCTTCTATTTTAGAATTACTTAGACTGTTAATTGTTTTAGTATCTAATACATTCCCGGAAAGGTTTATAATGTCCCCGTCCTTATCTTCGAAATTGAATACAAATTCGTCTGGTGCATTTTTTAGCTTGCCTATTAAATAGTTGGGTGCTTTCTCATACACATTTTTAAATGCATCCCATTCTGAATGTCCTTGGTATAAGTAGGGGAGTAAGATTCCTTTATCGCTTTCGATCTGGATCATTTCATGATCTAAATCATCATTATCAAAAAATCCTCTTTCTATCTTTTCTGAATTATCAAAAGCTAGCATAACCAGAGCATTTTCACTTAATGCTTTTTGGAGTCCTTCCGAATTCGCTTGAGTCATTATAAACAAAGATCTTTCCTCATATTCACCTACCTTTATTAATTCCATAGTAGTTCTAGTTTCGTCGGTAGCTACCCACTCCATCCAAGATCCCGAAGGTTGGGACCAACAAATCGTTATTGGGATTCCCGCTTGAATTTCTCCTGGGTTAAAGTTACCTTTAGCAAAGTCTTCCACCTCACTATATTTAGGTGCTTGTGAAGATCTATTCCAAGACCAAAGTGAATATGCTGCGTCGGCAAGCATAAGAACTTCACCCACAAAAGGTATAGCTTTACTAAATGCTTTAGAACCTACCTTAGCTGCTGTTTTCCCCATAAATTTCGGAAAAAGCTTACTAGTTCCAGATCCCCTCATAAAAGCCCTCAATAAACCAACCGGCCTAATTCTTTTAATTCGGGAAGCTCTTAATGTAGAGGATATTCCTCCTCTAGTATTTTTTAATGAAGCTAAACCTCCTATAGTTCCGAATCCGGTTTTAATATATTTTGTAGCCTTAGCCAATCTCTGAGCTTTTTTAATTTTTGCAGCGGCCTTTGCAGCGGCCTTTGCAGCGGCCTTTGAAGGTCCGGTAACTCTTTGAGCTACCCCGAGAAAGCTTCTAACTCCTTTACTAAAAATCCACCTTCCGATGATTACCTTACCAGCAGCTATTCCTCCATAGACTATTAATCCGGTTACTGCCAAAGCCCCGCCAACAATTATTGATTTTTCGAGTACATCCTCTATAATTTCATTAAAATTATCTTCATTGGAAATTTTTCCAGTATACGGAATCGCATAATCAATATTTATTAAATTAAAAGTATCAGATCCAGTTTTCATTACTTTGGCTCTATATGCCTGTAGACTTTCGACCATCCCATCAGAATCGTCTTCTTCACCAACGAAGTTAAGAAATAGGGCTACGGTTTCGTCATCCATTTCAGAGGGTGTAAAAGTTTCTTTTAAATCACCCGATTCTATTAATCTATTATATGCAAACCCAAATTTTATCGCTTTTTGAGTTAATTCTTTAGTAGATTCTTCCCCTTTATCTTCGGCTTCGTTTATAGATTCATTATTTTTATTAATAAAAGAGTAAAAGTCATTTAAGGTAGAAACTATTTTATTTTCATTTAGTACCTTAGATTCTTCATTATATAAAGATTCAGCTTGCCAATCTCTAGGATTTGCCTTTAGCCATTCATGAAAATCTTTAGATTTTGCCCACCACTGAAAATCTTCTAATGAGGATTCTTCTCCTCTAGCATCTGTCGGAATAGCTAGAAGAGGTGTAGTTTCTCCTTTTTTATATGAGCCCTTTCCGGGCGATAATAATATCATAATCTATATTTTATTTACTCTTCTGAATATATCCTATCATAGGATTTTGATATAAGGTCTATAAGTCTCCCTATATATCCACTATTTCTAAGCTTTTTAAAAGCTAGATTGCCTATAGAAAACTCTCCTCCTTTAGATAATGCCTCTTTTCTCATCTTCATTATCTTATCTTTTCTCTTAGTAGCTAAGTCATATAGTTCTTTAGCATTCGAAGGAATTTTTTCGCTAGATATTAATTTACTTTCTAGGCTATCTATTTCTGAGGAAATGGAAAGGTACTTTTTTTCTATATCTTCGTCTCTTATATCAGGCTCTTTGTGATTTGGTTTTTTAATCCATTCATTATTTAATAAGGAATATAAACCAGTGGACTTATGCGGTTCTTTTATATCTTGGACATAAACTTCGACTTCGTGACCTCTTATTCTAATATCATGTCTAACGTTCCATACAAACCTTATCCCATCAAAAGCTGCCTTTGTAAGTTTCTTTGGAGCATCTATTTTGTCGAAATCGACAAGGACATGAACATCAAGATCAGAAAAATCAGTATAATTGTAATTAGCTATAGACCCAGTTAATTGAATATCTTCTATTGGAACATTCTTAGCTATATTTTTATACTTAGAATAGAATTCCTCAGCTATACTAACAAGCTTCTTTCTAACGCTAGGGTCCAAATCAGCAGAGTCCTCATCCTCGTCCCAAAAAAGAGGATTTAAAGAATCATGATAATATTGGGTAGATTCTTTTAGTAATTTCCAACTGGAAAGTGTTTTTTCTAAATAACTCACAAAAAAAGCCGTTTAGATTATATATCCAAACGGCTTCTAGTGGTTTATGTATTATTTAAAATAGAAGGGATTTCATTACTTTCATTACTGCTATAACATCATCCTCACAATATTTTACAATATCTTTTATATTTCCTGAATAATAGAAAGGGGAAACTAAAGATCCGTCCATTTTTCCCTTAGGGGAAGGAATTCCCATAGAGCATGTGAGTAGATCCAAACTTAGGGTCTTTTGCATCTGCCAACTTCCAAAAGAAAAAATATCTGCAGTATCTAAAAAATTAATCTCCCATGGTTTTTTTCCATAAACTCTAAGGTTTGAAGAAGGTTCTATTCGATTATAAAGCATTCTTTTTCCTATACAAGGGATATCAAAGGCTTTTAAGTTATGTCCACAAAGCTGCCAATTTTTTGCTAGAGCGTTATTTAATATTTTATTTACCTTATTCAACAAATCAGTTTCTTCCTCATCATAAACGGAAAAAAGTTTCATTCCGTCAGGGGAATTTTTATCAAAGGTTCCGAAAGATACGCAAACTATTCTAGAAAATTCTGGTTCCAAACCTGCTCTATCTCTAAATATAGCGGAAGGTGATGCAAACTCATAACTTTTTTTAGAAGCTATATAATATTCAGCTCTTTTTTCCCAAAGTTTTGCAAGTCTAGGATTTTTTTCTTGGAGAGTTTCGAAATCTTTTTCTATACCAACGGTTTCTACATCAAGATATAGACAATTTTCTACTACTTCCTTAGCTATAAACATAATTTAAAATATTTAGTTGTTAAGACTTTACCCTATCTATAATTACGGGTTTTAGAGATTTGTATTCATTAATGTACCTATAGCAAGAAAGTTCCTTATAGTTACTTTCTATAGCTACACATATATTTTTATTGAAAGTTGGGATCCTTTTATTTAAATGATTTGAAATGGTCCGAGACTCCGGAATTCCATTTTGATTGAAATTAATAGGTTCCGCATGTATTACTAGGGGTAATCTTTTTTTGCTCCATGTTGAAATACTTAAAGCTAGAGCATCTCCGTGAGTTAGAGAACCTGGATTGAAATAATGTCCAATAGTTCTGAATACTATCGGAATCTTATAAGTTAAGCTTAATTCTGTTAATAAATCCTTAACCGAAAATAAGCTAGGTCTATCGTCATTAACAACCATAATTTTATTTCTCACTCTTTCATTCAACAAACTTTTAAAATTACTAGCAAACCTAATCATTGTTTCTTTTCTATTCCCGTAAGCACTTCCTACCCTAACTATAATTCCTCCTTCTGGGTATATCCAATCCATTATGATATCTAGATTGTCTAATCCACAGCAGGTACTAGTAACAATTTTTTCTTGCATGCTTCCAAGAAAATAATCTTTAGGAACATAAAAAAATACCCTATGATTATTAACCTTTATTTTTTCCTTAAGCGGAATTAATAAAGCTCTACATTTTATTATATCGTCTCCTACAATATGATTATTAAAAATTTCTGATATGAATTCAAATTCAGAAATGTCCACTACTGTAGTGGAAAATCCTTTTTCTATATTAAATGATATAATATCAAGTATCCATATAGAAAAATCCAGTTGTGGATTGTCTTTAGTTACTTCCCGCATTTCTTCCGAAACCGGTTCTCCTAAATAAGTAAGTTCGTATTCTGGGATTCCTATTTTCACTTTACTATTTTATTATTATAGCAAATAATAGGTTATTGTTTCTTAACCACCTACGGTTTCTATTCCTAGGTCAGAAGATGTATAAACTCCGTCTGGGTTTTCACCTTTAGGGAAATCGATTTTAAAATCACTTATAACTTGTCTGTGCCCTTTATCACCGAAATCTACATGCTCTATGGTATCTGGTTTAAGTTCCATTACCTTTTCGCCATTTTTGAGCTTTTTGGAAGATACCTGGACATGGATTACGAATCCTTTATTATCCTCGGTTCTTTTGGCTTTAACGATCATACCAGCTACTTTTTTGTCTTTCTCGTCAACAGGAACACCTATAACTAAATCCCCCATTCCAAACTCAGATCCTGATACTTCTCTTTTAACATTGGGATCTGGACCGACTTCTATTCCTAGATCTTTGAAAGGTCTGTAAGTAATTTTAAATATACCATTTCCTCCCCCGTCCCCGTACGAGTCACCGAATGCGCTACTGTCAAAAAATTCGTTTATACTTTTAATATTCTTCAAGTGATGTAAGTATTTTTCCTTCTATTTATCTAACTTTTTTAAATATTCTATACTTTTCTTGATTTCGTTTGCAGTTTCATAGTCTTCTAAACTAACTGCTTTTTTTAAATCCATTCTAAGTTTATCCAAATCATTATAAGCTTCAACAGTTTCTTCTGGTAAAGAAGGATCCATTAACATTATCCTTTGTGGACAATATAAAACTTCCAGCCTAGATTTAGTTTCAAATTCTAATGAGTCGTTTATAGTTCTTTCGTCTTCCTCGTCTTCATAGTCATCCTCGTCAGAATATATACTAAGATCCCATTCATCATTAGTCCAATAAATATTCCAGTGGGAATATTGCATAGAAGGGATCTCATTTCCTATCATATATTTTATAACACTCCGTAATTCGTGCTTTAAATCTTTAACGGTAATTTCCTCAGACGGTTCTTTTCTTTTAAGACCGGGGATTGCAAAATTAGTGAGACCTATTCCATAATTAAAAGAATGATGTACTTTTAATAGCGCCTCCCAATCTATAGCTTTTATTACCGAATTTAATAATTTTCTATGGTTTTCTTTCATTTAAGTCCATTATTTTCCTGATGTTTTTAATTGCGCTTTTAAAGAAGTAAGCCAATCTCTATATTTATCCGGAAAGAACTCTTTTAATTCTGACAATTCTCTGGAACTTACAGAAAATTTTTCTTTTATGAAATCCTCGACCTCACTAAAATCATCAAAAGATGGCTTAGAGGAGCTTTTAGTTTTTTTAGGTTTATTAGTTTTTGTATAAATCCATGTGGGTTGTCTGGAGTAATTTTTAGATAAAGTTCTATGCCACCAATCAACTACTGGATATGGGTTTATTTTTAATCTATTAAACTGGTCTGCTTGAATTGGAAATTGTATAGCCATTATCCTATTGATCATAAAATAATTTCTTTTCTTATCAGAATTACTTACTTTATCCCATTCAGAATCTTTTTTAAAAATAGTTTTTACTAAGTCGAATAGTTCCATATTTAAAATAATTTAAAAGGGTCATATTGGCTAGGAGTGCTGCTAATTTCACTATTTCCCGAAGTAACCCATGAAGTTCCTTCTAATATATCGGTCCTGTCTAGTATTACATTTACTTTTGGGTTCTTCATTGCTCTTTCTATTTCATCACTAATTCCGGAAAGAACGTAGGGAGGATATGAGGATTCAGAAAGCCACATAAGATCAAAATTTCTTATTAGATTTTCCTTAGCAATTTCCCTATTGACTCCGCTATCAACCCCCTTAATTATTTTTATTGATTGTCCAGCTACCCATTCCATAAAATCCTCATTCTCCAGAAGTTCATTAAAACTTAAATCAGCCCATTTGGAATCTAAAAAAAGGTCCCATATTTTCGCTGCTTTATTTTCAGTAACTCTAGTTAATCTACTTTCGGGGGTTAATCTGAATGACCATATAGCCGGAACATCATCACCTTTATCTCCGGATAGGATTTTAGTAAAGATAAACTTTCTCCTATCTACTATATTAACTTCCGCTTTATTCAATAGATCCTTAAGCTTCTCTTTATCTTTGTCCATCGCAGAACCCATGTCAAATATAGTAATCTCTTTCTTCTTATTTAGATATTTTTCTCTCCAAAAGGGATCTATAGTGATGAGATTGTTTTTGGATTTGGAATTCCATGCTATCGTCCATGTATCATTGTCTCTAGTCTCCGCTAGCTGATGTAAGTCACCATCACCAGACACTATTATGGTATTCTCTCCTAAGTCTTTAAAATGTTCGACCCATCCCCAAATTAGATCGTCACCCTCGGCACCTTTAGATTTAGAAAAAATAAATCCCATTTTTTCTAAATGTTCACCGAAAGAGTGCATAAGATTGAAAAACGAACTCCAGTCAGGGCTATCCTTACCTTTCTCTTTTCTACTACTTTTATAACCTTCATAATAATCTTTCCTCCAGCTTCTATCATCAGCAGTAAATATTAGCCTTCCACCAGTAGGTAAGCTTTTTAAAGTATAACATAGATCAGTAGAAACCTTCCTAATAAACATAGCCTGATCTTCCGCGGAGGCTAATTTTTCCGCTGGGTCTATATCTCCGTAACCTGCAAAAACCCCGAAAGTTTTATGGAAAATATAGTTTCCGTCACACAGTATATTTATCATGGTAATTATTTATTTCATTATAGATATATATACTCAAAAGGTTTCTTATGAAAGATTATTACGTATATGTTTATTTAGATCCAAACGATCCTGGGGATTTTGAATATGGTGATTTAAGATTTACTTTTAAACCTTTCTATATAGGGAAGGGGACTAAAGATAGATGCTATAGTGGGATAAGAGATAAGGGAAGATTCTATAAGGTTAGTAAAATAAAATCTATATTAAAAACCAATAAATTTCCTATTATAACTAAAATTTATGAAAATATTAGTAACCAAGAGGCTATGGAAATTGAGAAATCTTCGATAAAGTTAATAGGTAGGAATGATTTGGGCCTTGGGCCTCTCACTAATATGACAGATGGTGGAGATGGTGGACCTGGATATTTACACAAAGAAGCATGGAAAAAAATTCTTTCCAAACCAGTTATCCAATATGACAAGAAAATGAACCCGCTAAATGAATTCAATTCCATAAAAGAAGCAGCAGAAACACTTGGTATATTTAGCCAAAATATTTCTTCAGCTTTAAATAAAAAACAAAAAACCGCTGGGGGATTTATCTGGGCGTATAAAAATCCAGAGGATTTTTTACAGGGCCATCTAAAAACAAAATCCAAAATGCCCAGCCACTCAGAGGAAACAAAAGATAAGATGAAGAAATCTGCTAAGAGAGGGGAAGATCATCCCATGAGCAATAAAACAGGGAAAGATCATCCAAGGGCTAGATCCATAAGACAAGAAACACTTACTGGAGATTTAATTAAAACCTGGGGATCTTTTCAAGACATTAAAAGGGCTCTTGGTTTTTCTCCATCTAATATATGTAGATGTTGTAAAGGAGAAGTTAAAAGAATTGGGGGTTTTAATTGGGAATATGTAAATTAAATCACTTTTTAAAGTGCTTTAAATAATATTGGAAAGAAGATTTTTGAAGTATCTCCATTATTTCAGGATCTCCGAAATTAGGATTCGTTATAGACATATCAAAATCTGTATATTCCAAAAAATCAGATCTGTCTGTACTTAGTCTCCTTTCAGCACTGTCCGAATCTTTTCTATTTTTCAATCTTTCTCTCCTAGTTTTTTCGTCAATATCAATATAAACTATAAAAGAATCCTTTCTGTCTTCAGGTTTTAATTTTTCTACCCCGCTAGGAGTCATAATTAATAAATCGGATTTTTGAAATTCAGAAACAGAGGTTCCGTAAAACCATCCGTTGAATTCAACATATTCATAAAAAGAATCAGGGGCTTCCAAAAAATATTGGCGGTCTACAAAATAATAGTCTATTCCGTTTTCTTCTTCTTCTCTAATAGGTCTAGAAGTATGAGAAGTACAATAAGTCAAATTCCATTTATTTTCTAGAAGCTCTCTCAGGTAATCTTTTCCCGATCCTCCTTTACCTACTAATATTATTCTATTCTTCATCAATTTCTAAATTATTAAACCTATTCATAGCATCTTCTAATTCGATACATGTCCACGCCCACTTACCAAAATCTTCATTACCTGGGAATTTTTCCCTTTCAGGTAATGATATACCAAAAACAATTTTGGGTTTATCTATTTTTATTTTAAAAACCTCATAAGCAAAGGGGGTTTCTTCTTCTGGATTACTCTGAGAATAAATCATGGCTTTATCCCCCCTTTTATAAACCTTATACAAAAATCCGTTTTTTTGAATTTCTTCTTTTAGTAGTTCCATTATTGTTTCATTATTTTTTGAACCTGATAAAATAGGGAAAGTAAGCTAACCATAGGATCTATTACCTGTCCTCTTTGAGCTTGGTGCTCTGCAACCTTAACTATAATCCCCGGAATCTTATCAATATGTTCTGTTTTATTTCTAAGTATCCAATCTATAAATTCTCCACCCAAAGCTGTCATGACATCTTCCACTTTAGATGAATATTGGCCTACTAGAACCTGATAATTAGATACTGGATCTGGTTTATTTACCAAAAGAAGATAAAGATCCTCAAATGACCAACCGGAATTTTTAATCTTAGCTATATCAATAACTTTAGTACCGTCAATAATCCAAGATTGTATTCGGTTTAAAGCACTTCTTAAATCAGGAAAATTTATTCTAGTAAATTCATTTAGAGATTCCTCATCTATAGCCATACCTATTTTTGAAAGTATAAGGCTGATTCTTTTCTGCCATTCCTCTTTCATATACTCTTCCTCTTTGGCATTAACTGGGTCAAAGTTAATAATCTCAAATCGACTTTGTACAGGATCGGGTACATTATTAATCCAATTACAGGTAGCTATAAATCTAGTATTGCCCTGGAATTTTTCTATCGTACCTCTTATAGCCTTATAAAATTGGGCAGAAGCGCCATCAAACTCGTCAAGTATAACCACCTTCATGGGAGAAATCCCATCCATGATACTAATAGATCTACAAAAGTCATTTATTTTACCCCTGATTACATCTACAGAACTTTCATCTGAAACGTTTATAAATTTACTAGGATATCCTTTAGCTAATATTTTAGCCAAAGTTGTTTTCCCGCATCCGGGAGAGCCTGCTAAGAGTATGTGTTGATTTAACTCGGTACTTTGGAAAGAACTTCTAATTCTTTCCGGGAGTATCATTTGTTCTACTTTATTGGGTCTTAATTTTTCAGTTAGAAGTTCTTGCAGCATCCTTATTTATATTTGGATACTATATGGAGAAATATACTATAAGTTTCTTTTTTCCTTACAATAAAGCTAAATTTGGAAGGTTATTATAAAAAATTTAACAAAACCCTGTTCGAGGTTGAACAAAATGAGTAGCTGTCTTGAGATTTAGCTATATAATTTAAATTCTTTTTCTTTTTAACCTTAAAACCTATAGCAACCTCTTCACTAGAACAAATTTTTATATTGCTAGTTTTTGAAGGTAAAAATCTAAATAAAGTTAATAGGGAATGCCTTCTAATTTTGTATTCTAAAATTCCGCAAATACTTCCTAATGTAGAGTTTTCATCAAAATCTGTCACTGTACATATATCATCAGAAAAAATAGTATCGAAAACCCATCCCCCTTTAATATTAGAGTTTATTAAAGCATATTTTAGAGGGAAAGAAAATTTTGCATATTTCAAAGAATCTAATTCAGATAACTCAGAATTAAAATATTTTAGACCTTTACCATTCCAGGTAATTATAATTCTTTCTCCTATGGGATGTTCCTCTATATAGAAAAGCTTCCAATTTTTTAATATATCTACGTTTTTATTATATCCTGGGAGATTTTTAATCATAGCTAATTTTGAGTTAACAAATATAGATTAAAAAATTAAAAGAGGGCAGAGGTATTTAAGACTTTTAATTAAAAATTATATATTCTACTTACTATCGGAGTTATACTTAAGCATCTTACATGCCTCCACCAACTCACCTAGCTCAACTGGGGTTGCTCCCATGTACCTACAAGATATATGCCCACTTATATTAGAAATTTCTAATGTATTATCTATATCTATTTTAGAAGCCATACACAAAGATAAAGTAGCTACTAAGCTATCTCCTGCACCACTAGCATCAAAGACGTAAACCTTATACCCTTCTACTAATTTCGTTTTATCTTCTTTAACGTATAATAATCCACCACTTCCTAATGTTACTATTAGCGAATCTATTCCTGTTTTTCTTATGAAATCAAAACAAAGCCCTTCTAACTCCTCTTTCGTTAAATCAACTTCCAGAGGAAGTCTATTAATAGTTTTCATATAATTTAAATTCGTCCTCAGTATATTCACTGAAGCTAGAGAATTTAATTTATAATTGGAGTTGTGATAATTAGGGACATCCAGGATAATCGGTACGTTAGCAGATAAAGCTTTAGAAATAACAAGATCCAAAATCTTTTCGTCTATAAACATTCTACCACTATCCTGAATTATTACAGCTGAGTATTCCTTGATATTAGAAATTTTATCTTCTATAAAATTATAAATCTTATCCCTAGATTTTATAGGTGATGTTGGGGTATCTATTCTAGCTACATGTTTACCTGAACTAAAAACTCGAGTACTTAAAGAATTTTGATAATCATCCAAGGTTAATATAAGATCCTCTGGTAATGCAACTTCCTTGAATTTATTTTTTATTAGCTTTTCTAGAGCATCCTTTCCGACAATACTTAAAATATCGCAGGATCCCTCTAGACTAATTATATTATTTGCTATGTTTCCTATACCTCCTAATTGGTATTCAGTGAACTCCCTTTTAACTATTGGAATTGGGGATTCATAAGAAATATTGGACGAAGTCCCCATGATATACTCGTCAAAAACTAAATCACCAACGAGTAATATTTTACCCGCTTTAAATTCTATTCCTTCCATTTTTATTTTTATAAAGTAAAGTTACTTTCTCCTCCTGATTCTTCTGCTCCCTCTTCTCCTGATCCTTCAGCTTCTTTTTTCTTTTCGAAGATCTTTTTTATTTTTTCCTTATACCTAGAATTGGCTTCTATTTCGTCTGGAGTTAATCCAAGGAATCTTTGTACTAAAAAATTTGGATCGAAATAAGCCTCTTCCTCTTCCCCAACTTTTTCAGAAAGAGTAGATAGAGTAGATATGAAAGAAGCTCTTTTAGCAAGATGTCCGAGTTTAATTTTTAAATCAAACTCGCTCTCTTTTACGAAATTTATACCTAGATTAGATTTAAAAGATTGATCCGATGCCAAATCTGGGTAATCTAAACACATCTGAATGTATAGAGGTTTTATTAAAATCTCTTGGAAATTAGATCTCAATCTATTCAGGAATTTATCAAACCTCATTTCATCCCTTTCCATCTGATCTATATTTATTTGATGGTTAGATGGGGTTCCTCCTTTAGCAGCAAATCTAGCATAAGGAATTTTAGAATCTTGTTTTAGTTTATTGAAAAAATACGTAACAGTTTCCATGACATTAAAATCAGGGCCGTTTGGATTCAGAGATTCTATCTGTGGACTTTCCCCATTTTTTTCAGGAAACATATAATTTTTATAAAACTGTACTTTTGGTCTTCCGTTAATTGTTAATTCTCCACTGCTATCATCTAGGTCTATTTCTTCCTTGTAATTGGACATTAATTGGCCCAGTGTTTGAAGCGCTTTTTGTTGAGATTGAGTACCAACAGGAATAATAAATTTAAGTCTATATGAAGCGTTCATTACGTTCCATATAACCCTAGTATTTTCCATTATTCTTAATATATTATAGGATCTAACTAATCTTTCGATATAGCTAACCCTAGATATAGCATTACCTTTTGCATAAGAAAGATATATTACCTGCTCGTCTTTAAGCTTTCTAGTTAAATTTGCATTCCCTGGGTATTGTATCCAAAACTGTTCAAATTTATCAGGTCCAACTTTTTCTACTGTAGGTTGCAAAGAAATTGCATCAAGTTCTTTAAATCCGACTATATTTTTCCCAGTGTTATCGTAAACTATTTCTAAAGCCAAAAAACCGTCTATAAGAAATTGCTTCATGTATTGCCAACCTAAATTTGAATTAGTAAAGCCAAAAAGTGAATATATTTTTCGAAAGTTTTCGAAAACCTTATCTCTAACCTTATCTTTTAAATCCAGATTTACCATTTCTGGGTAAGCAAAAAAGTTTTTGGAATCTTGGACTATAGCTTCGTCCGACATAGTATCTAATATGAATTCAATCTCACCATTTAAAGAAAATTTTCTAAGAAAATCCCTTTTTCCTCCATAATCTTTATCAAAATATGCTATATATTTTCTTACTCTAGTATCTTGTAAAGCTGAAGTCCATCTGAAAGCATCAGAAACTGTAGCTCCGACCCCTTCTGAGTTAACAAAACCAGATTCGGTCTTCCCTATAGACTGGGAATTCCTTATTATCATATCTTGATACTTCATACCGAACCTTGAAACCTTACTAAGGTTTCTAAATAGGGTAGTCAAAGATTGTCCGCTTCTAATATTATCTAAAAATCCTGCCATTATTTATCTTCTTTATTATCACCTTCTTCATCACCCCTTTCGTCTTCTTCATCCTTCTTTTTCTTTTCATCAGCAGCTCTTTTCTTAGCTTCTTCATTGGACTTTATATCTTCATTATTTAAGCCCAGATATTTTTCTATTAAATATCCAGTAGAAAAGAAGGGTTCATTTTCAGAAATGTTTATTTCCATTAATCCATTAATTGATTCCAATTTATTATTCATGGTTTCAATTTCCTGATTTACCCTAAATGGATTATCAGAAAAATATTGTAAACCCAATTGACTTTTAAATTGATAGTCAGTTGCAAGAGCTGGGATTTCTTTACACATCTGAATCCATATGGGCTTTATCAAAATGCTTTGGAAATTAGATCTCAATCTATTTATAAATTTATCAAATCTAATTTCTTCTCTATCCATCCCATCAGCACCATCAGAATAATTCCCCTGTGTTCCACCTTCAGGTCCTTGGAATCTGGAAGAAGGAACTTTAGATTCCTGAATTAGTTTATCATAAAAATATGCTAAAGGTTGCATATCATTAAGGTCTGGCCCCGCAGTATCCAAAGGTTCTATACTAGGAGTACCATTTACTCCCGAAGGAATCAGATAATTCTTATAGAATTGTATTTTAGGTCTCCCGTCCATCGTTAGCTCCCCGCTTTCGTCATTGAATTTAATATCTTCCTTATAGATACTCATTAATTCTCCCAAAGTTTGCATAGATTTTTGAGGAGACTTAGTACCTATAGGAACAGTCATTTTCATTCTAAATGAAGAATTCATAACAGACCATATGATCCTAGTATATTCAATAATTCTTAGTACGTTATATGGTCTTATTAGTCTCTCTGCATAACTTACTCTGGAAATAGAATTTCCCTTCGCATAAGAAATATAGATTATTTGAGAATCATAAAGGGTTCTTCTTTTTCTTTCGTCGTCGGGATACTGTATCCAGATAGGAATGAACGAGCCATCTTTCTGTTCTTCCACACTTGGTAAAATACTACTAGAATTAAGTTCTTTAAAACCTATAATTTTTTTCCCGTCGTCATCATAAATAATTTCGAATGCAAGTACTCCCTCTATTATTAATTGGCGGAAAAAATGCCAAGCAGTACCATCCTCATTAAATCCCCACAGAGAATAAATACTCTTGAATACTTTATCTAATTTATCTTTAACCTTTTCATTAGCATTTGAAAGATTCAAAAAGTTAGGAGTAGCAAAAAAATTGGAGGGGTCAGTATTGATTGCTTCGTCGCAAACTAAATCTAATATAAATTCAATCTCAGGATTTAACGAAAATTTCCTAAGGTAGTCTTTCTTTCCCTCATATCCCTTATCAAAATAGGTAACATATTCTCTAGTGGTTGTATCCTGTCTACCTAAAGAATATAATAAAGCTTCATCGCTTATAGGACCATTTTGTAGAAAAACAGCTTCAGTGGCACCTACTGCCTGAGAATTCTTAATGACTAAGTCATTATATCTCATACCAAAAGTACTTAATCCCTTAACAGAATCTTTTATTCTATTAAATAGATTATTACTACTAGGTTCATTATCTAAAAATCCCGCCATTAATTGTTATTTTATATTATACCCGAGGATCAGCTTTTAATTTCATTTGATATTTCTTATATATCTCAGAAATTCTTAAACCAATAACAGAGTCGAGATTTATATATGGAATAGCTTCCCAATCTGAGTAATCTATTACTTCAATATTTCTAAAGAATTTTCTTTTAAATCCTGTATATGAAACCGAATATCCCGTTCCCCCTAATAGTTTTTTAATAGTTTTAGGTCTAAGATCCAAAGGTATTTGATTTGATGTTATTTGGTTTGAGTTTTTATCTATAACCTCTTGGTAGTATTCAAAAACTTTTTTTAGAATTTCCGCCCTATATAAATGCGGAGTTACTATAAAATCTATAAAAAATTCTATCTTAGTCCCATCTTTTAATTTTTTCCCAGCTCCACAGTACAAGCCCAAAGGCATATGGTTAATATATTCTATTTTGTTACTTAATTTTGAGTCAGTAAAATAGTCGAAAATATATACTTTACCAGGAATTAGATTACCATTAAATGTTTCTTTAGGAGCTTCTGATTTACCTCTAGAATATTTTTTTCTAAAAAGGTTCTCAGTATTTTTCATAACTTTTTCTACAGATCTTCCATTTTCTAGTTTATATTCCAGAATTCTATCATCAAAATTCATTTTCCTCTAAATAAGAAATTTTCATCCACTACCTTAAATTTAAATCCTCTCTTACCTGCCCACTCTATCGCAGCTTTGAATTTAGCTTGGTTTGTGATGTATACCTGCATTCTATGATTATAAGCCTTCAGCTTTTTTTCCGTTTTTGCTCCCTCAAAAACTGGTTTTTCTACTTGCCTCTCGGGTTTTACTTCTAAAATCCATTCTTCGGTATCCCCGTCTCCCTTATCAGACTTAACATAAAAGTCAACATAATATTTATGAATTTTTTTATCCAGTGGATTATAATAATCTATAGGCATTGGTTCCGAAGCCCATTTTAATATAGATTCGTTTAAATCACAATAAGAACAAAATCTATATTCCCAAGAAGATCTACAAATTATATTGTGAATATCGCCTATGTATTTTTCAGGATTTGTAGGTTCGTATTTACCAGATCTGAAATTCCCATTGGGCTTTATTTTTTTAATAGACATTACCTATATATTATAATTTCCAGAATCTCCTGTTATATGGCTAAATGGAATAGTGTTAGGGCTTTTTGGTGGATGTATTTTTTTCCATCCTTTAGCAAATCCGTTTTTACCTATTTGAGTAAAATAAGCGAATGGGTTATTAGATTTTTCCGGATTGAATCTATTCCAATATTTTATAAGGTCCTCCATAGCTGAAGCCATGCAATCGTTTCTATCGTCTGGATTTTTATAAGCCATTCTTTTTGCTATACCCTCTATCATTAAGGTAAACATATCAATCATTTCTCGAGTAAGTTCTCCAGCTTCTTTAGATTCTTTAAATGCTCTCATTAAATCTACATTTCTAACATAATTAGCCATATTTAAATTTATTTTACTTTATATATTTTAGTCCAGGATTCGCTAATAGTTCCCAAACAAAAAAGGTCTACTTTATTAGGTAGACCTTTTATTGATATATTTATATTTATACTTTTTCTTCTTCGGAATCTAATTCACCTTCAGTCTCTTCCGAAGGAGTTTCTTCGCTACCTTCAGCTTCTTCTCCTGAAGTTTCTTCGCTACCTTCAGTTTCTTCACCTGGAGTCTTACTTAAAGCTTCTTCCAAATCAACAATTTCGTCTATTTTATATTCTCCAGTTTGCCCGTTATCATGAAGAACTGTATAACTACCAGATGAACCATCTATAGATATAACTTTACCAGTATCTCCAGATTCTTTAATTTTAACAAGACTTCCTATATTAAATTTTTCATCTTCGGTAATACTCTCTATAGAAGAATAATCAATAGAATCGAATTTTTCTATTTCAGAATTAATAGTAGCCCATTTTTCTTTTAACTTAGAAATATTATTTTCCAACATTTCTTTAGCTTTTTTTATTTCTTCTGAATCAGATAGTTTAGAATTTATTCCAATAGCATTATTTATTTTAGCTAATTCATTCTCTACAACTTTAAGGTTTTCTAATACTTTAGTTCTGTCATTTACCATAACAGATTTAATCTTATCTTCACCTTCTAAATATTCAGTAAGACCTTCAGAAATGTCATAATTCAGATATTCTTTAACAAATTTAACAGCTTGCCTTCCATTAGAGGGATATAAGGAATTTTCATTCATAGAAGGGTTTACTTTATTTACATAAATTTTTCCTTCCCATTTAATTAGATTTACTTCCGCTCCTTCATATAATTTAGATCTTACACTTTTTATAAAATCTAATTCAACAATACTGTCAAAATTTTCATAAAGCCTTATTATATCATATACTGATTTAGATCCATTAGATCCAAGAACTCCAGAAAATTTAGATTCTAATAACTTAGCTAACATATTCTTATTATCAAAGCTTAATTTAGAGGTGTTTACATAAACAAAGTTAGAATCATTTTCGTTTACTATAGAGATCTTATCTTTTCCTACGTAATAGATTATACCTTTTTCGTTAATCCTTAGGTTTTTACTAGAAAATGCTTCGTTTAAAGACTTGAAATTGTTATCTATACTTTCTTCATTAATAGTAACCACCCCTTCAGTATTTGCTCTGAAGTATTTTCCACCTATAGAAAAATATGTATTATTCTCAGAAAGGAATATGGGAGAGTAAACTTTAGCTACAAATGATTCTCCTTGCTGTGAAGGTATATTTAAAGATCCCGTTTCTTTAGATTCCATTTCATTTAATTTATTTATTAAGTTTCCGATTATCGGATTGAATGACCAGGTTCTAAGGTTTTTAGATAAAAGTTTATTTGAGTTAGATCCTTCCTGTAACCATTCGTTCATAATATTAGCAGCTTCAGCATAGAATTTCCATCCTGCACTTCTCTTAATGGAAAAAATTGCTTTCTCCACTTCCACTTCTGCTAGGCTTTCTTTTAAAACCTTAGATAGTGACTCTTTTTCTTTCTTAACTACATCATCCCATTCAAAATTGCCTAATTCATTTACAAAATTTTCTACAATTATAGATTCTGGTAAATTATGAGATTTCATAAGGTTACTGTATTTACCAATTAAAACCTTAAAAGATGAATGCTCAAAGATAGAAGAATTAGATAGTTTGGATATAGCTTTAGTAACTCCTAATGGTTTATAAGATGCTCTAGCTTTTTCCGTCTCGTCTACGCTTTCCATCTCTTTTTTTGAATTCTTTTCTATTGCGATTTCAATTAGATCTTCATCCGAATATTTAGCCAAAGCTTCTTCCCCAGCTTCTTCTTCTTCGTCGAAAATAAAACCTAATAGATCTTCTCTGGACATTTCATAGAATTTATCATCTCCTGATGCTTCTACAACTTCTTCAGACTTATCAGAATAAGATCCGCTATTTTTACTTGAAAATCTTCCAGAATCCCAGCTTTCCATTAATTTAGAAGCTGCTTCTTTAGAAGATTCCATTTCTTTTTTACGGAACTGTTCCGGTAAATTTTTTGAAGATTTTAAGCTTTCCGTAAGTTCTTCCTCTGTAATTTCTTTTCCTGACTTTACCTCAGATAGGTAATGCTCAAGTATTTTTTTGTCACTCCCCGATTGTGTCGAGGTTAACATTTCTTCTATCTTATTAGCTAAGTCCATTAATTTTAAGTTTTTTTATCTTAAGTATATATCCCATGGGTTTGGGAAACCTTTCTGTTCTATATATTCAACATTATTTTATTATCTTGCGATTAATATTTCTATTTCAACTATTAATTCGCTATGCGGGTTTTCTATAACTATACCACTATCATAAGAAAGATCCCATCCCACCGTTGGGTTGGAGTCAGAATCTATTCTATCTCCGCTAAGTATCATTAATTCACCAATAGGGTTAGTATTTCCTTCATATGTCCAATTAAGGTATTTTTCTACGGTAGTGGTACCTTCTGGATATTTTACAGTAAATGCAATAAATCTTACATACCCGTCTGCATCTCCAACGTCGCTCTGAGCTAAAAGTAAAGATTTTCCTGGACCTAATTTATACTTAGTTTTAGCATAACTAGAGATTTCCATATTAAATAAACTCAGATCGAAAATCTGTGAGGTTGGAGACTCTTTAATAAGGTCAGTTCCATCAAATATAAATCCGTCTCCATCATCAGGTGGACAAAAAATAGGTTCGGTAGCCATTAGTTTGCAGTTATTATTTTTAGTCTTACTACATTCTCATTTGGATTTGTAAAATAAAAACCTTTAGAATTCCATGCATTTCCAGTAGCTCCTTCCTTTATAGCCCCACTGAGGCAAAGGAAATCCCCCATAACATAATTTTGAAAATCGTTATCGTCTGCTCCAGAAGGTCCATAACTCCAATATAAAGACCTTTGGTTATCAGGAGCTTCTGGTAAATATTCAGCATAGCCAAATAAAAATCCTATTCTATCGTTAGTTTCTTCGAAGTATCCAGGATCGAAATAAAAACAGGATTCGGGTTTGATAGCAAAGGTTTGGTTTTGGAATCCCGAAAAAGATTGTATGGGATGAAAAAAATCACCCAGATTTATACTTTCCTCTACGTATTTTTTCCAAACAACATTGAAAGAATCATGAAAAAATCTAATTCTTCTAGGTTCATTATAATCACAAAAAGTTAGCTGTACTCTAGGTATGTCCTTTTTGCTTTTTGCTATTATGGTATATTCGGTTTCGAATAAATCTCCACTAGCCCCAGGAGGAATCGGTCCTGTAGCATATCCTCCTGATATATTTGGTAAACCCGCCATTAATTTATTCTAAATTTTCTGGATATCTTTTAATAATATCCTTTTTTTCTTCGATCTTATTGGAGTTAACGTTTGGGATCCCTGAATAATGTTCAGAGCTTAACATTCTCCCCTTTGTTTCTATACTTTCTTGAGTAGAACTATTACCTCCATCTACTTCTAATATCGGGGTTTCCTGTTCTTTTTTCACTCCGATAGTCTCTTCAAGATCAAATTCTTTCTCGTCTTCTGATTCAATAAGATCCTCATATTTATCTTCGTCTTCCTCTATTTCAGAGACAATATTTTCATTCTCTTTTATTTCTAAAATTTTCTCGTCTTCTTCATCTATATCATGACCCTCAGGTTTTATATAATCTACTAAGCTTTTAATAAATCCTAAAGCTACTAAAGGAAGTATAGCTCCACTAATTATGGATAAAACCCTTTTTTGGTATATGACCTCTTCATCAACTAGATCAAATAATTCTACCCACCCCGAAAAATTTTCTAAATTTGTAAAGGCGTAATAAGTATTACCCATAGCTTGCATTAATGTTAATACTATAAATAACATCCAGACTAGTCCTTGATTCATCTTTTTTAAAGCTATAATAGATGCCAATGATGCTGCTGCTCCAACCTCAAATGCTATAGCTAAAGATATTGCCAACCATTCGGGATTAGATAATCTAAAAAATTCAATTACGTGAATGGTCGATATGAGGGATACCATAAGATATAGCGTTACAAAAGTACTTACTATAAACCCAGAAACTATTTTATTTTTCATTTTTGTCTATTTTAGTTCTAATATCAGACAAAGAAATCTTACCCTTATCCAAATCGTCTTCAAATATTAAATATTGAAACATTACCTGCTCCATCTCCTTCTCTACTTCCTCCCTGGTAATTATATCTATATTCTTTATTTCCTTGTGTGTACTGTCGGTATATGCTGAGATTTTTTTAGTATCTTTTTGGATTTTATCCATATCTCTGCTCATTCCGCACTGTTTTAAAAAAAGTAGAGCTAATAATGAAATAATTACTATCCAACTGTACTCCTTTATTTTTTCTAATGTTTTCATAATTTTTATCTATAATTATATTAAGTATATATCTAAATTAAATTTACACAAAAAAACACCCCAATGGGGTGTTTTTATAGAATTTAATATTTACTTCCCTATCTTTTCTTCTAATTCCTCACAGTTTTCTGAAAGTTCCGATTGAAGCTCATATAGAGAACTAATGTCATCTTCCAAAATCATAACTGTTCTACTTAAAGATCTTATTTTTTTGAATAACCAAAAGCCAGACCATATTATACTAATAAAGAAAAAAATAAGAAATACTACATTCAAGGTTAATGAAAAACTATAAATCATATTATTCAGTTTTTAATCCCTGTTGTAATCCAGCAAGTTCATTTTCCAAAGCTTTTAGTTGTCTAACATCTTCGGTAGATCTTTCTAATGCCTCATCTAAAACTTTTAAAAGCTCAACATGCTCCTTAGCCTCTTCCAATCCATTCCCTGTAGTTTTTGAAACGAAATAGTGGGTAGCTTGCAACGGTAAAGATTCCATATAAACAAATCCGTCCTTAATTCCAGATTTCCTAGTTTCCTCAAGTGTTTTATTTACCTCAATAACTCCCAATGCTTCCTTATTTGCCCACGCAACCTTATTGTTTATGAAATCCTCTAGCCTTTCTAAAAGAGGTCCAGTCATTCTTACTGAATACACCTTACCTTTCATTTCCTCTGTCTTATCAAGGATTCTTTCCTCTGTGATCTTAATAGCTTCTTGATCTAATTCTGGTAGATTATCTCCGACAGAATTAATATCTATAGCTTCTACGTCTTTCTCTTTTGTTTTGTTTGCCTTTGCCATTTAATTTCTTTGTTATTTTAATTATAGCAAGTATATATTGAAAGTTTCATTTAAAAATTTACCTGTTATGATCCAAATATATCTTGAGTGGTTCTCTCAGATCTTTAACAGGATATAATTTGGCAGGACCTTCTGGACCTATATGGCATAGAAACCCGCTATGGGTTTCTATGCCAATTTCTTCCAGGATAAGCCGATATAAACTTATTTGAATAGAATATTCATTATGGCTATTAGCATAAAGATTAGAGAAAGGTCTAAATAATTTTTGATACCTTCCCTTAGGGTGATTATCATCTTTAAATTCCTTATTGGTCTTCCAGTCACCAATAACTAATAATACCTTTTGTAGTTTTTCGTCCCAAAATAATAGAGGTTGATCCACAGTACCTGCCAATCTCCATTTTTTAGAAAAAAGTTTAAGCTCTGGTTTTAGTGGAACAAATCTATTTAATTTCTGAGAATATACTTCCAGAAATTTCATACATCTTTTTTTAACCTCGTCATTAGGGGATGAATAATGATCCGGGATATTTCCTGTTCCCCAAGAAAGCCAAAAATTTTCTATCCACTCATGAACAGCAGTACCGAGTACATTTGCAACATCGCCTTTAAGTTTCCATTCCGCTAAAATTTCACTTTCTGAAATCCCTCTTTCTTTAGCTTTTCTTTTAGCCCAGTATTCTGATTCAAACTCTTTTTTAAAAACTTTTATAAAAGTAGTAACTGAATCAAACTTAATTTCCTCGTAAGTATAGACATGTTCCTCCTCTTCGAAGGTAAAAAGAGGATCATCAAAGTATTTTAATTTTTCCTCAATTTCCAACTTTTTCTTAATCAATATATCGGGAAATGACTCTATCAAAGGAGTGGGGTAATTTTTTCTACCAAAATATGGTAATATTCAACTATGAAAGAATATATTTTTTCCCATTTAAAGATCCCATATGTTAACAAAGAAATTATAACCAACAACCTAAATAGATATAATAGGGTTAGTTCCCTGAATAAAAAGAACCAATATACCAAATATGAATCTGTTCCCTTAATAGGTTCCATCCCCACTGTGGTAACTTCACTAAGATTAAGATCTATTCCTAAATAGTCGTTAATTGGAGAAATCTCCTCCATTACATAAGCTGGTCTTCCCTCTACAGGGAAATCAGAAGATTTCGTTATCTCTGGTGGTAAGTTAATAACCGTATAAATCCTATTAATCCAATCAACCCTCAACCTAAATTTTGACCACTTAGGAGAATCTGTAGATTCTTTTTTAACTATTTTCTTGTAAGTTATATAGTTTCTAATCTCTTTAATCAACCTTATAATTCTCATTATATTTTATTTATTATATGGACTTAGGGGATTCCATTTTTTTCCTAATCTTATTTCTAGCTCTTCTAATTCTGGTAGCTATGGAACGTTTCTTAATGTCATATTTCTCCGCAATGTCCTTATATTTCATTTTATTTATCTCTCGGTCTACCATAATGTCTTTATATAAAGGTGGAAGGTTTTTGATTTCTTCTATTATTTCATCATAGATTTCATCTATCGAATCCTCGTCATCAGCAAAAGACCATAATGGATCTTTTTCTGCTGGAAGATTCTTCATACTAGCAGCAGCGATAAATTCAACATCACTCTCCGTTTTACTCTTATATTTTTTTCTTTCCTTTATTATTAGTAATGACTCGTTTTTAGCTATATTATAGCACCAAGTAGAAAAGTTACCCCGATCTATATTATATTGGTCCACTTTTTGCCAAATTTTAGTCATACAATTAAGAAACGCATCTTCAGCTAATCCTTTATCTTTTAGTATACCATAACAATGATTTAGTATTCCCGGTCTTAATCTTTCATATAAGGTTTTAAAGTTTTTATCTGTTTTTTCTTCTATAAAATTGGTCGCAATTATTTGAATGTCTTTTTCCTTAATCATTTATTTTTCGTCCTTATTTTATTCTAACCAATTCGACCCCGCCATCTACTAGAAGGCTTAGCGATTCAGTTTTCCTGTACAAGTCCTGGAATACTACCCTGATTATTCCTGCTTGAATTATTAGCTTGGCACATTCGTAACATGGAGAAAGGGTAACGTATAGAGTTGAACCTTCTGAGGTTTGCGTTCCTTTAGCCAATTTTGTAATAGCATTAGCCTCTGCGTGTAGTACGGAAGAATAGGTATCGTCGTTACAATCCTCACAAGGATTACTAAAACCGGAAGGGGTTCCGTTATAGCCATCCGATATTATGGATTGATTATTTACTATTAAGCATCCTACCTTTCTTCGGTTACAATGAGAGTTTTTAGCCCATACTTGTGCCATCTCTAGATATATGAGATCTTTCCTAATTTGTTTCGTCCCCACATTAATTTTCATTTCCTCTAAATCTTTAAAAACTAAAGGATTTCCTTTTTTTGGAAAAACCCAATATGGATTCACTAGTTGTCCCTTCTCCCCAAAAAAGGGAGAAAGGGTTGCAGGATTTTGACTCATCTTTATTATATCTAAAAGGGTGTAGTTTGGTAAATTTAATTAAAATTTTACATAAAACTATGAACTTCTGAAAATTAACTAAACCTACTATTGGGTCTATGTGGCTTATTATCCGAAATTCTAAGAGGCCCTGAAAGAGACTTAGCTATCTGATTTAATAGTCTTATGGTTTCAGGACCATAAGAGTCCGAAGGAGATTTAGATTCTTCAGAACTAGTCTTCTTTTTAGCCGGCTCCCTATTTTTCTTTTTATTACTTTCAAGAATTTTTGGCTTATCCACCTCCTGAGTATTCATACTGGATTCAGATATAGCTTTAATAAGCTCGTCTAACTTCAAGGCTATTTTTTCATTTCCCTCTATTATATCTGAACTTATATTATCCTTAGGGGTTTCTTTAATAAGGGTCTGGATTTCTTTGGATATTAGATCCTCAGATTCTGGTTCTATTAACTCTGTATCGGTTTCCTTTATTATTTTATCCTCTTCGTCTTCAGATTCTATATTCGTTTCCTCAAATACCTCAGTGAGATTATTTATAGTGTCATTAATATTAACCATATCGAAATCATCATCAACACTTTCATTTTTTGGAATTTCCTCCGCAGTAAGAATAGGGGGTTCGTTTATTTCTTTCCTTTCGTTCCTTTCTAACTCCTCCTCTATTTTTTCTAATTTTTTCTCTGTCTCCTTTTTTTCTATATAATCTTCAAAAGTATCCTTGAATTCCTCCTCTTTAGGATTTTCCTCGGTAATAGTATCTTTAACGTTAGATTCAACGATTATAGTATCTTCCTCCTCTGATTTTGAATCATCTACTGGATTGAATTTTTCCTGGGGTTCGAATGGATTCTTTATATCTATATTTGGGGTATCTATATTAATTTCGTCTATTTCTACAGAAGTTTCCTTTATCAGTTCTGGGAGTTTATCTTCTATTGATTCCCCCTCTTCGTCATCTGCAATAGCATCAGGCTCTTTTTTAGTAAATTCTTCTACAACTTCTGGATCCTCTATATTATCAGGTGTAGATTCTTGGATTAGTTCTACTGGATTGTCTTTAATAACTTCAATAAAAGAATCTATAGAATCTGGAATTTCTTTAATCCCTTTTTCTACCGAATCCATATAATCTTTAACCTCAGTAAAAGATTCCTTTTTATTCTCCGGTTCTGGTTCAACGGGGGGTTCTGGATTTTCCAAAGGGACTTTAAGGGCCTCGCCAATCTCATTAACTAGTTTATTTATATCTAGTTCTTTCTTTTTATTTTCCTCAAAATTTATTTCTTCTTTCTCTTCGAGATTTAATATTTCAGATCCAGGAGCCTCTATTACTATATTATCTCCGGGTGTGGAATAATCTTCCATTTCTCTTTTCTCTAACTCTTTATCAAAAGAAGATAGCTTTTTAGAATAATTAAAAAGGATTTTATCTAGCTCTTCCGTATCAAACTCAAAAACTTTAGTTTCTGGAACCTCTAAATTTATAGATAATTCTCCCCTGTCTAACTTACCGTCTATGGATTCCTTAAATTTAGTATCTAATGTTTTTTTAAAATTTTCAGTTATTTCATCAACTGGGAAGTCTTTTATATCAAGTCCATTTTTTTCGATACTTGAAATAATATCAGACTTGAGTTTTTCTATATCAATATTTGGGATATCCTTTTTACTCGGAAGAGCTTCTAGTCTTTCTTCCATAGAATCCATACTAGACTCAACATCGTTGATCTTTGATTTTATGGACTTTATATTCCTATTAAGTTCATTTATATATTTTTCAGATAATCCCGCCATGTTAATAAATGTTTCCTTTTATATATCTCAAAATCTACCTACCAAAGCTAAATGCTTCTTTTTTCCCGCTTTTTTCGGTATTTTTTTTATTCTTATCCTCTGTTGATTCGTTTATTTTTTCTATCCATAATTGATATTCATAGAAGGGTAGTTTTTCTACCCATTCTGGATCTACATTATGCTTATTCCAAAGGTCAAATTTAATATCAAAGAAGTTGTCCAAGGATATCTGAAATAACGAAAATAGATTTGATTCCGTCTTTGAAAAGGATCCTAGCTTTTATTTCTTGATTACAATTAGGACATATTAAGGAAGCTTCCAATTTAGTCCCGATTTTTAATTCCTTCGCTAACATAAAATATAAAGAAAATTCTTCCTTAGTCCAATAATCAGATTCTCTATATTTTTGGTATATTACATCTGAATTTAGATTTTTTCTATCTGGTAATATAAAGGGAAGGATATCTTTAAAAGAAGGATCTATTTCGATTTTTCTAGAATCCATTTTTTTAAAGAATTGATCTATTATTTCTTTAGTCCCTATAGTAGGCATATTCATAACAATCAAATCATCTGGGTTTTCGCGTAATCTAAATTCAAATCTTCTATTTGCAGGAGAATAATATTTCATGATTCTCTCACTAATTTTAAAAAAGTCTAAGCATCCGGTTCTTAATTCGAATCCATTTACGAAAGGGCACTCTGACTCACTCTTACATTTTTTACTAGGTCTTAGTAATATTTTATTTTCTCCTTTTAAAAAGGTAAGATCTCTAATAGCCACTATTATATAGAATCTATCTTCCTGAATTAAGTCTAAGTAATCAACTACTCCTTCTCTAGGAAATTGCATTCTCATACATCGATCTAAAATATAGTTCAATTGAGAAGTCATAGAAATTTTATCGTCCTCATCTATCGTAGAAAAATGCCGGATCTCTACAACATCAGCGGGTCTTATAGCTATCTGGGCTCCTTCGGGATAATACCTTCCTGAAGAAGGAAGCATATCTAAAGGTAAATTCTTCCAACCAGTTTCTAGGTTGTCCCCAGTCCTTCTTATTCTGTTATCTACTTTGCCCAAAGGAGTTTTATTCAAATGAGGCTCTATGGTTTGTGAGGTCTGGTTTACGTTACCTAGGCTTTTATGATTTTCTATTCTTTCTATTAGAGGATTTACTTCCTCTATAGGTTTATCATAATCCAGTCCACCTTCCATTTCTTTAGATCTTAATAGTTCTTCTGGTGATAAATTATTTTTCATATTAGTATATTTTAAGTATATAACTGTACTCACAAAAAAGCGGAAAATTCTAAATAATAGAAAATTCCGCCAAATATTGATTTTTACTGATTAAAGGAATAAATCTTCCCAATAGTCTGCTTTAAAACTAGCTTCTAATATATAGATATCACCACTTTCATAAGTTAGTTCCATTACAGACAAATCTTCGGAGAGGAAAGCATTCGGAATGCTAATTCTTCTAAATACTTCTCCAGCCTTATTAAAAACCGAAACTACCATAGATCCAGTATAATCCGCTTTAACTCCCATAGCCCCAGTTAATGGGTTATATATTAAATCCGCCCATTGTCTTAAAGCCTTATATACAGCCATAGAATTTACATCATCTAGGTTTACCTCAAACTCTATTCTTAAATCTAAGTCAGTGGTACTTGGCTCTCCACCCGCGTATCTCCGAGTAGCAAATTTATAATGCTGCTCTACTGGAGCTTG